ATTGTTGTGGTGTTTCGTATAGGCGACGCCTTCGATTGAGAATCGTGGAATATTCCATATGTTTTTTCCTATTTTGTTTTAGCGAGACTCGATGCATCCGCACGAAAATCAACCATCGGGATACGGGAGCCAGCGGAAAGTTGACAGGCATAAGGGTCGATTGTCCTATGATGCCAGACGACTCCGCCTGTTTTAGGCCACCCCAACCGGCCTATCCCATCCAGATAGTTCAGGATGCTCATGTGTGCCATCCACCGGCACCATCCCTTTGGGCATATCGCGTCGAACATGGGAGTGTCTTCCGCTTCCGGGCGGCAGGAGTGTCGTTGCCAAGAACGTAGGTACACGCGGTAGAGCGCGTAGTGGCCGTTCGTGGGAAGTTCCACGGTGTCGAACACGGCGCGGGTCGGGTGGTCGTCGAATCGTATTCGTCTGCCAAGCAAACTATCCTCTCCTTTCTTCCTTTGGCTTCCCCTTCCGACTGGAGTCGGGGGAGGAAGCCAGAACGGGCGGAACGCATTGCTCCCAGTTAAGCCTTAAAGCGATGGTCAAGTCGTTCATGTTCAATGCGAACAGTCCGGCGTTCATCATGCCGTTCAATTCGACAATGGAAACCTCATTATCAATAAGACACAGGTCGAGGACATACGCGGCGTAGCCGCAGTGTGAGAGCATGCGTCCGGCTCTTACCGCGAATTCGCGATACCGTTCGACCAATTCGGGTTTGACTACGACATTATCCGTCGTACCGTCGTCACGATGCTCCTGTACTTGAGGGTCGAATCTTGTATGCATGTTGTCGATAGGAGTTTTCATGCCAATATTGCCAGCGCCGCATACGGGCTGGTCGCCTACCATGAACATGCGGTATTCGTATCGGATGTCCGCATACTGTTGGATAAGCAGTGCGTTCGGGTCGTCATCCGCCATGATGAACGCCCATTCACCCCAGTCATGTACCTGCTGGACGAGCTGGTCAATGTCGGTGCCGGACAGTTTCAAGTTCGGCAGTCGTTTGCTCTGGTGCATGTATTTGACGAAGAAGTCGGATACTCCTTCGTCGATAAGGGAATCGAACGCTTGACTGACATCATCCTCGTGAACCGAACTGAGTCGTGTCTTACGGTGCATGAGCATACGCACGTTCGGATTGATGGCGTACATGTCCGCTTTGGAAGGGTCGCCAATCTGGTCGATGCTTGGCACTCTCAACACCGGTCCGAAGTGGGGGAGGCCAATCAGGTCGCGGGGGTTGACGTCATCCCTGTCGCAAATACGGACAATGGCGTCATCTCCCAGATTGCGGGTACCCCAGTAGAGGCGGGAGCAGAGTTCAATCCAATCCTCTCGGTCTCCTCCTTCCGGTTGGACTTTGCCGACGTATTTTTCCCACGCGTGAATGTAATAGTCGGGGATTCCGTTCAAATTGTCCGGACATTTGAACGGTGGGATGGAAATGACCCACGGTTTCCCATTCATCTACTGACTCCTTTGGAATGCTTGTTTGCGTATGTGATTCCGGCTGTGAATGCTTCCACCGCATAGTCGTGCAGGATTTCCAACTGTTTTAGGCTGAAGCCATCCTCCAAATGAGGGGGCAGTTCCGGCAGGTTCTTTTCAATCTCCTGTTCGGAGACGGTCTGAATGTGCAAGGTTCCACTTTCGACGTTTGGTCGGCGGACTCTCCAACAGGGAAAGTCCGCCGACATATGTTTAGACTTACAGTCTCTTACAATTCTTTTCTTGCCTTGTCCAAGTCTTCGACAATCGCGTCATACAGTCCGTCAACGTCCAACGATTCCAGCTTGTGCGACGGCAAATCCACGGGAGTGTATTCCCCGTCGTCGAAAACCCAATGCGCGGACGAAACCGTGTATACCCCTCCACTCCAACGGTAGGAATGTTTGCCGTTATGTTGCGAGTCTGCCACAAGGTAGTATTCGAACATCTTGCCCATGTATGGGCATTGGAATGCGACTTCGATTCCATCCCCGAAGAGGGCGTGGGTGGCGTGCGCTCCTGTCACGTATGGGATTTCGGAGAGCTTGTCAATGAGTTTCCGGTAGGTGTCTTCGTTGATTTTCGAGTACATTCTTTTTCCTTGTTCTGTATGGGTCAAACCCTTGTTTGTGTGGACAGTTCCAGTATATCATATAAATGACAAAAACCTAAAACCAGCACACTCCCTGCGTAAAACGGCGTAAATCCTTGCCGCAGTCAGCAGCAGTATTCGTTGACTGTGTTGACCAGTTCGCTCATGCTCATGCCGTACACGTCGCTGTGGCGGTGGAAGATGCTTTTGGTGAAGAGCCTTTTTTGCATGATGTCGCGGGCTTCGGCGCTTTGTGCGAGTTTTACGCTTTCGGGGAATGTGCCTGTGGGGTTGTCGTTGATTTGTTTTGCGTATTCGACTGCTTGGGCTTTGGGCATTTTCTTGACGTTTATTGCGCCGCCGATGTAGTGGATTGCGTACATGTTGTGTGCTCCTTGGTTTTCTCGACCTTGTTTGTGTGAACAATTCCAATATAACACAAGTTGGAGTAAAGTACAACGCAAACCAAAAACGAAGACGCAATCCCCGCCCATACGAAAAAAGGAATGCGCCCACCGGTTTCCCTGCGGGCGCATTCCCCATGCTTTTAGTTCAGAAGGCCGGAGCGATACAGAATCCTGCGGATATTGATATTGTGAACGAAAGCGGTGTCAGGCTGTCCAACGAAGTCGGCAAGCTGCTCGTCGGAACACGTCTCGTCAACGACGTCATCCAAAACCACCTCAGTCGGAGAGTCGAACATCCTACAGCCAACGCCGTCATGCCCCTCAGTGTGCTCAAACAAGGCGAAGTAGGTCATGTTCTCGTCCGCAACACGCAACATGACATAGGAGGTATTGCCGTTGTGGAAGATGTTGTAGTCTGCTGCGCCGAATCGTGTGAAATATTCGTTCATTTTGGCTCTTTCCCTCATATTTGTGTGAACAATTCCAGTATAGCATATTTGAGAGAAAGAGCAAAAACACAAAAAACAAAAAGCCGCGCAAACGCAAAAAGCATCCACACGACTTGGGAATTTTTCCCCACTACTGGTCGAAGTCCGACGGTTCACCATTGACGTAGTTTAAAAACTGGTCGAAGGCATATTGCGCGGTGTCCTCATAACGGCTTGGCTTCGGCTGCGCGTTCTTTTCCCGCTCTTCCTGCTCTATCAACTGGTCTATTTGGCTTTGTTCATTGCGGTGTTGCCACGCGAGAGGCTCGTTGCCTTGGGCTAGGTTCTCATACACCGTGTATTCGTGCCCGCGATAGTTGTAAACGAGATAGACCATATGGGCGTCGTATCCGTGCCCGTGGTATTTTCTAACGAATGTCGCTTTTCGCATTATTGCCCCTCTTGTGAATGGTGGGGCGTGTCTGTCATGGCACGCCCCTTTGCGTTTTGACGGGTATTGCGCCGTGGGAAACCGTATGTTTTTAAGCTTCTACCAGCTCCCACCGGTCTCCAGCCTCTTCGTCGAATTCGCCTAATCGGAAACCATATGCGGCAAGCCTCCTGTCCGCCGTGGCCTCCCATTCGTCCTCGTCATCGCCGTATACATCTTCGACCCTCTCGGCATCGGAGTAGGAGTCGGCGCGTCCCAAGTTGATAAGCCATTGGGAGGAGTCAGCCCCCATCCAGATGCCATTGCCGGTGATGGCATCGACGATAAGAAGCGTGTCGAATGCATCGCTCCCGTAGACGGCTATCGGCTGAACAGTGACGGTCTCGTTGGTGTTGATGTCAAGTGCGGTAAACATTTCGGCTTTGTCTTTTCTTGTGTTTTTGTGTGAACAATTCCAGTATACCACATGAATGAAGACATCCCCAAATAGCACACACTCCACTTGGTTAAATCTCGCGCTTCGCACGCTCCCAAATCTTCCGGCGAATCTCACTGTCCTCGGAGAACATCGCACCCAACTTCAACACTTGACGAACCGCCTTGCGATAATCCTCCATACGCACACGAAGAGTCCATCGAGCTTCGCCCTTGAACGCCCGATTGATGAACGAATCCGGCATGTCTCTCATATTCTGAACCAGCTCGTAACGCTCTAGTCTGTCAGCTTCCTCCCACGCTTTCATGATGATTTCACGGGTTGCCCACCGAGGTTTAACGGCCAGCACACTGGCCACGTCTTGCGGTTCGAGTCGTTCGAACACTTCGTCCACCTCGCTGTCATCGGACAAGAGGGCAGCTTGGGCGCGAATCCCGCTGTAGGGGCTTTCCAGCCAGTGGGACAGGCACTCCTTATCGACGTCATGGCTGCGGATGACGTTGCTGACCACGCGCTCATTTTCCTCATTGAAGAAGTTGCTGACGTCGGCTTTTTTCGCCGCGATATAACGAACCTCCCAATCCTTGTCGTGGGATAGGGCGTTCGATGTTTCCTTGTCGAGCTTGTCGTACTTGTCGAGCAGTTCCACGGCTTTCCTGCGAATCTCCGCGCTCCTGTCTCGCATGGCCACTTGGGAAAGTGCGTTGACCGGCAGGTTGTGAATATCGTATTCGCCCCAGTCGAAGTAGTAGCGTCGGAGCGTGAGCGGGAGTTCAGAAAGTTTGCCGGAGTCGAAATGCTGTCTGATGTCGGCTAGTTCCTTTTCGCCTTTTTGGGTGAGCTTCCACGAGTACCTGTCTTCGTTGCGTTGTATCAGTCCGGCGTTGGCGAGTTTGGTGAGGTTCCGGTCATCGTATGCCGCTTGGCGTTCTGGTTTGTGTTCGAAGCGGAGGAAGTCGTAGATTGAGGTTTCGTTCCAGTTGATGTTGCCGCTCATTTTCGTTCCTTTTGATTTCCTGTTTGTGTGAACAATTCCAGCATAGCATAGAATTGACAAACGCTCAACCGCGAACCCAATCGACCAAACGTCCGAAACCGTTAAACGGAACCAGCGAATACAACAGCCAGCCAACAAGCGCCAGCAATGCAAGCACCGCAATCGCATACACCAGCGTGCCTACGAACAAGCCAGCCAAAAACACATTCATCTGCCGTTTGCGCAGCTCCAGCAGCTCATACCATTCGCTTTCGCACCGGTCGAATGCGTCCACGTCCATGCCGGTGCCGCCGTGGGCTTGAAGCCAATCGCGTACGGTCGGCATGGGAGGCAACGGGTCGGATATGCAAGCGTGCGGTACAAGCGCGGTTTTAAGCCCTTGCCACACGCCGTTGAAAAAGAACGCGGGAAAACGTGCGGCCTTCACCGTGCTGGGTATCACTTTTCCACCTGCTGCCTTCGTCCGACAATCTTCTTGCCGCCCGCGCTCCGCAACCATGCCAAGCCATGACCATAGGAGACCATACCGGCTTCGACGGTTGGATTCTGCTGGAACGTGTAATGCACTTCCGTGAGTCCATTGCCTCCGTTTGTTTGCAGAATGCGAATCCTGTAATCCTTTTCGACTGCTTTGACCGCCATGTCCCGTTCGAGTTCGTCGAACCAGCCGTAGAGCGGGAGCATGGCGAATGCGGTCAATGCGCCTATGGCGGTGAACCGCCAACATGTTTTGGCTCCCGCCAGCAATGCGATTGCCGCCATGAGAATTCCGATGACGGCGATTCCCGCCAATAGTTGACGCCATTTGCCGTTGCAGTCGTATTCGACGGGCGCGTACGGGTTGGCGGGGGTTGGTGTTGGAGGTGCGGTTTTGTTGGTTTTTCGTGTGGTGGGCTTGTAGGCTTTCGGAGCGTTTTTGTTTACTGTTGGGGAGGGTTTCTCGCTCGTCTTGCTGGCGGTTTCGTCGCTGTTTTCGGTGGACTCGTCCGCTGTTTTCGGTTCGAATTTCAATGGTGGTGCCGGTGGGTTCAGCAATTTTCGTTCCGTCTTCTTTACGATTTCTTGCAGTTCGATGGTGGTGGACGAGTCGGGTTCGTCCATTGGTTTCTGACCTAACATCATGAGGTCGTTTTCCAGTGAGATATTCCGTTCCTTCATATTTATTTTCTTTCTTTTTGTCGGATATGAGAGAGGGGAGAAGTGGTCTGGATGCCACTTCTCCCCAAGTTTTTTTAGTGTGGGTCAGAGGATTCGGGTTCCCTTGCGGGTGACGAGCATGATTCTGTTTTCGTGACGACTTTCGAAAACGTCCCAGTTGCCGCTCAGGACCGCCAAGCATGCGTCGCCCTTGATGAGGTTCCAACGTTCGTCGCAGTTGGATACGACGTGCTTCCAGTTGGTTGGGTTGGGCTTGCTGTGGGAGGTTTCCACGATAGCTTCGTTCATGGGCTTGTCCGCGTAGGTGTGGTCGTAGGTGTTGTCTCCGGCGACCACGCTGATGGTGCCGTTGTCGTGGAAGATTGGCTGGTAGTAGGTTTTGGTGTCGTTCATTCGTTCTCCTTGGTTGGCTCCGCCTGTTTATGTGAACATTTCCAGTATAGCATAAGTAAAGTTCCGACTCCAAAACAAGCATGGAACATACTATCTACGAGTTTTCGTTCTCGTTTTCCCCGAGCGCCTGTTCAACCAACAGTCGGATTGCATCGTTCCACGAGACTTCATATCGCTCGGCATACTGCATGGTCTGCCGGTACAGTTCGGCGGGTAACATGACCACACGGTTCACGTTAGGCATCAAGTCAACTCCAGAACAGGTGGGCGAGCGAATCGGCGTCGATGTACCGGCGTCGTCCGATTTTGTAGGTGCGTATGCGACCGGCATTCAGCAGGTCGTATATGTGCTGGCGTGAGCAGGAGAGGTAGGCCATCGTGTCGGCTATGGTGAGGATGGCTGGCAGTTCCTTGGCTTTGGTTCTCATCGTCGTGCTTTCTTTCGTTAATACCGGCGTTCGCAACCGGAATCCAAAAACTCGTGTTCGCCGTCGCTCCACAGCACGGACACTATGGTCGAAGGGTCGTTCAGCTCGATAAAAAACGCGGCAAGCTCGTCCACTGACAAGCGGGAGAACTCCTCGCCCACAGCCTCGTAGAATTCGTCCCAAGCGGCTTGGTCGGCGTCCGATTCCATGAGCGTGGAGAACCGTTCCGCCAGTTGCGTGGATGGGAGTGTGGCATGGGAGAAGCTTTCGTCCGTAATGTCGAGCCAAGCGTTCAAGCACCTGTCGGCCAGTTCGCCGACCGGAAAGGTCAGCGTTCTCGTGGCGGTGCCCGTCCACTTGGTTTTCTTCAGAAAACTGACTTCTACGGCCTTGGTCTTGTGTTCCATGGTCTAACTCCTATTCAATGGCTTTCTGTTTTTGTGTGAACAATTCCAGTATATATGAATGTACGCGAACGTCAAACCAGCTTCCCACCAAGCGCTTTTTAAAGCATTATGGCGTCAAAGCGAACCATGTCCACGTCTCCTCTCCGAGGCGAACCGATGGGCGACCTCATCCAGCTCCTTGGGTTTCAACCCGTCCAGCACGGCGAGTGCGAACCTCACACGCTCACGGTCATCGACCGGCAACCAGATGTCGTCGGCTCCCGCGACGACGTGAATGCCCATGCCGTCGTTGTCGCTGATGTAGTCGAATCCGTTGAACTTGACGCTCATACTTCCTCCTTTTTCTCAGTCTTCCCCGTTGCCTGAACGATGCGACGTAATACGATTCCACTGTTTTGCATACACATCCCACACGTTTTCGGCATCAACGTTCAGCATTTCCTCGAAAGCGGCTTTGCCGACGTCGCTAAGACGGCTGATGTTGCGCAGAATATCCGCCACCTTGTCCGCTTCGTACAGTTTGTTCTGGCTGTCCTCCAATTCTTGAGATTGGGTGCTGGTGAGGTGTTGGAGATAGTTTTCGAGCAGTTCCCAGCCTTTGTCTGAGGATGAGATGTAGGCGGGTTTTGTGAGACGCCAGTCTTCGAGTATGTCTTCCCAAGGGTCGGTTTTGACGTCGTAGATTCCGGCGTCCTCTTCGTGGGGGAGGTTTTTGATTTGTTTCTGGTTGCCGTCTTCGTCCAAGTAGTCGATGGTGAGGTATTCGATTGTGTCGTTTCGGTCGAAGAGGTTGTGTGATGTGGTGATTTTGAGGCTGGTGATGGTCTTAATCATTTTGGTTCCCTTGTTTTCCAAGCATGTTTTGTGTGAACAATTCCAGTATAACGAGAATGTAGGGGAAAATCAAATCAGCTTCCAGCCAAGCGCGATTTTAAAGCATTATATTTATTATATTTATTACGGCGAGGTCGCGTTCAAAATGCCGTATCTCAATTGGAAGACTGTCAAGAATTAACAAGAGGGGAGACCGTGGAATCGCATGTTCCACAGCCTCCCCGTACAGGCGGACACATTTAACGCGCACGCGGCGGCGCGTTGGCTCAGACCCGCGTTCAGACGGGCGGCACTTATGGTCTCAAGGTTCGGTTCGCCCACATCCGCCTGTCATGCGTCGCGGAACGCGCTGAAGCCTTTGCTCAATACCTTCGAACGTTCCGCGATGCGCCTCAAAGTTTGGTCGGCGGCCTGTCTGAACGTGAGCTTGCCGTCAAAAGCCTTGACCAGACGACGGCCTGACAGAAAACCTAAGCCCATGGTTTGCTCCTTCCGATACGAAAACAGTCGGGTCGTCTCGCATCCGACGTCCCGACTGTCAGACGGTTGGACTACTCGGCGTCCTGCATGGACTTTCCGGCGGCATGTCCGGCGACCATGCTGTTCAGCAACGCTTTCAGGTCGATGCCCAAGGATTGCGACAAGCCTTCGCTCAACTGGCTCACACTGTTCACCGTGTCGCCCACGAGCTTCGTGCTGTTTCCGTCGCCGTACATGGTGATGTGGTCAACCTTGGTGAGCGGTTCGGCGGCTGCTCGAATCATGTCGGGGAGAATCTGAATGTACTGTTGGGCGAGGATGTACGTGTTGTTCATCGCATTGTAGGCTTGGCCTTGGGCGCGGATTGCCTCGGCTTCGCCGACACCCTTCGCCTGTGCGGCGGAACCCTCGGCCTTGCCTTTGACCTCGGTCGCGTGTGCGTCCGCGTCGGCTGTGGATTGGATGGCCTGAGCCTCCTGCTGGCGTAGGTACAGTTCCGCGTCGGCGTGTTTTTGGGTTGTGTACATTTGCGCGTCGGCCTGCTGTTCGGCGGCGTAACGGTCGGCGTCGGCCTTCTTGCAGATGGTCGCGTTCAGTTTTTGCTCTTCGATTTCAGCGTTCTTCTGTTCGAGCACTGCCCTCTTCTCAGCGGCGGCGATTTCAGCCTCCTGCTCCTTGACCTTAAGGGTCTTGGACTGTTCGGCGCTGGTGATGCCCTTTACCGCGTCGGCCTCGGCTTGCGCCTTGTCGGCGATGGACTGGAGTTCCGCACGCTTCAGGTCGAGCTGGTTCTGGCGGACGGCCACATCCTGTTCCGCGTTGATGGACGCGAGTTTCGCGTTTCGGCTGATTTCCGCCGCCATCTCCGCGCCCATGTTGGCGATGACGCTTTGCCGGTCGGTGAAGTCCTGAATGTTGAACGTGGTCAATTGCAGTCCGAGCCGTTCCATGTCCACACGCGCGGATTCGGCAACGGTTTCGGCAAATGTGTCCCTGTTCTCCATTAGTTCCTTCAACTCGGTCTTGCCGATGACCTCGCGAAGCTTACCTAGGAGCACCTGAGTGACGTCCTTCTCCATGCGCTCCTTGGACTGGTTGAGATAGTTCTTGGCGGCGTTCTCCAACGCTTTGACCTGTTTGCCGTTCTCGTCCACGGTCGTGGTTTCCGACGCTATCTGGAAGTTCGCCACGGCGTTCACGTCGATGAGGATGGCGTCCTTGGTAGGAATCGCCGTATCGGTTGACAGCAGGGATTGCACCGCGCCCAAGCTCAGCCAGTCCACGCGCATGATGAACGGGATGATGAACGCGCTTCCGCCTGAGACGAAGCGTCTTCCGCCCGGTCCGGTGATGACCATGACCTTGTTGGCGGGGCAGACCTTGTAGCTTGCGGTTGCGAGAAGTGCGACAAGTACTACCGCTACCGCGCCGATAATGAGTGTTGTCGGCATGTTTTTCCTTTCTCTTTTTTGTGGGCGAACCCACTATAACAAAACTCGTTTTCAGACTTCGGAACCGAAGTCTGCGGCCATGTCCGCGAACTTGGAGCATTCGCCCATGAACGCGAGGTTGAACGTGTCGGTCGGACCATTGCGATGCTTGGCGAGAATCACGTCGGCCTCGCCCGGACGTTCCTCACGGTCGTAGTATTCGGGACGATGCACGAGGAACACCATGTCCGCGTCCTGTTCGATGGAGCCGGATTCACGCAGGTCGGACAGTTCCGGTCTTTTGTCGGCACGTTGTTCCGAGTTGCGGTTCAACTGGGAGAGCACGACCACGGGGCATTGCAGTTCCTTGGCGAGCATCTTGCATTGGCGGGAGAAGTTCGACACTTCCTGCTGGCGGTTCTCGACGTTCTTGCCTGAAGTCATGAGTTGCAGGTAGTCGATGACGACGAGTTTCAGCCCGTTGACCTTGCGGCTGAGAGCACGGCATTTCGCTCGGATGGTGCTCATGTTGATGATGGCGGAATCGTCAATCCACAATGGTGCGTGTTCGACGTGACGGCAGAGGTTGTCGAGCTTGTCCCAATCGTTCCGGTTCAAGTATTCGGGGTGTTGGAAGGATGCGAGCCGGATTCCTGTTTCCGCGGCGAACATGCGTTGCATGAGTTCGTGTCCGCCCATCTCCAGACTGAATATCACGGTGGGCAGGTTGTTGTGCAGTGCGGCGTTGCGGGCGAAGTCCATGCCGAGCGTGCTTTTGCCCATGCCCGGACGTCCGGCGACAATGACCATCTGTCCGGCTTGCAGTCCATGCGTCAAAGTGTCGATGTCACGGAAGCCGGTGGGTGTTCCGAAGTTGTTCGGATGCTGTTGCATGTCGTCCAACTGTTGGAGCATTTCGTCGGACAACCGGTATGCGGTCTTCAGTTCGTCGTCTTCGTTCCGGCTTGCGTCCTCCAACTCGAACGCGGCCTCCAAGGATTTGCGGAGCACGTCTTCGGCGGAAGCGTCGGTCACGCCGCTCATCTGCTGCAATTTTTGGCCGGTTTCGCCGATACGACGCAGGATTGCCGCGTCCCTGACCTGTTTGACGAAATAGCCGCTGTTGCTTGTGGATGGTGCGGCGCTTACGAGCTGGGCTATGTAGTCGATGCCGCCGACCTTTTCCAACTCGCCGTTGTCCATCATGTGCGAGGACAGCATTTGCGCGTCCACACGGTTGTTTTCGGCCGCCAGTTCCTTGATGTTGTGGAAGATGGTCTGATGGTTTGGCTGGTAGAAATCATGTTCGGACAATTGTCCGATGACCTTGTCCAAGGTCTCAGGGTCTTGGAGCATGGCTCCGAGCACGACCTGTTCGGGCATGTCCTTATGGATTGGAGTGGTGTCGCTCACTTGTCGGAATTCCCCTTATCCGCGATATGCTTCCAATGTTTTCTCAACTCCGCGTAGCATCGGTGCTCTTCCTCCAATCGGCTTGCCCGACCGTCGCATGGGTGGCTGGCCCAATGGTAGATGCAACGTTCGATGCGTTTGTATCCGAGGATTTCCGGTCCGAGATTGTGGCTGCGGAAGATGCTGGCGGGCTTCTCTCCCCGCAGGTATCGGAGGGTCACTTCGTCTTGGAATTCAGTGGTGAAGATAATCCACCAGCCGCGACGGGTGTTGCGCACGTCCGCGACTTCCGGTCGTTTCGCCTCCTCCAAGGCTTCCTTGGAGGAGAGTTTTTTCGATAGGCTTGGTTTAGTCTTTTCAGCCATTTCTGACGGTTCCTTTCTTTTAGATTGCGTCGGGGAATTGTTCGGTCGGGGAGAATTTCAGAAGCTTCACCGTCGCCCCTTCACGCCACTTGTTCCACGCCTTGACGGTGATTCCTATGATGCGTCGGCGGCTTGTGCGGTCGCTGTGCGCTCCACGCTTGTTGATGTCGAACAGTGTGTTTCGCAACACGAGGATGGGATTCCCTTCGTCAAGGTTCGCACCGGTGGCGAGCATGTCGAAGAACCTTTCGCACGCCTCCCCGTCGATTTCGGAGAACGTCCAGTAGATGAGCGCGGCCATGCTGACGGACATGAGATGGTTGCTTTTCGCGTAGAACGCGCTGGCCTGTCGTAGCGTGTCCTCCAATCGTGGAGTGTTCTCGATGAAAGACAACAGTTCGTTGCGGGTCGGGGAAGCGCTGTTCAGGCATGCCGCCTCGACGCCCAATTGTTCGCTTAGATAGATGGAACGGGCGACGGTGGCGAGCTGTTTAGTGTTGGAACGGCCTTGTAGTTCGAGCACGTTCGCCATGGTTCGTGTCTTGCCCGCGTCCATGGTCTCCTGTGTTTCCTCCGGCAGTCCACGGATGACGAGGGTGCGGAACGGCACGCCGGATTCGACGCAGGCGAGGAGCCTGTGCTGTCCGTCCAACAGACGTCCCGTGCTGCTGAATTTGATTGCCTCTCCGTTCATCTGCCATGCCTGTTGCGCCATGGTGCGGGCGAACAGTTCGACCTGTTTGCGGCTCACGTTGCGGTTGTTGGTGTTCGAGCCGAGCATTTCCTTCGCCATGTCGGGCGTGATGGTCTCGACTCGTCCGGTGATGGTGTCCCAATTGGTTTCGCCGGTCGTGGCGGCACGGTTTGGAGTGGCTTTCTCCACCGGTTCCTCCGGTTTCAGGTGGATAAGCAGAGTGGTTTTCGGCTTGCCGGAATGCCGTCTGGTTTCGGCTTTCGGAGGCTTCACTTCGACCGTCTCGTATTGTTCCGTCGTGTCCGCCTGATTCGCGGCGAAGGCGTACGCGGTCATGGTGAACGCGAGCATGAACCTGTCCACCGCCCGCTTCGGCGGGAACATGCCCATCTCGTCCACGATGCGGGAGATGTTCGACGGGGTGATGTACGGGCAATGGTTGACGACCGTATCCAATCCCGTCTCGTATTCCCTCTGTCCGAAGAATACGAACGGCGCTAGGGGAGTGCGGGCCTGAGCCATGCCACGGTAGCATTGTCCGACCTCATCGTAGATTTCGTTGATTTTACGGAGTGAGGATACGGCGTCGATACCGTTCCCGTTCACGGCTTCCGAATAATCGTATCCGCTGCTTTTGAACAGGCGCTCATTGTATCGGCTGGTGTCTCGCAGTCCGGGGCATCGTCCGAAGCCGAGCGTTGTCCCGTTGCCTTTCGTACCGTCCGCTTTTTTCAGATTCCCCTTGTTGAACCAGTATGCCTCCATGTCGGCTGAGAACGGTTTCGCCGTTACCTGTTTGGTGAGGTTGCGTCCGGTCATGCGACCGAAGTATTCGCCGTCCATGTTGACGAGCACGGGAAGTCCGGTGCCGATGAAAATGTTGTCTGGAATCAGGTCGTACCATTCCGGCATGATGTCGTGGCCGTCCATGTAGTTGAGGATTCGTCCTACGCTGGCACGGTCGATGAACACGGTGTCGGCTTTGGCGAACAGGTCGATGTCGAGGGTCAACGCTTTGCATACGGGTTGCAGGTCATGCTGAATCATGGTCATGAACCGTGGCTCGGTTTTCATGTCTTTGCTGGACATTTCACTTCTTTCAAGTGTTTCAGCATACGGTAGGTTTTCGGAGCGCAACCGGAGGGATTGTGTTCCTCCTGCCGATACTGTTCTTCGATTTCATCCCAATGTCTGACGATGGTTTCCCAGTCGGCTGACACGTCGCCCATGAGGCTCAGATACGCTCGGGCGGCGGGCACCATGTCGAACATTGCAAGTATCCGGCGTATGTCGCCGGGGTCTATCGGCGTGTCCTCGCATCCGTCTTTCCGTACGCCGTTCGCGGTCATGGTGATGCCGGTGAGTCGTTGGACGATGGCGAGGGAGCTGAGTCCCACGTCTCCGTTGGCGAGCCATTCCGAGAAGGATTCCAAGGGGAGGACTGTCGTGCAATTCATGTCCGTAATCGTTGGCGCGAGACCGGTGACGAGTCTTGTCTTCGGGACTGTCAGAACGTATAGGGGACGTTCGTCTTTGTCGGGCATCCGCCCGTGTATGAGGTGGCCGTTGACGAATACCGTGGGTTGCTCGTCGTCGTAGATGCGGATGGTGCAGGTGTCTTCGTCCAATGTTTCAGGCTTCCATCCAGCGAAGGCTTTCGTCCATGTAGTCTCTGATTTTCCGGAGGTCTTCCGCATTGTTGACGACGACGCTGGATGCGATTCCGTCTCCGATGGTAGTGAACATGAGTTCCTTGCCGAAGGCGGTGAATTGGATGATGGTGAGCTTGTTGTCGGACTCGTTGTCGATGACTTGCAGGGTGTTTGTATTGCCGTTGCAGTATTCGCGTGCGCTCATTGTCTGCGTTTTTTCCTTGTCCTGTTGGCTGGTTTGTATGTGGGCGCGTCCAGCTTAACACACTATGTGGGGGTATGCAAACGGCAGCAGGTTGCGAGGTCGCGAAGTTGCGTATGGCAATACTCTTTGTTATACTGGAATCGTCCACAAAAAAAGGGAGCCACACACTCCCAACCACGCCAGAAAAAAAGAAGAAACCATGAGCAAGCAGACGGAAAACAACATCAACCTGACATTGACACTCATCGCAATCGTCAGCGCATTCCTCATGTGGAGACAGGATTACGGCCACGTGGTCATGGCAATCACCAGCATCACGTTCCTACTCAGCTCCGCCGCACTGCTCGCTCACTTCCTCAACGGATTGGACGCCTAACAAGAACAGAATGCCCCAGCCTGAAAAAGACTGGGGCATAGGCATGTCACCACACAGAAAAAGGCAACACACATGGAAACCAAACCCAAAACGGAACAGAAACCGAAAACCGAACTCGACCGACTCCTAGAAAAAAACGAGCGCATGCAGGACGCGCTGCTCGACCTCAAAGACACGATAAGCCGAATGATTGGCGAGGGCAGACTGCCGAACGACGACGAAACCCGACAGTGGCTCGAAGGAATCGACAGCAAGCTCAAAAACGAATACGCAGACCGTGACGTCCTGCTGTTCAACCATGGTTCGATGACCACGGTCGTTCCACCGGCGACGGAACGCTACCGCCCGGATTTGAACATCCGCTATCAGGAACTCGCCTCCACCATCAACGAAACGTATGCGTCCGCCGACCGCAAGTACTGGCTGGGACGTATTCAGCAAGCCGGACTGTGAACGCAACCAAGAAGGAACCCCACGGGAGAACAATGCCGGAGCCGATACAGACATACCATCCAACATTGGAAAAAACAAGGAAGCTTTTCCAACTGCGGGAAAGGCTTTGCGAGATAGCGGACGGGAAAAACGAAGGGTCAATCCCCTACGACGAAGCCAACAATCTGGCAGTCGAAGCCGTAGTGACAGCCAACGGAGGAATGCCGAAAGCGACAAGCGGTCCAATGGTTCGTCTCTGCAAACTCTGCCGCAACGGTTGGATTCGCGAAGCGGCGGATGAAATGAAAATCGTATACCCCGACTTGGATTCTCTCGAACAGTGGAGCAATCGTCGAGACCATCGCAAGAAGGAAAGGAAGCAAAAGGGTTGAGCGAGAACGAGTCCAACAAAGAGAATAAGGGCAGGACTTCCACTCCGGCACGACCGTACGCCAACGACATGGAGGCAGTCAATCGGCTCAGAAGACAGTTGACCGCCATCTCCGCCAGCAAAGACAGTGGACTAATCACATCCGAACAGGCCAACGCGAAAGCCGTGGAAGCCATCGGAAAGACCCGAGAAGCAAAATCGAAATACCTCCAACGCAAGCCGTTGGACTATCTGGAACGCATCTGCCGCAACGGTTGGGTCAGCGAAGCGGTAAAGAGAATTCCCGAACTCTACCCGTATCTAGACCATCCCGACCGGTGGATTCGCAAGGATGAATAGTGTTGCCTGACGAGCGTTCCCAAGTGTCACTGCTTCTCATACTGCTGTCCATTCTGAGCTTGTCCGCAATGGTTCATTACGCCCGTCTTTCCCTTGGACGCATGAGCCGTATGCCTGATGAGGAGTCCCGTTCCGACCTGTTCAACTATCGGCTGATGACTGTGATTTCACTGTTGGTGTTGACCGTCTCGGTCGTAGCCATCATCGCGTACAACAAGTCTTTTTACCAGTGACCCTACGGTTTTCCACGAGGACACGTGAACCAATTCCCGAAAGGTGGAGCATATTGAACAAAACGGAGATTCTGCGTCTGGTCAAAGCCGCATGCGACGAAGACCATTTGAGATTCGCGCAGCAAATCAGATTATTGGCCGACTCCTACGAGCAGGAAAAGCCATCCGCCTCCGTTGACAGGCTGCGACGGCTAGCCGAACTGGAACAGGCGAAAGGGCAGTCATCCAATCCGAACCTGACCCCGGTGGACGGGTTGACCGAACCGCTGCCGGTATTGGACGGAACGCACGAGCCGGTCTGGGACAAGACCGTAGAGGAGACGCTGGATGGACTCGTGGAGGAGCACCGTCATTCCGACGTATTGGTTTCGCACAATCTCACCCCACGGAACAAAATCATCCTTACCGGAGCGCCCGGCACGGGCAAGACCACGTTCACATCCATACTCGCCGAACGTCTCGGATTGCCCGGCATCGTTCTTCGTGCTGACCGTGTGATAAACAGTCAGCTCGGCAAGACCTTGAACAACATCGCATTGGTGTTCGACCGGCTCCACGCGGAACGTCGGCTTCTTTTCATCGACGAATGCGACATGCTTCTCGCCCGTCGAGACAACGTTCAGGATGTGGCGGAGATGCGCCGCGCAACCAATTTCATGTTGCAAAAAATCGACTCGCTTCCCGACGATTGCGTGCTCGTCTGCGCGACCAACATGACCAGTCTCATTGACCGTGCCGCATGGCGACGGTTTGACGTGAGAATCCGGTTGAACATGACGGACAAGCCCGCCTCAAGGATTATCGTCGTCCGTCGTCTTAAGGAACTGAACGTCAAATCCGATGTTCCAGCCGATTTCGACATGTCCGGCGTCAGCCCATCCCTGCTTGTCCAAACCGTAGACGGTTTGGCTCGTAACGCTTTGATTTCCGGGTCGGAGACCATTCCCACGGAAACGCTTCTCAAAGCTTTTGACTCTTTGAAAAAGGAGATTCCAAACCTGTGAAAAAGTGGGTGAATCGTCAAAACGCCCACGCCGACGAAAAGGAAAGGCGGGTGGAATGCAAGACGATGGACAACAACGAAAACAAATACCGTCGAAGTCGCTGAAACGTTCTGACAGGCAACCGAAACTATCGGACATTGCCATGCTTGACCGTGGCTGCCAGTTGTGGATTCGTGAAGCCCGCAAGGGTAATATAACGGACACGTCCAAGACGTTGGAGCGTATCCGCTACCAGCTTCGATTGGAACGCAGGGCGTCCGGCGAGTCGGGACGAAATTCGTGCAGACCTGTTTCGGAGGATAAAAAACCTGACGTGGACGACACGTCTGAATAAAAGGCGGATAGGAGGAAATTCTAGGATTTTCAGTCCGGTGGTTGATATTGACCACCGGCTTTTTTCGTCTTCCAACCTTAACGTGGGGGTATGATTGTCTTATCGGCGGAAACCACACTCCGTCCACATCATTAAGGAGACACCATGAACGAAGGAACCTACGGGTTGGAAACCATAAAAGCCGACTATCATACGATACTCGGCTACGACATCGGATACGTCACGGCGGAATCATACCCACTGTTCGCCCCATACCGTGCGAAAGACAAGCAGACATTCTCGGGACGAGTACCACGTCTGTTAAGCATCATCATCACCACGCTCGTCAACACTCCCAGCCGCGAATGGAATGCGGAAACCAGAACCCTCACCATCGGAGAGGACTTCTTCTATCTGGCGAACAAATGCGGGTTGAACAGTGGCGGCGACGGACGAACCACGGTACATGACCGACTGCTCATGCTCACCGAAATACAGTTCACCGACATGGATGGGAACAAGGTAACTCCCGTGTCGCATACGGACATCAGCCCGGATTTCCTGACAGTCGAGCATCGTAGAATCACATTCACGGAGCAGTTCGTCCGTATGATGACAAGAAACGTCCGCCAGCTTCCACTGAAGTGCCTGTATCCGAACGCGGGAAGCGCCATCGGCATCGACCTGCTCGTGTTGTCCGCATTGTATTGTCCGGAAAACCATCGTCTCATCATCGAGCGTGAAGACCTTTCGTCATTGCTTCCGGCGAGCAGTCAGAGCCTTTCCACGCAAAGCCTGTTGAAGAGGTTCAAGGAGTTGAACGACAGTCAGAACGAGTGGACGTACCGGATGACGAAGCACAGTGTGACCATCAGTCCGTTCGGCGTGTACTCGTCCGAAGATGCGATACGTTTACGTCGTAAAAACCGGTCTTGAATGCAAGAGAGGGGAGTCGGCCATCACGGTCGGCTCCCCTCAATGGTATTGGAGTTGGAAACTTAGATTTTCAGCTCGTCAATGACGGAAAGGTCAACTCCGTCACCCCAGTTATCGACAATCTTGCTCAGGTTCTTGCGCATTCCGATGGGGGACTGGTCGTCAACCGGACGTCCGAAATTCTTCTCCGGAGCGACCGCGTTCAACACTGCGAACAGCAGGTTCGTCATATCCTTGCCCTGTGCGAACACAAGCGTCACCTCCGCTGCAATCATGCCCGGCTCGGCGGTGGTCAATCCCTCCAAGGCGGACGTGAAATCGGAGATTCGGCGTTGGTTCTTCGGTTCGGTCAACGCGTCCAGCACGGCTTCCGGAGTGCTCTTCTTCGTGTCGGTCAACGCTTTGGCGAGGGCAATCACACGCTCATCGTCCAACGATTTGATGAGGGGAATGAGCTTCTTTCCGAACTGTTCCTCGATATGCGGCATGGTTTTTTCACGAGGTTTACGGTTTGCACGAACCTTGGATTTGCCTTTCGGCTTGTCTTCCGTTTCGGTCGGCTCGTCAGTCGCGCCAACAGACTCATCGTCGGCTGGCGTCGGAGTCTCGGCTGCGGAATCCACGCCGTCCTGAACAAGCCCGGACACAGGCTGTTCCTCTTCGGCGGGAGACTGCTCCGGTTCGAAATAATTGCCGGAACCATAACCGTTGTTCTGCTCCGACTGTTGGTTGTTGTTGAAACCCCAATTGGTGAAGTCTGGCATCATACCTTCTTTCGTCATCCAGCGAACACTCCGGTCAGACAGGTTGTTAGTAGTCGGAACGAGGTGTTCTGTATTTTCAATTTACGAGTGTAACGGCTTTCGCCATTCCAAAACAGAGAAAACGGGAAACAACCCTCCCTTCCAAGCCGGTAGGTTCCACCCGAAAAACGGAACCAAGAGAAAGAGTCCGATGGCGGGAACGAAAAAAACAGGAACGACGATTAGGGCATCGCCTGAAGAAGAACAGGGCAAGCCGTCCGCCGCGCCGGTAGGTCAGCATGAACAGCGGACTTCAAAAAAAGAGAGAAGAAACCACACTGAAAACAAAAATCCAAGAACACCATGCCATCAAAAAGAAGAACCAAGAAAAACAGAAAAGAAGAACCAAAAGAATAAAACCCGATAGGAAAAAGAGACCACATCAGAAGAAAAGAAGACAGCAACGACACAATCAAGAAAGAACACCGGTACAAGAGAAAAAAGAACAGAGGACAACGGCAGAACAAGAAGAACAATCCATACCGTAAATCAGGACACGACGTAACTAAAGAACCAAACGCAGAGCAACCAGCCACCACAAGACAACAGGACAAGCGCATACGACCCAGCAGAGAAGAAAAAGCACAGCACCAAACACTCGAAGAGCATAAGGCGACAAACAAAAGAACCACAAGGCAACAGGACGCAACAGACAAAAGCCCACACAGAAGAACAGACTGCAAAAACACTCGACAGCAAAAACGCAAACAGCAGAAAGCCACGCCACATAAGACGGCAACAAACCCAGAGAAGAAAGAACCGGCACGCCAGCAACCACATCACAATCGCAACAACGCCCCACACAGCCAACCAGACAACAAAAAGGTCAATAGTCACACCAACAAGGTCAACAACAAACAAAACAAGGTAACATCAATACAGGAACAGCCAATGCAATGAAAAAGCAACAGCAGAACCAACCAAAAAACCAAATATCAAAAACTATAAATGCCAGAACTTGGACAAAACCGTGAACGTTCCGATGAAAACAACGGAACATGACCCATCAGGAGGCGGTCTTATTGGAAAAACGGACGATTTCCCTGATAATCGGCTCCGGAGGGCTACTTACGACCATTAAAAAAGCCCTCACAAGAGTCGGAAACATGCGCTGGCAGGTACCCGCCGCAGACAACATCCAAGCTCAGGCCGACTATCTGGTCAGACACCCGGTACCATCCGGGTTCAAAGGAATCATCTTCACCGACAGGGCAGGAAACTGGCTTCCGATAGCGAACGCCGGTTACATCGTCTACTGGTGCGACACGGGACAGATACCTGTGGGAACCATGGGCATGAGCGAGCAGATGCTACGGATGAGCGTGGCTGATTTCGCCCACGCATATTGGGGAATCCAACTTGCCGACAAGCGTCTTGTGGTAGATATTCTCCAAAACAAGGTGAAGGAGACTGCGGTTCTCCTACCCATCACATCCAACACTGGAGGCGTCGGGAAAACCACTTCCAGCAGACAGCTGGCAGACCGTGCGTCACAGGCCGGACTGCGTGTCCTACTCATCGACGGCAACATTCGCCAGTCCAGCCAACGTAGCTTCTTCGACCCGAAACAGGACAAGCCGTTGCATACGATAGCCGACTGGCGACCGGGCATGCAAGCGCAGGTCGGAGCCAATCGCGGACGCAATCTCGGAGTTCCCTACGATATTTGTTTCGCACCTCCGGCAGGTGTCGGAGTGGACTGGCAGATATACCGTCAGTACATTCAGGCGGCTAGGCGGTTATGGGATTTCGTGGTGCTCGACCTCGACCGAATCAGCGCGGACGACTTGGACGACAGGGAGAACATAGCCAACGGTCTGCTTCTCCCGTACATTCAGGCTGGCGACCCTTGTCTGGTCATCGTCAAGGCCGGAAGACAGACGCAGATTGACGCGTTGAATCTGCTGACCGCGATGGCGGAGCATCATCTTCCGAAGGAACTCATCGGAATCAAAGACACGGTTCCGGTCGGACTGCAAGACTATCGGCGACTCGACTACACGCGGTACGGAACGTTCCTCGGAACCGAATACCAGACGGTGGAGGCGAGCAACCATATCGCCAACGGTGATATCCGATGGGATGACCCCGGGCTTGCCTTCGCACGGGAAAACATTCTCAACTGGGCGTTGCCCGACCGTGGCTTCAATCCTGACAGGTTCAATCCGAACGCGAACGACGATGACAGAAGGAAAGGTCGTGGACGCAGATGACTTTCGATGACCGGTACCTGTTTGACCCGAACGACGAGAATCTTTGGAAGACCGGAAGCATTGCCGACTGGTATAAAGGCAACGACATGTACGAGATGGAGCATCCCGGACTGTTCGCGCAAACGCACCCGTGGTTCGTAGCCAACAAACTGTTCGCGGAGACGATGGTCAAAGCGAACAGCGAACTCGTGTCAAGCATCCTTGGCGCTTTGTTCACATGGAAGACCTGCACGGTTGACCAGTTGCGTGCAGGACTTTCCATCAAAGGTGCTCCCGCTTTCGAACGTGAAGAGCCGAACCTGTATGGGGCGATGAACCGTTTGGGAATCATCAACGTCGGCTTCAGTCAAGCGGAACGCCTTTACGGCAAAACCGTGAACCATGTTTGGCTGTCCCCATCGAACAGTCCACGACTCATCAACCGTGCGATGAAAACGTACGGCATGGAGAAGTGGATGCGTGAGACAATGGCAGCTTCCTATTATGCGGGAAACCGTTTCCATGTACGCCATAACACCTATGCGGCGCACGCGGGATTGATGCTGGCCCGCGACTCCCGCGTCAGGTTTTCCTCCGGCGACGGTTGGGGAAAATTCCGTAGCGTTGACCCACAGGCGGTTGCCGAGTCGAAAGTCGGCAAGGCGTGCGCGACCGACGTGGTCACACTGTGCCGCAACAACGTGCTTGCCGGTATCGAAATCCAAACGTCGAACAGCGAATTGGACAGGAAGATGCAGAACTGGGCGAAGATGCTCGCCTACTCTCCAATGAAACGTCGCGGTCTCATCTGCGTATGGTTGCAGATACCCAAAGCGAACGAAGGGTATGAATCGTTCAACGCGGTGGTGCAGCGTACGCAGGGTATGACGGAAATGGTCGTAGGCAATCCGACCGTTTCGCAAAGAATGGGAGTCGCGGTCTGGGATGAATGGTTCGAGCATAGTGTCCCGACCGGCAGGTTCGGCGACTACACGGACATGAGCGGAATTCGCCGCAACATTTTCTCCGACGAGTGGACGCAATACACTCCGCAGGTTCGCGACGTTCGCAAAGTCAGCGAATGGGGTTGGGATGTGACTCGCGACATCATAAAAAAGGATTGGGGCTGGGATGTTTCCGGCTGGACAATGCCGGAAGCATACCGTGGCGGCTTCTACGGTTTCATCGGAAAGGATTGTGATGGCCTCCACTGAAGAATCATTTCAACAGACACAAGAAGCGTTGGATACGGCGAGACTGGAACGGGCGCGAGCATTGCAACAGGTTCAGACATTATGCGAGACGGGACGCAGACATTTGGTCATTCCGTTTCTGATGGCTAACATGCAGCGCGTTCCCTCGTTACGGAAAATACGACTCTGGCAATTGGATTCGATAATGTTCAACACTTCCAGACGGGTTGCGAACAAGACCATCCGTATCATGCGTGAGACCATCAACGATGATTCGAGCGTGAACGACGGGTACGTGACTTTGGGCTGGGCGTTGGAGTCGAAGGAGAAAACCGTCCGTATGACGACGTGGCTTCTTCAATTGTCATTGCGCGAGAAGCTTTCCACTTTCCAAAAGCCGGAAGGCTTCCCATATGCGCCGTTATATCAGCAAAGCACAGACGACCAACAGAAAGAAGGTAGCGCATGAGCGGCCAGAACTGGTATCAGATAACCAGAACATTGCAACAGCTTGACGCGGACGAGCAACGTTCGAAAGTGGAGAGCATTCCCGCCGAACTGGACGGTTGCACATTGCTCCTCATCAAGAAAGGCGAGGAGCCGGTCAAGGAATACATTTACGGCGACGGCGAGGGAATCATCAACGCCGGACAGTTGGCTGGATTCGACGCGAAACTGGTCGAAGACGATGATGGGCCGGTGTTGCCGGACGGTGTGGACAGTGCGGCGCATCCTCTCGTCCCGTTCCGTGCCCGGTTGAATTCGAAAAGCAACATGGAAAAAATGCGGACGAACTATTCCGGCATTCGCACAAGCATCGAGAAGGTCATGCCGCCGGACAGTTACGTGAGCGTCACCCTCCGCAATCAGGGATACTTCGAACAGATACGCGTCCGCAATTGGATTAGCGACGAATACAATACCGTCGAGGATTCAAGCGAACTCGCTTCAACCAACACGATGTGCGCCCGAGTGAGTTTCGGCTGTAGACAGGCTTCCCGCAACCGGCAGCTTGCGCAGAAGATTGGCCAAATCATCTGTCCGCTCATATCCAACATGTCAAGTCATACGAGCCGTCCGAAGTTCGGGCTGCTGTTCGTCGGCATGTTGCTGGAAGCGTTGTCTTTGATTTGGAGCGTGTGCGGTCTTGCAAGAGGATACGTGATGGATGGCGTGTTCCCGCTGTTTCATTCCGCTTGGGGTTTCGGCGTGGCTCTTCCACTGCTTGCTGTGACATTGGTAGCGTTCCTGCTCCTAATGCTGCTGTCATGCATTCCGTTCGTCTATCTTCCGCGACCTCAGATTGCGGGAGTGTCCGTTGCCTTCGCCTTTTACCTGCTGTTGGGGCTGCTTCCTCTCCCCACGTTCGTTCCGGTTCTTCTCATCCCTCTTCTCGTATTCGCGTTCATCCGTTGGAGGAACTGGACGCTGTGGGATGATATTTTCCAGACTCCGCGCAGATATTATGCGATTGCGAACGACCGTGGCGCGAACGATTCCGACAACCATACGCGTCTTGGCGTCAGAACGAAGGAGTCGCGCGTATCCGCTTACGGTGCGCAGAGAACCACGTTGATTCTTCCTCCGATTATCGTAAGCTCCGTGTTCACCCCGGTCACTCAGGGAGTGGCGATGAAACAGGAATTGCATCCCGTTCCGGAAGTGTTGGCGCATGACGGTATCTTCCTTGGAAAGGACGATACCGGACGTGACTGCTATCTCGATCCGTCGCAACTGTTCGGCGGTATCGCAATCAACGGCGAGGCCGGTTCCGGCAAGACGGTGCTCACTCATGGCATCAGCCAGTGGGCCATCAGCGCACGCGAGACCACCAGTCCGAAAATCTGGGGACGCGACTCGCGTATCATCCACTTCTGGATGAAGGATGATACGGGAGTGAACGTGTTGGAACGTTACCGTAAACACCACGGTTTCACCAGTCCGCAACGCGTCGTCTATTTGGCCGACCCGAACAGTGTGTGCTTGGACATGCTCGGCATGAAGGATGGAAACAATGCCATGGAGACTGCGGCGAGCGTTGCCAAGACCATGCGCTACTCGTTCGACGACGGCGACATTCTCAATGATTCGCAGAACATCATCACCCAAGCGTTGACCATCGGCGTGGCGGTTGACCGTTACGTGCAGGAGGAACGCAAACGCAATCCCGACTCCAACGACGCGGGTTGGGAGAGTGAGATTGTGAAACGCTGCCATCAGCTCGAACAATCTTATCCGGGTGCGGAACAGTTACGGATGCAGTTGAGTCCAATCGGATGGGCAGTCGTCGCATTGTGTGGCTCCGACGGTCAGGCGGGTTCCGCCAAAGCGTTGGGGCATGTGTGCCGCGCGTTGACCATGGAGTTGAAAAGCGGCTACATGTTCGATGAGATGACGCATGCCGCCCGTGCCGCCGAACAATTGTATGGCCGTCCTGATGCTGCCGGACATACGGTTCGTTCCGACCGTGACATTCTCGCCAAGACTAACGCCTCGTTGAACAAGGTGAACCAGTTCCTTCCCATCGAACACATGTTCACGGCACGTCGCGGCAGAGTGACTTGGACGAACATTCTCGACCATGCCGGAGACTACCACATCGTTCTCGCGCCGCATGAGGGTTATTCGCTGCCGGAACGTATGGATAAGATTCTCGGCGGATGGCTCATGTACCGTTTCTGGAACACGGTGTTCTCGCATTGCAAGGATTGGGACAAGGCTGGAAAGTGGACGATGCTTGTATGTGACGAGCTAAGTCTGCTGGCGAACGGCAATGATGGCATCATGCCCGCCTTGCGTGAGCAGGGTCGTTCGTTCGGATTGCTTCTCGTGTTCGCCACTCAGTATCCGACGCAGTTGTCATATGCGATGTTGGATTCGTTCATCGGCTATTCGACGTTCATCACATACAATACGACGATTCCCCGTATAGCCGACATGACGGCGAAACGTCTGACGAACAATGATGGCGAGGATGGCTGGCGTTCCGGCGCGGTCATGAACCTTCCGCGTTATGCGGCGGCTGTGCGAACGCGCACTCAGGAGCAGTTGCAGCCGACGTTCCTTGTCCATGTGCACGATTTCGATGACGGCTATCGTGATGGCGACGTGGAGGAGGATGACTAGCTGTCAGATTCCGGCTTGACAAGTTGAAGTGAATCCGTTCGGAACATCCAGTTTCCGGACGGATTTTTTTAGCTTAAAAACCCCGTTATAACTGGAAACAGCCGTGTAGGTTGATAGGATGAAGAACGCAGGAGAGTTCCGTTTGGAAAAACGAAAGGGAACTCAAAAATGGGTGGAACCGTCACCTTGGCTGGAAGCAGTATGGAGAACACCTATCATAGGATGTTCGACACTATTTTGAGCAGTAGCGCGGGAACCGTGCTGACCAATATTGGTCTTGCTGCGGCAGTGATTCTCGCCCTCGGTCTTATCGGCGGTGGTATCTGCAAGGCGTTGGGACGTCAGAACAAACTCGTGCAGATGTTCTGCCCGACCATCGGTCGTGTTCTCGTCATTCTCGCAGTCGGCTTCATTCTTGCAGGCCCGACCGTCACCATTCCGGCAATCCTGAAATTGCTCGACTGGTTCGTTGACGCGCTCGGCGGCAGTGGAAAGTCTTATCTGGGAATCTGACGTCCGCAGAAGTAATGCCGGAGTGGATACATGAAAAGAACCTTTCCTATTCTGTCCCCACTCCGGTTTTCTTTTACAAGCTTTGCATACGAAAAGGGTTGAATCATGAGCGACGAGGAAGACGAAGGATATAAAGGCCCATTGCATCCAAGATTGACGATGGACGACATCACCGAAGTGTCCGGCCCGGAGGAAATCGAACGGAAGAACACGTTCCAGATAACCAAGAACACCGAAGCGCGTTCCAAAACCGTGTTCTCCGTCATCGTCGGAGCATTGGTGGGCTTGGCGCTCTGCCTCATGTTCGCTCCGCTGCTTGGATACATGTTCAGCTCGTTCTTCGTACTGTTGGGCGGCGCGTTGGCCCCGTTCTTCGCAGTTGGAACCATTCGAGACCGCACCCAGCAGACACGGTGGAAAAGGGCCTTGCAGGACATGAAGAGCCGCAAGATTGAAGGACAGGTCTTCTATCCGAATTCCACCCAGCCGGAAAACATCATCGACCTTCAGGAAATGGAAATCCGTTGAATACAAAATATCGAGACCCAGTGAGACGGGCTGGCGGAAGGAACCTGCTCGTCATTCTGATGTTGTGCATGGTCATGACATTGTTCGTATTACCTGACAGCGTGTTCGCCGCGCCGTCCGACGGTTCGATAACGACGGCGACATGCGCCAACGGTGGGACGGGTGGTGCGACGTCGGACATCGCAAGCTGTCTTCCTTCCGGACGTTGGGGAAACTATGTAGGCGAAATCATTTCGCGTACCGAACCGTACAGTGGCAGTGACGTCGCGGGCTGGTTCTCCAATGTCAAGCAGACCATCAATTCGCAGATGCATGTCGTTCTTCCCAACGTTCTGATGCAGTTGACTCAGGTCTGCTGGTCATCCGCATTGTCCATCAGCCAGTTCGCCGCTTCGTTCGAACCGATGAAACAGGCTGGCGCGAACATTGACTCCGCAGTGGCCACTCTGGTAACGAGTCTGATGAACGGAGGGATTCCCGCCACCATCGCAGTGCTGGGCATCGTCGCTTGGGTTGGCGCGGCCGGATTCCAAATCGGCACCGTCAAAGAGGCAAGCAAACGAATCATCATCATGGTTCTCTGCTTCGCTTCAATCACGATACTTGGCACGGGAGCCGCGAAAACGGGGAGAAACGCCACGGAACCTGCGACCGGAAGCCCATGGTGGGTCGTGCAGACCATCAACAACACCATCAACAAACTGTCGGTCAATCTTGACCTTGACGGCATGGCCGACGGCGATAAGAATATGATGTCCTATTACCATAGCGGCGATGGAGCAAAAACCAACTGTCAGGACTACCTGTACTACATGCATCAGGCGTATGACGAACAGGCCGCATCCTATGGCAATCAGGATACGAGCAACATCACCAAGGCCATCAACCGTATTTGGGAGGAGACGTCTCTTCGCTCGTGGGTGACCATGCAGTATGGAAACCCGCAGGCCACCGGAACATCCTCGTTCCGAATCGCGGAGAACGCGCGGCAGGGATACTGCCACGTGTTGGAAATGAAAGCCAATACGAACACCACCATCCAAAAGGATTTGACCAACAAGGCCATGTCGTTGCATATCAGCGACCAGAGGGCTAAATGGCTGTTCTCTGTAGACGGTTGGGTTGACCCTCGTCACCCTTACTTCACCGACAAGCCGTTGGAAAGGGAGAATGCGACGTATCTCAGCCGTGCGGGAGTGTTCTGGGAGACATGCGGAACGAAACGCAATCAGGAAATCTACGCACGTTCCGGCTGGGCCACGCTCATCAACAATCTTGGCGATGCGGGAACCAAGGACATAAAGAACGGCAGCACGAAGGTACGTGTCAAGATTAACGACTTGGACAATGTGAAACCGACTAACGGTGGCACGGGGTTGATGGACGCCAAACAGAGCGGAACCGAAGCCGAGACCATTCAACAGACCACATCGGTCTGCCAGACGATTCTCAAACAGGATTCCGCAATCTTCGCCCGTAGCTCCGACATCGACAAGAATGATGACGGCGGTTACAAAGACCAGCAGAACAACACCAATTGGGGTGATTCCGCAACGGTCGGCTGGCGTTTCGACGTGCCGAACGTTTCCGGAACTTGGAGCGAAGCCAATCTTCGTGACGCTCAGGATGATTCCACCGTCACAGGCGGCGCGAAGAAAACCCTCGACTACATGTACGGGAACAACAACGTTGACACGTTGGGGGCTTGCGGAAGTCTCCTTGGCGGCATCGTCAATCTTGTGGTCTGGGGATTGTTGAGCCTTGTCCTCATCCTGACGAAGCTCATGCTGATAATGATGGCTTTGTTCCTCGTGGTCACGTTCCTCATCCAAGCGTTCCCTATAGGCGAGAAGCCGAAGAAGGCGTTGAAGAATTGGACCGCATACACATGCCAGTTGAGTATGGTCGGCGCATTGTATGGAGCGTTGGGCGCTCTCGCCACGTTCATCTGCGGTCTGACGTTGAAGTTCACGTCCGCCAGTAGCGGCTCGTTCACCTACCAGCTGATTGCGGGGGTGAGCCCGCTGCTGGCCTTCGCGTCCATAAGCATGTTCTGCTCAAAGGTGCTGAAGTGGGGTAATCCGTTCAGCATCAACGCCCTCATGGGCATGGCCGGAGGAACCGCCATGGCTTCCGGCATCCGCACCGGCATGCGCATGATTGGACAGCACCGTATGATGCAAGCCATGCGTGGCGGCTTCCGTCGCGGAGGCGATGGTGCCGGACGCTTGTCCACGAACGGTACCGGCGCTGGCATGGCGCATAGCGGAGCACGTCAGAGCGCGACCGTCCTGAGCAAGATGAGCCGCGCACAGCAGGAGGCGTTGTCCAACGGCGACAGGAACCTGCTGAACCGTAGTCAGAGCGAATTCGAAGCGCTCCAATCCCACGGACGCAAGAGCAGGACGTGGGCAAGAATGGACGCCAACACGGTGAGGGGAAGTCTCGCCGGTGCTCGACTCCACATGGAAGAGTCCCACGACAAGTTCCGGCAACGGTTGAACACCGCCGCCTCCAAGTTCAAGGGAGCGGACAACACTGAAGCGTTCGCGCATCGTATCGCGCAACGTCATCCGGGCATGTCTCTCGACAAGGTTCAGCGTAGGGCGGAGATGATGAATCATCTGAACAATGCTGGACGTGCGCTTCAAGGTGCGGCCAGAGTCGCAGGGGCGGGTGCCGCAATGGGCGGAGCCGGTCTCGCGTTCGCCGTACGCGCAGCGAAGAGCGCTCCTTTGCGTAATGTCGCCGCACGCGGTGCGAAGGTAGCGGCTAAGGCCGCCGTCACCGGAGCTTTGTTCTCCAATCCGATTACCGCACCGTTGGGATTGGTCGCAGCCGGAAAGCTGGCCGCCGACCGTAACCTGCATCATGGTCTAGCGGTGGGTGCGGGAGCCGCGATGGACAAAATCCGCGACATCAGGAACGCCGCTCCCGGCAGTGTGAGGGAACGCGACCAGTGGCGTCGCAACGTGTTGGGCATGGCTAATGGTGACGCTCCGTTGTCGTCTCCGTTCTCCGGCACCGGTGACGGTGGTTCCGCCAATGGTGACAGTCCTATGCCTTCTCCGACAGCTCCGACTCCGAACACCCCGACCCAAACCGGTGGTGTCGGTGGCGCGTCGCCGATTCCGACTGACGCTCAGACCGAGACGATTCCGATTGACGGACAGACGGAAACGATTCCGGTGGGCACTCCAACTGAATCGGTTCCGGCCGACACTCAAGGACAACAGTCTCCGGTGTTGACTGAACAGTCCGCGTTCAATCAGGTTCGCGAGGGAATGATGGCAGATTTCACGAATAACCAGCACATGTCCCAAGAAGAAGCGGAACAAGCGTTCCAAGAGGCCGTCTCCTCCGGCGAGGTCGATAATTCCGTCCAAGCGTACATGCGCCAGAACAATCAATCCTCCAACGAGAACGTGACCGCCCAACCTGAAGCGGACGCCAACCAGCCGGTGTACAACACCGAGACGGGAGAGGTTGTCGGGGAGACTCTGCCGTCCGGAACGATGGACGCCGCCGTGTCCTCCGCCTCCACTTGGCAGAACGCGACCGGAAACACGACTCCGATTCCTGAATCGGTGAACGACGCACTGCAACAGGCGTACATGCGCGAGAATCCGGTGCAGCAGTCTCCGAAGGAGCATTTGCGGATGGCGCAGGAGGAGTGGACTAGGACGACTGGTCTTCCGGGCGATATGATGCCTGCGAGTGCGGAACGTGCCATGAATCCGAATGGAATTCAGCCGAGTAGAGAATTCACGGTTGATTCCGGTCGGACGCAACAGCAGGGTTCGGTACAGGCGCAAGTTCCGCGACAGCAGTCTCAACCGCAGCCACAAGCTCAGGTAAGACAACAGCCGTCGGTTCGAATGCAACCGCCAGCCACACCGTCTCCGACCGTCAAACCGCCGGTGGACGCCAACCCGTCAAACCTGACAGGTTTCCCCGTCGTAGGCAATCTTCGTATGAAGAAACCGCCGACCGGAGGACAGCCGACATCCAAGCCGCCGTTCATGAAGTGACGTCGGTTTGACCATCCGGCGTCGAATGTTTTGAAAATCTTCAGCAGCATTCGACGCCGGTTTCCCTTTCGCAAAACCTTCCGACCGTCAAGGAGATTAGAAAATGGAAGAGGTAGGAAACCAAGCCGCCGATACCGCCGGGCAAACATTGGGCGACGTGCTCACCGTGTTCTTCTCATGGGTGTTCACGCCGACTGGCGCAATCCTCACACTGTTGATGATTATTATTTGCGCTGGCAGCGCCGTGTTCGCCATCTTGCAGAAAAGCACTCGCGCGTTGATGACAGCGTTGACCATTTGCGCGTTCCTGCTGTTCGTGTGGATTATCACCGGCGTGCTGGAAGTGATGGGATTGCCGGTACGTCAGTGGATGCAGGATGTCGCGGCTCAATTGCCGGATATCGGCTCGCTGTTCATGGAGTTCCTGCGCCGTCTGGTGTTCACCGCGACTGAATAGTTTTCGTCGCCGGACTTTCGGATGCCGTGTCCGTTTTTCTGCGGGCACGGCATTTTGTTTTCCTGTTTCGCCGTTCAGCCTGTATGCCGGTTCGCCGTTTTGTCGGAACGTTGATGGAAATGGTTTTATGGTTCGGCGTGCCGACTGTTCCACGTTGTTATCCTTGATTACGAATCCATACCCCCACTATGGTTTCGTCCACACCGAAAGCCGAAAAAGGAACACAGGCATGAGAATCAAAAACGATACGGTCATCATCACCGTCGCCATCATCAAGGGCGGTTCAGGCAAAACCACTACGGCAATGGCATTGGCCGAACTGTTGCACAAGCGCGGCGAACAAGTCACGGTCTTGGATTCCGACAACACGGGCGGCGCGACCATGTGGGAAATGTACGTCGAACAGGAAAACCGGCGACGTAAAACAGAAAACCCAGACGCGGAAGACTATCATCTCGGATTCCCCGTCGTGCAGACCAATGAGGCCGTATTGAACAATCCCGAACTCATCCGTGAAAAATATTCCGGCTGGGTCATCATCGACACCCCGCCATCCGACGCCGGTGTCGTACAGGCTGCGATAAACGCGGGAGACGTGGTGATAATCCCATGCCAGCCGTCCGTCTCCGATTTAACCCATGCCGGACGCACGTATGCGGCGGCACGAAACGGCATCGTCCTGCTGACCCGCGTGAAACCGCGAACGAAACTCGCCCGCAACAGCATCAGCGAACTCGACGAGGAAGGCATCGCACGATTCGAAACCGTCATCACGGAACGTGAGGCCATCAAGAACATGTATGGCACGACCGAAATCGACAACAAGGAGTATTCCAGCGTCGTGCATGAACTCATCGACTATCTGACGGCAATCAATCTGGTGGAAGAATAAACGGGAGCAGGGGAGCAGTAGACAATCATGGTCAAGAACATCAGACGCAACGCCTTCGCCACGGGGTTGCAGGACAAGCGTGACATGCGCCCATTGGAGTCGCCGGAGATTGAACAATCGACGCCGGTCGTGGAACCACAGGCCGGACAGTCGGTGCAGGAGCCGACGGTCATGGTCCAACCACAGGCTCCGATGGAATCGCAGAACATTCCGACAGCCGTGCAGACGCCCGTCCAGCCGGTCGTCACACAATCCATGCCTCACAACGTGGAGCCGACACAAGCCGTTCAACAACAACCGCAACCAGCCGTCGCCAACACAATCCAAGCCCAACCGGAAACGCACCAGCCGCCGAAAGAGAAACGAATCGGAAGCAACGTCACCGTCGAAAACTGGCGTGCATGGAAGATGAGAAGCATCGAATACGGGACGAAACAGGCTGTCCTGTTGAACGCCGCGATGGACTACTGCTTCCAGCAGGGGCACTTCGACCAGACGCTCATCGACAAATACGAGCAGAAGGATTAGGCTCCGGTATATTAATTTTCGGATGAACAAAAAGACTTCATCGAAGTCTTCCAGATGGGGGCTGCTGCCTATTGCTGAACTGTTTTGTTTTCTTAAGTAATCCTATGTTATAATAAATCTCATGTTGGTAAAGGAATGGGCCAGACTGGAAGGATTGCATCCGCAGACCGTGTGGAAATGGTGTCGTCAGGGCACCATGCCCGTTCCTGTGGAGCAGACGCCCACAGGCATGTGGCTCATCCACGACCCGAAATACGAGACAGCATCGCAGCTGAATCCTGCGGATTCTCGCACCGTCTGCTACGCGCGAGTGTCCAGCGGCGACCAAAAGAACGACCTGCAACGTCAGGCCGACCGGTTAAAAGCGTTCGCTCTTAGCATGGGCGTCGAACATCCCGAAATCGTCACGGAGACGGGTTCCGGCATGAACGACAAGCGACGCAAGCTCAACCGGCTATTGTCCGACCCGACCGTCGGCACGATAATCGTGGAGCATCGCGACCGGCTCGCCCGCATGAACATGGGACTCGTGGAGAGCGCGTTGAAGGCGCAGGGACGCCGAATCATCGTGGTGGATGACACGGAGCTGGATGACGATTTGGTACGCGACATGACCGAGGTGCTGACCTCGTTCTGCGCGAGACTGTACGGACGCCGCGCAGCCAAACACCGTGCGGAGAAGGCGTTGGAGGCGATGCGCGATGAGCGCGTATGAGGCCGTTAGAATTCGGCTCGACCCAACCCCACGGCAGACACGGCTGTTGGAGTCCCATGCGGGTGGTGCGCGTTTCGCGTACAATCTGATGCTCGCGCACGTCCAGCGCCAAATCTCCTTGGGTGAGAAACCGGACTGGACGTTGTACGCGATGCGCCGCTGGTGGAACGAGTGGAAGGACGAAATCGCCCCGTGGTGGCGAGAGAACAGCAAGGAGGCGTATAGCAGCGCGTTTGAATGGCTGTCCCAAGCGTTGAGGAACTGGTCGGACAGCAGGAAGGGCAGGCGTGCGGGACGTAGGGTGGGCTGGCCGAAATACAAGTCGAAACGCTCCAGTGTCCCGCGTTTCGCATACACGACCGGCAGCTTCGGCCTTATCGAGGACGACCCGAAGGCGTTGAAACTGCCACGCATCGGACGCGTACACTGCATGGAGAACGCCACCGAACGCGTCCACGGCAGACGAATCGTGCGCATGACCGTCAGTCGCCATGCGGGCTTCTGGTATGCGGCCCTCACCGTCGAACGTCCCACCGAAAGCGTTCCAGCGAAAAACAGAAAACAGGAGAACCGTAATCGTCAGGTCGGCGTGGATTTGGGCGTCAAGACCCTCGCCACCCTATCGGATGGCACCACGTTCCCCAATCCACGCAACTACGTCCGCACGCAACGGAAACTCCGCCATGCCCAACAGTCGTTGAGCCGCCGCGATAGGGGCATGAACCATGGATGCGGGTCGAAACGGTACAACAGGGCGTTGGAGCGTGTGCGCCGAATCCACGCTCGCATAGCCGCCCAACGAGCCGACAACATCAGCAAGCTCACCACATGGCTTGCCGACAATTATTCCGACATCAGCATCGAAGACCTCAACGTGCAAGGCATGAGCCATAACAGGAGGCTTGCCAAACACATACTGGACGCGGACTTCCACGAGTTCCGCCGCCAACTGACCTACAAGACCGCACGCACCGGCACGAGGCTCCATGTCATCGACCGCTGGTATCCAAGCTCGAAGACCTGCTCGGACTGTGGGACGGTGAAAGCCAAGCTGTCCCTGTCCGAGCGTGTCTACCATTGCGAGGAGTGCGGGCTTGTCATCGACCGTGATGTGAACGCGGCCATCAACATCCAAGTCGCCGGGAGTGCCCCGGAGACGTTAAACGCGCGTGGAGGAAGCATAAGACAGGCCCGCCCAAAAGGTGGGACAATGCGGCATCCGGCGAAACGCGAACCAAGCGGCGGCGAGAGTCGCGTGAGACTTGGAGCTGGCCTTGGCAACGAGGCCATGCAGATGACTTCGCTCTAGCGACAAGCTAAAACAAAGTCATCTACAACGGCGGCACTCACAACAGAGCGTACGCCCATTGGTTTTTCTAAAACACATTCAGGATACGAACGGGTTCATCGGCTCTTCATCATCTGCCACGCCCGCGTCCGTGTCGGCATCATCGTTACCCGACTGGATGGAAGGGAGACTAGGACGGACTATGACGCCGGTTTCCGTGATTTCGACTTTCAGCTCCGGCCACGCGAGCTGAATCTTCTCCAACGCTCTCTTGAACTTGCGTTTGAATTCACGCATCGGATACCCGTCATACTTGAACTGCATCAACAGAGCTTCCCATGTTACGCGGGTTTCACGTCGGGCACCGTTCGCGCGGAACGCGAGCCACTGGTACACGTCCAACGCGAGGGCGTCGCCGCGCAGTTGGCGGACGATGGACGGGTTGAGTGGTACGCAGTTCTCGGTCAGCAGCGCCCACATCTGGGGAGAGAATTCTATGAACGACTTCTTGTTTTCGTCTGTCCCGTAGTTGAGCGCCACGGTGTTGGCGACAAAGAACGAGTGGGCTATGAATCCGTCTGCTGACCAGTTTTGGAGGATGATGGAAGTGGTGGCTAGATTCTTAACCATCTGCATCACATTATCCTTGCTGGACCCCGAATAGTGGATTCCGGCATTCTTGCAGAACGAGCTATACGTGTCGTCCAAGTAGACGGTATGATGCTCCGCGTCCACGCAGTCGCTTCCATTCTTGATGAGCGAGCGAATGTGGAGGAGGAACATTCTGGGGGCAGCACCGTAAGCCCATTCGCCATTAGATGCCGAAACTGTGATTGACGAGCGTCCGTTGGTTTTCGTCACGCTGGGTGTAGTTGGTTTTGTCTGGGGGAGGAAGCTCAGCTTCGACATCACGGACGGCGTATAGCGGTATGAGTTGTTGTTGTCTGCGGGGACGATATCATGGTTCAAGTGACCATAGCTCCTTTATGGTTGCCGACGCCCCGGCTGTTGACCCAGCGCGGGGTTTTCTTTTTCTTCGATTCTAACCGGTGCTTCTGACCCTCCCGCTGTTGTATTCAACCTTTCGGGCGTGCGTGAGAAAGTGACACACAGAACATGAAAAAAGTTGGCACTTCTGACACGGAAAGTTGGCACTTCTGACACGGAAAGTTGGCACTTCTGACACGGAAAGTTGGCACTTCTGACACGGAAAGTTGGCACTTTCGACACGCTTTCGACCCGAAACGCCTACTCCCATAAGGGATTCCGACACCTGCAAAAGGTATACAAAAGGTTACAAAAGATATTAATAACCCTTATATTCCCTTCTTTTTAAAAAAACAGGTTTTTTCACAAAGAAGCAAAAAATCAAAAAATTGGAATAAAACCATTTTTCAGATTCCATGTTTGGTTAGGTCTGAACCCGCTTCAGGGTATCCTCAATGCTTCTAGAAAAATCAGGTCACGTGAACGTTAGACATGTCCGAATGCTTTCGACGGAAGAGAGAAAAAGAAAAGTTCCGGAAAAAGAAAAACAGAGAAGCCGACATCGGCGGCAGACACTTTTCCGAAAACCTCGAAGACAGTGAAATCAACCTCCGATGAACGGTAGACTGGAGGATGCAAGTCAGACGAAAAACGGATTCGGAGCGGGACTGTGTTCGGAAACAAGAAAGACAAGAACGGCAATCAGCCGATGGGCCAGCCGAAGGCGTGGCAGAATCCGAACAATGAGACCGACCTGTTCGCCGACGAGAAGGAACGCAAGAACGAGATAGAACTTACCGCTTGGAAGAAGGCGTTGAAGAACACTCGGAAGTGGAAGGTTCTCATCGTCCTGTTCGTCTGCACCGGTCTGGTCGCGCCGATGATTTCCGTCCGTGCAATCAACACGTTGACCGACATGGGTTCCTACCTGACGGAGAAGTACAAGGAAATCAGCGGCGACAAGCCCGGCAAGCAGGTCGCGTTGCAATCCGTATACGGTTGGTTGGATGACGACAACGGCGCGTTCCAATACGGGTATGCGAACCTGTGGTGGAACGGTGCCACTGAAGTGGGCACTTCCACTTCGGACGGTTCCGATGGGGAAACCACCCAATATTGGAGCCACCAGATGTCCCTCACTGACAAGTCGGACGGAAGCACGAGGGACATCACCCAGCTTGTCGCCGTCACGGACGGAGTGGCTACTGCGGTGGGAACGCCGACCGTGCTGCCCAAGACCGTCACTTCGACCAGCGGCACCGACACGTATCGTCCCGACGGGTACGTTCAGCTTGACCAGAACACGAGCCTGACGACCGTGGTCGGCGCGTGGGCAAAAGCGTACGTCGGCAAGGACCCCAACGCGTTGACCGTACTTGTCGGAGACCCGAACAGCGAGCACGTGTACCAGCCAGCAAGCTTGGGTTCGTATCTGAACTCGTCCATCGAATGGCTGGTGCAATGCACCAAGGACGGCAAGGTCGTTGACAAGAAGAACAAGTCCGACAATCCCGAATGGGCGGCGGCGAGCGTCAGCATCTCGTTCAAACCCTATGAGAAGAAGGTTGACGCGAGTGCCGCGAACAATCCAAGCGCGGACATCAAGTCGGTGAGCAACGTGGATACGAGCGTCACGGTTCTTATCCACAATCCGACCCGTGGCAGCGCGAAAATCGTTGACTGGGGTGCGGAGGGCAGTCTGACCACGTTGAAGGCGTTCAACAATGCCATCGACCGTTCTCTGATTGGCTCGTCCGGCAGTGACGACGAGGAGGATGCGGCGTCCGATTCCGGTTCGTCGGATTCCGCCAACGGTGTCGGCGGCTCCGGTTCGTCCGACGGCCAGCCATCCGATAACGGCGACAGCCCGTCCCAGAATTCAGACGATGGTTCCGTAACCGGAGACCCCAATGAGGGTCCGAACGACTAATCCGAAAGGAAGAAGAAAAATGGCAGGACGCAACAAGCCCAGTGAGGGCGACAAGTTCGCTGAGTTCATCAACAGCAACGGCCCGTTGACCGGTGCGATTATCGCCATCGCGTTCATCGTGTGTCTCGTCATCAGCATCATCTTGAACCTGTGATGAGTTTTTTGGAGGTCTCTTATGGCTAGGAAGAAGGGCGGGATGTCCGCCGGTTCGTTGATTGGCGGCATTCTGGTCGTGTTGACGGCCATGGTGCTCATCGTGAACTTGGGATTGTGGAAGCCCATGTCGCAGATTTTCGGACTGCCGGAAATCAATGACTTGTCCCAGTTGATGCCGGGGGAGGATTCCAAGGTCAAACCTGATGTGAAACTGGGGTTGAAGGAGCCTTCCTCGAAACCGTCCGACCCCAATACGCGGACAAACACTCCAGAAGCCACGGAAACGCCCTCAGAATCGACGCAGACGCCAAACGGGGACAATTCCTCAAGTCAGGAACAAACGGCCTCTACAGGCGTTCCTGAAGGCGCTTTAAGCCCCATCACCACGCAACAGGCGCTCGACAGGCTCCCCAACATCGAAACCGCCGTCCCCCACACCAAAGGCTACGACCGCAAAAAAGACTTCGGCACATGGCAGAACAGCAGCCAACTATGCGGCTACGGCACCACGAGAGACTACATCCTCAAACGCGACATGTCCGACGTGACCATGGACAAGAACTGCAAGGTACTCACCGGAACCCTGCAAGACCCGTACACCGGCAAGACCATCAGATTCCAGCGCGACACCTACGAGACCGTCAACGGCAAGCAGAGGAAGACCGGCGGAGACAGCATGGCCGTCCAAATCGACCACGTGGTCGCCGTCAACGACGCTTGGGCCAGCGGCCTATGGAAGGACTCACGCAAAGGCGACCGCATCGCCTACGCGAACGACCCGGAAGTGCTCGTCGCGTCCGAAGGCGAGGCAAACAACGTCAAACAGCAGGGCGTGAACCTCGTGAGGGACGAGGCGTTGAACGGCTCCAAAACCAAATGGCAGGACGGCACTCCAAGCGTGTGGCTTCCATCTAACAAGACGTACCAATGCTCGTACATGGCGAAACGCGTGTACATCAAAGACAAGTACAAGCTGTCTATGAGCGGTTGGGAGAAGGCGGAGACCAAATCGTTCCTCGCGCAGTGCGTCGCGGACGGGAACTGAATTGCCAAGAAAAAACTGCAAAGAAAATTTTTCCTGTTTTTCCGGTTTCTCGCCAGACGAATGTTCGAGGTCGTTTAATGTGTTGATTGAGACCGGGTTTTTTGGCCGTTTCCCGCCATCTTGGTTTCTTCCCCGGTCTCGGCTGGGACTCCTTAGCGGGAGTGTTTTTGCGGTTCCGTCGCCCGTGTGTGGATTTTGGGGCGACGGAACCTTTTCTGTCTCTGTTGCCGGTTTTCTAAAACAGAAGATGATGTTATACTGGAATTGTTCACGCAAAAAAGGATAAGCCAAAACCAAGGAGACGAAAATGAGCGACTACTTCAACAGCATCGACTACCAAATCAACCTCATGCTCGACCGCGAACAAGACCTCCAAGACGAATACGACCGGCGACTGCGGGACGTGCGCGAAGGCGTCGGAGACTACGTGCTCCTCCCCGAAGGCGACCCATGGAAACTCGACGATTACGAGCAAGACCCCCAGCCGACCAACATCCTCGACACTTGCAGCCATGGATTCTACATCGCCGAAGGCGCGAAGACGGGAACCATGTACCACCTCAGCCCCGACCTCGGACTGTGGGAGGCGTGCGACGACTACGAGGACATCGAGCAGATGGTCTCGGACGGCAGACCGCTCACCCAACCAATGGACAACTTCGAATCCACGCTCGGCTGAGGAATATTTTTTCAGGAACCTTCCTCGTTCTCAAAATACTGCGTTATACTGGAATCAGCCGCAAACAAGGAAGGTTTCTTCTTGACCATCGAAACAGGCAATACGGGCAGTCAACCCCAACAACGCTCCCGCCCACGCCGAGACCTCGACACCATAGGAGGATTCCTCGACTCCTGCAAGGACGAGACGCCAATCCTTCTCTACTTCGACACCGCCGAAGGCATCCAACGCGTCCCCACGCTTCTGGGAGACCCACCCACCGTGGGACAGCTCCGACTCAACAACTATCTACGTCCGCTTCTCATACACGAGCGCGAACGCTACCAGATAGCCGGAACCAGCGACACCGGTTGGGTTATCAGAGTCAGCAGCCGATTCGAGCCGGAAGAATATCTCAGAGAGTCGAAAGTCCTAGCCTCTTGAACGACCAGAACAATATGGCAGAAGGAAGCGTTCTGGCTTCCAACGGAAACCGTCAGGACGTGCTTAAGGCCATCTTCCGCAGGGGAGTGTTGCCGCAGTGCGTCGTATACGTTTTAGTTGTGTTCGTCGCGGGGTGGCTCCTCGCGTATTCGAACACGCTCGCCGGAGTGTGGAGAATCGTGTTCCTCCTCCTGTCCTGCCTGAACGCCGTTACGGGAGTGCGTGGATTCGTCAAAGCGTGCAACAGTTGGACAACCCTCCGCGACTGCGCGTATCCGAACATCGACGCGAACGCGGCTGAAACATGGGATTTGGCCGTGTGGCTTGCCAACAGTCCGCAGTTCGGAGGAACCCCCATTCGTGCCATGCGGCAGCAGGAATTGCGGGACGCGTTGGCTGAATACGGTCCATTGTTCCAATCGCACGCGCCGGAGGACGTCACCGTGCAGTTGAACCGACTCGAACGGCTCATGCACGACGTTGACTGGACGGGACAATACGTGCATGCGTTCCTGCTTTTCCGTCAAATGAAAGACTCCCATTTGAAATACTGGCGGCAGTTGGACGAAGCCTACTGGCAGACCTTGCGAAAACTGGGCGACGGCATGCGTTTGGAGGACATACGTGAGGACGTGCAGCTCTCCCCGCATCGCATGGTCATTTTGGATGGATTGCAGATTAACTGCGGGTCGCACGGCACCGCCGGAAAATACACGGTTGGTTATGAGGATGGCGGAGTCCTGTGAACTATCAGATGCTACGAGACGTTCGCACCGGACGAATCCACATGTTCTCCAGCAATTGTTGGATGCTTCGGGATTGGGTGGCGAAAAACATCGGACTGGAAGAGAACGGCGTAGCTCTCATACGCAGACTCGACCTGTTGGAAATGGAAAAATACTCCACCAAAATGATGGACAATCCTGAATCGTCCAGCGAGGAATACTGGCAAGCCAAAACCATGCATGACGGCGTGGTCAGAACATTCAAGGAAATGTCGCCGGTGTCGCGACTCGAATACTGGGACTGTCTGAACGACACTCCCGTCAACATCCTCTGAGCTTAGAAAAAACATTAAACCTCTGAAAGGAGCAGCATTGGACGAACAATCCTCTACCCAACGTTTCCGCGTCCTCTTGGCCGGTATCAGCGAAGGCGAGACCAGAATCCTGTACAGCGTCGAAAGAGGACGGTTGACCGCCGACGTCCTCAAAAGCAACATCGGCAGACGACTGCTGGATGCCGGACTCATCCGATGTAACGGGCAATCGGCCCCATCCCTCACCAAGGATGGCATGCGCCTCGTATCCACGCTCGCCCAAGGCGAGGCAGACCGTCCAATCCGACTATACGAGCGCAACAGCGAAACACTGCTCCGCCAAGCCGGACAGGGAACGGCCAACGCATACAAGGCCGGTTTCGAAAACGCCGCCGTCGAACTGCTGAACGACAAGCTGGTTCGCCTCGACATCGCAACGGGCGCTCTGACGCTGCTCCCTGCGGGACGGGAACTAGTGACATTCTCCCCCGCCTTATGAGAGGCGGGGGCTTCCTGCTCAAGAACCCCAATGGGTTCAGTATCGACAGGCTATCCCCACATGCCCTGTGGTTCGCACGATTTATGAGTCGTGCTACTCGATGATTCTCATTGCCTCATCCCGAATATTCCGGGCGGCGTTCACGTCACGGTCATGCAACACTCCACATGATGGGCACGCCCATTCGCGGACGCTTAAATCCTTGACCAGAGGATTCTTGTAACCGCAGTCGTGGCATAGTTGACTGGACGGATACCATTTGCCCACATGAACCAACCGTTTGCCTTGACGGGCGAGCTTGTATTCCAACATGGTGCAGAACATGCCGTACCCGTTGTCCGACGTGCTTTTAGCCAAACCTTTTCTGGCTTTGCGACCATTGGGAAGATAATGTCCCTGACGTTCGGGGTCTGGTTTCGGCTCGGGTTTCTTCATCATGCTTTTCATGCTCAGAGCCTCCACGCCGACCATATCGTATGATGCGACAATCCTGTCGGCTTTCTTATGCTGGTAGTCGCGTCTTTGATTGGCGGTCTTCTCATACAGTCGGGCGACCCGCTTGCACTGTTTACGCCAGTTGGCGGAACCTTTGACCATATGGGAAAGCTTGCGTTGCTCTCTGGCGAGCTTGTCCTGCATTTTTCGATAGTATCCCGGATATTCGGCGTGCTCCCCGTCACTGGAAACATACAGGCCGTGAGACGCGTAGTCCAATCCGACAGTCTTCACCGGCCTCACTTTTTCGGGTATTTGGGTCTCGTACTCGAAAAGGATTGTCGCGGTGTATCTTCCGGAAGGGCAATGCTCCACGGTGACGGATTTCAGTTTCCAATCGTCGGGGATACGCTTGTGTTGGCGGACCGCCAACCATCCGAGCTTGGGTAGTTTCAACCTCCTTGCCTTGTCATCCAATTCGATGTTGCCGTGGGACAGATTCGTCGTGTATGTCTTCCTGCCCCGACGTTTCGACTTGTACTTCGGAAAACCTGTTTTCCTGTCCTCGAAGAACCTCTTGTACGCCTTCTCCAATGCGAGTTGCGCGTTGCAAAGAGCGAAGCTATCCACTTCGCGTAGGAACGGGTACGTGTCCTTGTACAGGGCGGGCGTGGGACGGCATGATTCCCATGTGGCCTGATAGTGGGCGATGCGGGTTTCGAGCATGAGGTTGTATACGAAGCGTGCGCAGCCGATGGTGCGGTCTATCAGCCGCGCCTGTTCTTCGGTGGGATATGCGCGGAACCTCACGGCGATATGTGTCTTCATGCTTGGGTTCGGCTCTTCTCGCCTTGGTTCTCGATGTATTTGCATATCACCTCGACGGGTGCGCCACCCGTGGTGAGCAGGCAGAAGCTACGGCTCCAGAAACACTCCTTCCAAAGCTTGCGTCTGATTCCGGGGAACTCCTGTTTCAGCAGTCGGCTGCTGGCGCTCTTGTAAGCGTTGATGAACTTCGACAGTTCGCTTTTCGGCTGGGCGCGGAACAGGACATGCACGTGGTCCACGTCATGGTTCCATTCCTCCAACGTGATGCCGTACTTGGGTGCGATGTACTCGAAAATCTCCCGTGCGCGATTGGAAATCGTGTCATCGAACACTTTGCGACGGTATTTCACGACGAGCACGAGATGATAATGCATGAGGAACACCGAATGATGATTTGATTCAAGTTTCACAGCAATCACCTCGTTTCTGATGAGTACGACTGAATACCAGTATAGCATAGGATTATGTCAATTCACCACCCGCCTTAGAGGCGGGTGAACCCTTGACAAACCGGCGTTAGAATTGAGTCTGCGAGACCGTCTGAATCAGCTCGCGTTCGTATAGGAGATTGGAAAAATGCTGTCGCTATTGTCGCAGCAGAATGTGCTTATCGCTTTGGCTGTGGGAGCTATCATATTGGCGTTCATGTTCCTCGTGTCCGCATTGGAAGACTTGTTGGATAGGGATACGAGACTAGGGGAGTTGTGCAGTCGCAGGAACCTGAGATGGGCAGTGGTCATCCTGACCGTCGTCGTGGTTCTCGCGGTGGTGTCCGTCTGACGGTTTCTTGGTTTGGGGCGGCTTTTTTGCCGCCCTTTTTGTTTGTGTTGGTGGTTTCCTAGGTTAGGAACTATAATGGGATTGTTCACACAAAACAAAAAATGAAAGTCACGGAGAAAAAATGTCTGGCAAAAAAACCACTCCCAAATCACCGGAATACAAGAAAACCATCGACACCACCGGCTTCGGACTCACCTGCGTCACGGAACATGGATTCGACAACGATGGACTGTTCCACCACGAATACGCCTACACTCACGGAAACAGGAAGGCCGTCGTCCAAGTGACAGGAAGCCGGAAGCCCGCCGACTGGCACACCCGCCAAAGCGCCTACGCCTCCTACTATGAGGACGGACGTCAGGTAGGGAAGACCCGCGCCTACAACATCTACGAAAACGCGCAAATCAAAGCCGTCCGATGGGTCATGGGCTATGGTTCCGACAGCAAGGCCGATGAAGCATGCCGTGCGATGCGATTGGCGAAAAGCCGACGAAACCAGCGAATATGCCAGAGAATCCCCGAAGCGCTCCGTATAGAAGTGGACGGATTGGCCAACACTCTCGGGTTGAGGATTCACGGCAACGAGGACAACGAAACCGTCGAAACGTTCGTGGACGCCTATATCGCCGCCGCTGAAGACAATGGTCTTATCGAGCTGAGGGCACGCCAGCACGAGTACGAGACCTCAATCACCGCATGGCTGGACATGGCCGCCGGACGAAAGACGGAGGACGCTCCCGACTGGGAGAAGTTCAAGGCGACCGCCACGGCAATCGTCCCGCTCTATCAGGAGTGCAGGCGCAAGGCTGCGGAAAGCGTCGGACTCGCCGAAAAACTGGATTGAGGACAACCTTTCGTTTCGACCGCCAATGTGGGAGCATCTTCCAGAATCGACCTGTAGTCCTCCAACACTCCGACCGTCACGTTCAAATCGACGGCCACGAGGAACGCTTCGCCCTCGTACACTCGTTCGGACTGTATGTAGTCGAACGGATTGATGAGCAGTGTCGCGGTCTCCTTGCGCACATGCGTTTCGGCCTTGTCGTCGTATTGGCTCTGGCAACGGGCGTCCCCATGCGTCCAGTGGAGCAGTTCGTGGGCCAGCGTGCATCGTTTTTGCCGTTCGTTCAGCCGTGGGTCGATGATGATGATGTGCGTCAACTCGTCGTATACGCCGTTGATGTTTTCAGGCAGTTCCTCTTCGAATATGTGTGGTGCCGGTCGGGTGAGTTCCACGGCGTGTCGCATGCACTCGTAGCTCATACGCCTGTCGAGGGTGACGTTTCTGCCGTCCAATGGGGGATGGTTCAGCAATCGTCCTCGCTTTCCGCTTCCGCCTGTTTGTTCGGGTCGTGGTTCGCGGCCAAGGTGAGGTCTCCCGCATTGATTCTGCGTAGTACGTCTTGTAGCTGTTGTTCCACGATAGAAGGTTTTGTCTGGTAGCCGTTTTGTCCGGCGATTAGCTCCTCTGGCTCCATGTCCCATGCGTGGGCGAGTGTTTCGATGTCGGCGGGGAGCCATTCGACGGTTTCGTTGTATCGTGTGGTGACGTAGCTGGGGCTTTTGCCGAGTTGCCGTGCGATGTCCCGTGCGGAGAGTCGTCGGATTCCGGCTTCCGCTAGGATGCGTTGGTTGATTCGGCGGTTGAACTCACTGGTCTGGTTTTTTCTTTTTCCCATATTTTTATGATAGCTGGTTTTTAGCGCGAAACGCTTTGTTTTAGATTTGACTGTGTATTTTTATATGCTATTGTCTGTAAATACAAACACATGTTTAGTATGACGAACGAGAGAAGGATGCAAACCGGATGGCATGGAGAACAAGCCCCGGCCGACCGCGATAGGCGAGCGCCGCGAAGCGATGCATGTCACCGCATGGGATTGGGACACGCTCCCGATTTTGTGAGCGTGTCCAGTATGACTAAAATAAAAACGTCCACACACAACAACGAAACCACTACACAGGCCAGACCAAAAGGAAAAATTTGAGAAAGACCATCGACCAGAAAACCCTCTTAGACAGACGCTTCACCAGTCTGAGCGTCCTAGGACAGCACCTCTGGATGACGCTCCAAATACACCCGAAGACCAATGCCCTCGGCGTCTGCGACTGGACGTTCCGGAAAATCTCCGCATACTCTCGTGGCGGCACTCCTGAAATGCTTGAGCGAGCAGGTCGGGAGCTTGAGGGCGAAGGGCTTCTCGTCATAGACGCAGACAACGAAGAAGCCCTCCTGACCAACCATATAGACCTCAGCGCCGATTCCGGAACCGTCGAATCCGCTTATCTTGGAACAGCCAGCCCCCGACTGCGTGAAATCCTCGTCAGGGAACTGGATGACCTGCGCCGTCAGGGGAAACGGTTCCCGTTCGCATGGGACGAAATCTCGGGCATTCTCGCCGAATCGGATGACGGAATCCCCGGCGGTCCCGCCGTTCCGGACAAGGAAGCAGACTACGGGTCTGCCGACATGCAGGACAGCTCCGGCGTCTACGTTCCCGTTCCTACGGTCGAACCGGAGACCGTTCCGGCAGTGCGGCCTGAAACCTGTACTGCAAAGACGGTCGAAGAGCCGGACGAAAACCCAACATCCTCCAAACCCGCCGAACCGGAGGAGCTGTCAGGCAAGAAGCGTCGTGGCCGCCCACGCAAGCATCCCCTCCCGCCCGAAGGGGAGGACAAGCCGAAGCGTCGTCGTGGCCGTCCACGCAAGTACAGGCCGGAACCCGTCGAACTGGCGGACGGAACCATGGAACCGTCTTTCGGCGAACCCATGACCATGGAACAGGTGGCGCTCATGCCCCAATACGATTCCGCCGCCCCAATCGACATCGACGACGACGGCGACCCCATGTATGTGCAATGGGATGAAATCCCACAACAGCTGTGGTTCTGGCATCCGCTCCCGGAAGACTGGACTCCGACCGCCGAAGCCGCGCAACTGTACAAAGATTTGGGCGGCGGAAGCAAGACGACCGTCGAAGGGGCGGCAGACATGTTCCGTCGCCTGTACGACAGAAGCCTCTACACGGAGCGTGACAACGGGTTCAAAGCCGCGCCGCTCCCCCCGGACAGGCTTTTCGTCCAACAGCTGCTCCACTGGCGTCGTGAAAAGGACGAGGAAAACGCCCGCAAGGCCAAGGAGGCCGACCTGAAAGCCGTCCAAACCGAAGAGGACGAGCCTATGGTCGAAGCCGACCCCGTATGGGGACAGTCCGACGAATACGACACCATCGACGTGGAACCCGAAGACGAACAACCGGAGGAGGCAACCCCTCCGACTCCGGAGGAGGAAGCTCCGAAAGTCCGCCACTACAAGCGAATGGTGCCAAAAGACTGGAAACCCAACCAGAAGCACATCGACCGAGCCGAGAAGCTGAACATCGACATAGACACGGAAGCGGAGAAGTTCTACAACTACAGCCATTCCAACGGCAAGAAATACTTGGACTTCGACCGCGCGTTCGACAACTGGCTCCTCAACGCAGACAAGTTCAACAGGAACAGGCAGAACACCGTACGCAAGACCCGTAGCGAGGAAGGATACGAACACAACATGAGCATGCTGGAAGAAGCACTCGCGCAAGCCGGATGGGACGCATGATGCCCCCACAGCAGCCGATTCAGAAAACATCGTCCCCCACTCCCGCTTCGAACGGGAAGCAACATCAACCCCGAGCCTACGAGCGTCCATGCGCCATAGCCCTGCTGACCCAAATCAACAGCCACTACGGAAACAAGCCTTTGGACGAAACGCAGGTGGACAATTTCATCAACGAAATCGACCATACGGTCAAAGCCGACGAAGCCCGCCAAGCCATCATCGAGTTCTTCAAAACCCACTCGTCCAGAGACGCTTGGATAGTCCCATACGACATCAACCAGATGGTCAGAAGACAACGGCTCAGCCAAGTGCCGTCGCCAGCCGAAATCAGCCGAATGCTGGACGGGTACGGCATCACCGACGCGAACACCGCATGGGGATTCCGACGCGGGCTGACCTACGCCATCTCAAAAGGCGCTTCGCCGGAACGCGCGATTGAGTATGCGAGGAAACATTGCGATGACGTGAAAACCATCTCCAACACCCCCGACCAGTATCCGCAGCTCACCGCCGACGAAAACATCGGAAACAAGGATGGCGTCACATCGTTTTCCGCACTGTTGAAAGACTTTCGTGATTGGAAGACTGCCGTATTACCACCTCCTTCTCTACCGAAAACAACACCACAATCCACAACACCGACAAGAAAAAGGAAACCAGACAATGGCTGACGTGACCACCAAACTCATCCACGACACCTTCATTCAGAACCGTCCCGACCACGTCGGACGAGAGGAAGCCGAAGAACTGTTCAACCACTGGCTCGAACTCCACGGCTTCCAGCCGGAGGAACAGCCCGCCGCCCCAACCGGATTCGAATACGAGACCATCCCCGCCGAAGAGGATTCCACACCGTCTCCCGACGACTTGGACGCCATCGCACTCGCATCCGACAACGCGGTCAACTCCGCCGCCATGCTCTCCGACGTATTGGAATCCATGCCGGACGGCAGCAAGGAGGCGTTGACCTGCGCGTTGAACGACTTCGACTGCGCCGCCGAACACCTGCAAAGGCTGCTCGACGGATACGATTACAAGCCTTTGGACGAACGGGAGGAACGGTGAAGTAGAAAAACACAGACACGACAGTCCACACACAAAAAGAAACCAAAAGGAAAACATTGGAAACCAAAACCCAAAGGAAAATCCCATTCATCGCGGCAGTGACCGCATTGACCATGCTCGTCTCCGCAAACGTGGCATTGGCCGCAGAGGTCGGCAACCCAATCATCGTGGACAAGACCAACATGTTCACGGCTGATGAAACCGTTGACCTGTTGGGCGGCGACTTGGGTGAGGCGGCGAACTTCGGTCTCGTCGGCTTCGACTCCATCCATCTCAACGCGCACACAAACAGCAACATCGCCACCGAACACGCCTACATCGGAGCGGCCTTCGGCAATCACGCCAACGGAGTGGACGAGCCGGAAGTCAGCTACATGGACAAGGTTGACGGCAACATCAACGTCAGTCTGCCCGCCGACTCCAAAATCGTGTTCGGACAGTCCAACACCATCGGACAGACCGACAACGGCAACAGTTGGACGGTGAACGGCAACAAGCTGGAAATGCAGACCGGTGGAAGCCTACCGAAGTCGGAACGAGTGCTCAAGGACTCCAAGACCGTCAGATACCTTGACTTGAAGACCATGGAAAAGAGCATGACCAGCCTGTCAGCCAAGTGGTCGAAAACTCCGGAAGCCAACGCGACCCATGATTTCTCCGACATGAACAAGCGTCACATCGACGCCAACGGTGATGTCGCCCATATCAACATTGGCGCGAAGGAACTGCAAGGCAATCGGGTCACCGCCACCTTGGGGGAGAAGACCCGTCTTATCGTGAACGTGGACGCCGAAGGCGCGGACAATGTTACGTTGCCGCAATTGGACGTGGACGGCATCAGCCACGCCGAATACGCGGACTGGACAGACAAGTGCGTCATCTACAATCTGACCGACTCCAAAGCGAAGGACAGACAATACCACGGCAACGTCGGCACGGCGGGAGCCACCTCCTCCGTCATCCTCGCGCCCGAAGCGAATGTGGACGCATCCCAGAACGTCGAAGGGCAGATTATCGCCCAGAACGTGACCATCGGCGGCGAATTCCACCGCAACAGCGTGAACGTCCCCGTCGCCCGCCATGTGGAGGTGAAATTGGACGGTCAGGACAAGACCGAAACCACTCCGTTCGTCATGCCCCGGCCAGCCAAGGCACACTACCGTTTCACCGTCTGGACAACCAACCCGGACGGAACCGGCGACTCCTACAAGCCGGGCGAGACCGTGACTTCGATTCCGGAGAACACTACCCTGTATCCGCAATGGGAGGCGAAGCATGTGCTCCGCTATGACATGAACGGTGGCGACGGCCAGTATGAGGATTCCGACTTGCCAACCGACGTGTCCGACACGGTGCCGACCCGTGACGGTTATGAGTTTGACGGTTGGATGATTGATGGCGTCAAGGTCGATTCCGATAACACTGTTGAGGACAATGGTTCCGATGTGACCGTGGTCGCACAGTGGACTCCGGTTAAGCAGGATGTGACGCCGGCTAAACCGGACGCCCCATCCAAGGATGACGACAGCAAGACCGACAATGGTGGAAACGGTTCCGACGCTCCGAAGGATGATAATACGGACACGCCGTCCAAGGGCGACAACAAGCCGGACGCTCCGAAAGGTGACGACAATACCGACACTCCATCAAAGGATGACGGGAACAAGACCGAAACCCCGAAGGATGACAATACCGACGTGCCGAACAAGCCGGACGCTCCAAAAGACGATACGGACACGCCGTCCAAGGATGACGGCAAATCCAATGATGATACGGGTGCTCCCTCCGACGGCAAGAACGACGTGAACACTCCGAACGAGGACAAGAAGTCCGCCGACGCCGGTGACAACAAGACTGTGGACGTCAAGAAGAACGTTCAGCCCGCCCAACAGAACGAGCATGGTCTGGCCTCCACCGGAACCGCCGTCACCATCGCCCTCGCCGCACTGGTGATTCTGGTCGCGGCTGGTGCGACACTGCTTGTCGCCAAGCGTCGTCATGAGAATGAAAACTAGCCGGTAGATTTGTCGGCTGTGAATCCGACAAATCGTCAGGTGATTGGGGTACTTCGACTGCAACGAGGTGCCCCAATTTTCCTTTCGGCCTTTTAACTAAACTGGAACCAAGCACAAAGAAATACAGAAAAAACGATGGTATATCGTAACCCTTGGCGTGAAGCCTGTGAAAACGCGAAACAGCTACTCCGATTAGGCTTGACGCCGGAGGAAGTGGTGGAGCGTACCAGACTGCCGAAAAGCACCATCGACAGGATAGCCCCGCCCATCTTGCGGGAGAACGCCCAACGCAAGGCAGTCGAAGAAGCCGAACGAGCCGTGGAACGCGAACACAGGAAAGTACTCAAAGAAAAATACCCGTGCCCCATGTGCGGCAAAGGATACGGTATTGCGGACGGTGGTGTCACGACCGCGTTCCTGAACGGTGCCGTTCAGCCCGTGGACTCCACTGACGTTCCGGAATCGTCCCCGTTTTTCCGCCCATATTGGGCGCACTGCTCCAACAAGCGTTGCATCGCCCGGCTCATGTTCCCCCGAGATTCGGAGGAGGACGCGTTGGCCGCGTTCGTGTTGGGAGAGTGGGTGCGGCCTCACCCGTTCCGCAGTTTGAAGGACGGAACGGAGTGGACATGGTCACAGGTCGGACTGCGCAACGAAGTCATCCACTTGTTGGCGGACCACACCACGGAACAGGTCGAACAGCTTGGATTCAACCCGCCCGCCGTCGAGAAACTAGCGAACCAACTGGCGCTGCGGCGTATGGAACTGAATCCCGAGGAGGCGTTCGACACGACGCTCATGTGCCCCAAATGCGGACACAAGGGCGAATACCGCAAGGCCGTCAACCCGGTCACGCACAGGAAGACCAGCTGGGAATGCTGGTGGCGGGTCGGATGTCCCAAATGCGGTGCGAGGACAGTCAACTCGTTCCCGACCCAAGCACAGGCTCAATCCGCGTTCGAGGAGAACGACCTATTGCGGGAGCCTGAAAAATAGGAAAGGCTAAAAAATAATGGGACTATTCCAATTCCTTTCTAGACGGAAGCCTGAAAGTGAACCGGCCAAAGCCAGTCCGCCTTCACTCGCACAGGACAAGCTCAAAGCCGTCATATACGGTCTCGCCATCGGCGACGCCTTGGGCGTACCTTACGAATTCCAGCAAAGAGACACATTCACCTGCACGAGATTGACCGGACACGGAACCCACAACCAGCCAGCCGGAACTTGGAGCGACGACACCGCATTAAGCCTAGCCACCTTGGACTCACTCAACAAATGCGATGGCAAAGTAGACGCGACAGACCTGATGATACGTTACAAAATGTGGCTGGAATACGGAATGTACATGCCGGACGGCAACACATACGATACCGGCATCACCGTCGCCACGGCCATCAGGTCGGGGCATGGTTGCGACGGTCTGGACGATAACGGCAACGGTTCGCTTATGCGGATGTCCCCATGCGCCTTCTACCATTTGACCGACGAGGGAATCAGACAGGTCAGCGCCGTAACTCACGCGCATGAAATCAGCTTGACGGCGTGCGTGCAGTACGTGCGAATCCTCGAAGGACTGGTGAACCATGTCCCTCCGCATAAGGCGATAACCGATTCGGGATTCCCGTTCGACCCGACGATTCCAAGAACGGAAGTGGAATCGGATGGTTTCGTGCTCCACACTTTGAACGCGGCACTCTGGTGTCTGACCAACACCGACAATTATCAGGACTGCGTGCTCACAGCAGTCAATCTCGGAGAGGATACAGACACCACGGCCAGTGTCGCGGGAGCCTTGGCCGGAGCCGTCTACGGTTTTGAGTCCATCCCCCAAGAATGGGTCGGAAAACTACGGGAACGTGAGCTTATCGACATGTACGTTTCGGAAGCGACACGAAAATACTGACCCCTTTCGGAGTATGTTTTATTTAAAAAGAAACACACTCCTGAAAGGAAAACCAATATTGAAATATCTACTGCTGATACTCATGCCATCATCCATCCTGCAATGGCTGCTCTTAATCGCATGCGTTGCGGGAGGATGGTTTCTATTCTCCACCCGATTTGAAACCTCAAAGAAATCCGTCGAAACGGTCAACATATGGGGGGCTGTATTCGGTGTCGCGCTGTTCTACGGATTGAAGAACGGTCTCGGAGGATTGGGTGACATGTTTATGTCGCTCAGCGGAACATACGTGGACGGGTACCCGCATCCGCAAGTCCCGCTAATCAACGCGTTCGTCGCCATTCCACGCATCTTCGTCAGCATCCTTTGCCTAAGTTTCGTATATGGACTCTACCAGCCAGTATCCAAAAAAGAGTACGAGGATTATGAAAAACAACGGCAGCAGGACGAAGCCAAGGAAGCCGAACAGTCTCTCAACCAGACAATCGACCAGATAGGTTCGGTTTTCAACCTCATCAAAGCGGAACCCGGACAGCCGAACTATCACGGGTACAGGCTTGTGAACGAGGACAACGGCGGACAGCCGAACGCATTGTGGAACACCATGACCCCAACCAACATCCAACAGGCAAGAAACCAATTCCGCCTATACGGCAACCCGGGTGGCGGACTGTCCCAATCGGACTTCTCCACGAACGAGATTCAGTCGGGGCAGAAAGGCGAACAGATTCTCGCCAACATGATTACCGGCAACTGTCCTAACGTGGTTTCCTTCTGGTCGTTGCACGGGTTGGACAAACAACGCCGGTTCACTGACGCGGACATCGACTGCGTGATTGCCGGACAGGACATGCAAGGAAAAACGCACTTGTGGTTCGTGGACGCGAAGAACTACAAAGGCAATGCGGATACGGCCTACCGTAATCTCACGTCGGACCAACTGTTGCGAATCAGCATCGGCCAGCACGCGTTCGAAACCGGCGTGGACGGTCGTCCGGATTTGAAACTTTCCTCGAACATGAACTGGCAGAGGGATATGTGGGCTTCCATGTTCTCTGGCAAGCCTGTTGAAGTGGAGTGGCTTGTCTGCATGGTGCCAACCTCCGATAAGGGCGTGCCGGATGTGAATGGCGTCATGTGGCCGGGGAATATTCCTTGTGTGACGCCGGAGGAGCTGGTTCGACGTGTGAACGCTGTCGGCTTGGATTCGGTGCAGAACATTCCGTTGGATTGGTTGGACATGTTTAAGAGGCAGCTTAAGAAGTAGAGGCGTGGCGCGGGTTTGTTCCCGCGCCTTTTGTTTTTGTGTGGGCGTGTCTCCACCACTAATTGATATACTGGGATTGTTCACACAAAAGGAGATTAGGAATGCCAAGCCAAGCAACAATCCTCGTCCAACGCGGCCTCGTCAAAGCCGAAACAGCCACACAAAAAGACTGGCAGACCATCGACAGTCTTCGAGACAAAAGATTCAGCCTCCCACTCGAATGGGAGCGAATCCAACAAATTCTCACCAATCATCCGAGCATCCGCCCATATCTATACCTCTCAACAGGATTAGACGGACTCGTACTGCTCAACACAGACACGGGAGAAACCGCAAGCGCCCAACCCCTCATATTCGAAATCCTCTCAAACGAGAACGACACCATGTTCCAAATGGTCGAACAATACGTTTGCAGATGGGATGAAACCACACCCACGAAAACCCTCATACGGCAAGGCAGAATAGACGAAGCCAAACAGCAGATAGAACATGCCACGATGTTAGCGCCGACAGCCCTGATGGAACTCGTCTACCAGCTCGTCCCATGGAGGGAACTGGCAGACGGGCAGTACCAGCGCTTGACGGCGTTGAATGTCAGAAAGAACGAGGAGTATCCCACACGCCAATTCGACAGGCATCTGGTCAGATTGCTCCGGCAGACCAAGCCTTGCGTTGGGGGAGAAGGGTCGTTGGAGAGGACGTTCGACAAGCCCATAACAGTGTATAGGGGTGAAATCGACAAGAGCGTGCATTTTGGTTTGAGTTGGACGACCAGCCTGAACGTGGCCCAAGGGTTCGCGGAACGATTCGGCAAGGAAGGAACCGTATATTCGACCGTCCTCAAACCCGAAGAAATATTGGCGGCCTATGCCAACGATGGTGAACAGGAGGTTCTTGCCAAGGTTGACGCAAGCCGCGTGGAAGTGGTTTAGGGGTGGCGTGTCACATATTTTCACATGGTATACTGGAATTGTTCACATAAAGAAGTTCTTAAAGGAGACTAAATTGACTGTCACCACATATTCCCATGGGAATCCATCCCTGTAGTAATAGACCCATCTGGGTTGATGTTGTCCTTGGTGATGGGAGCGAAACCCCCTCCCATAGAGTCCTTATCATTCTTCCAATCCCAAGTGCCACCAGTAGATGTTCCACCGCTGACAGAGCCTCCTGAAGAGGAGCCGGTGTTCGAATACGATGGGGCGGACTGGCTCGTCCTTCCGGAATACGAGCCGCCTACGTTCGGATATGCGTAACCGGAATAACCGCCTGACGGGGTGCCTACAGACTGGGCTTGAGCCTGAGCCTGTTGCGCCTGTTCCTGAGCTTGCTTCTGCGCGTCGGCCTGAGCCTTGGCGTTCTTGGAATCGTTCACGGACTTCACGGCCTTGGAGAGCGTGTCATTGGCGGCGGTCAACGATTTCACGTCAGCCTTCTTGTCGCTACTGGTCTTCTTGGCGTTGTCGATGGCGGTTTTCAGGCTTTCGCGGGTCTTGTTGTCCTGTACCTTGCCTTCGGAATCCTTGTACAGGTTTTCCGCGTCGGTAATGGTCTTGTCGAGAGCAGCTTTCGCATCCTTGACCTGCTTGGCGGTCTTGGACGCCTCCACCCCGCGCATGGCCTTGCCGATGGCGTTGATGGAATCGTCAGCTTCGGTCATGTCATTGGAGATGATGGTTTTGGCCTTGGATATGCTCCGCAGATTCCACTTGGCGACGTTTCCGACGTCCGGAATGCCCTTCCGGGTTTCACTGGTCTTGACGCTCTTGTTCAACGAGTCCAACACGGTCTTGTCAAGCACGTCCGACTCCTTCGTGGCCTTGACAAGGGATTGCGCTTCCGCAATCTTCTTCACAAGCTTCGAATCAGACTCCTTGGCCGACTCAACCCGAGACTCGTAGGAACCATACGCACTGTTCGACGCATACGCGTAGCCACCAACACCAGCGAGGACTACGATTGCCGCGATGGTGCTGGCGATGATGACTGTCTTTTTGCTTGGCTTTTTCTTCTTGTTCTCGTTTTCCTCATCCAAGTCAAGTGGGGAGATGGTCTGGGTCTCCTCAAGGTCTTCGTTCTTTTCCATTGTTTTTTGCTCCTTCGTTTTTCTGATTTCGATTTTCCCATGGGGGGTAGGCGAACACTACTCTTTGATGTGGACAAGCCCACTATAGCACAAGATTGGGTGTGTTGCAATATTTACGCAAGGCAGTGAGTGTAGGAAAAATACGAAAATTCAGCAATACCAACGCCTACGACGCTGATAGACGACAGGCTCATCCCAATCCTCGTCCATTCTACCACCGTTGTATGCGACTACGGCGGCACGCAACGCGTCTCGAATCTCCGTCTCACTCCCGTAATCCGTGTACCAGTCGTCCTCAATCCAACGCCAATCACACCATCGACGTGCGGGAACATGCGGATTCCTTTTTCTCGAATACGCGTAGCCTTTCAAGTCGATTTCCTCGAAGGAATATCCCCAACCGAAAGTGCGGGTGCGGGAGAAATCGCATGAGCGAGCGTCCTCCTCGATGACGGAATACGGTCTGTCCTTGAATGTCCTCGACAACGGCATCTCCTTCCGATAGGTTACTATCCAATGATAGTGGAACTGTCCACAAATTCAAGAACAGCGTAAAAAGCGCCTTCTCATTGTAAGAAAATCCCTTTTTTCAAAAGGTTGACTGTAACAAGTCTGATATATATGAAAGATGATGATGACAAACCTCTAGAGGAGTATCTATGGTTAATCCATTGAGTAAGACTCTCCGGAAAGACAAGCCACCCATTCTGAAACGGGTAGGCAGGGCGGCTGCGGCTCTTGCAACGGCTACCGCCACATTGCTTTCGGGAGTGTTGACTACCGGGACTGCTTTTGCTACTACGACTCTGGGACTGCCGGGGTACAACACCAACGCCAGTTTCAGCGTGACATTCAGTAACGGTCTTTCCATGTATGGCGAGCAGGTCATCGGTCCTATCGCTATGAAGGATGGCCGCTATGCCTACTGTCGAGAAGCCAGCGTCGTGACCGACCAGAATCCGAATAATGGAACTTGGTCAGAGACGTCCGACCCGACGGCGCAGAAACTCGCCTACATTGCCGATAAATATAGGAACGACGGTAGCGATTTGACCCAAGCGGCCATCACCTATCTGGTTCACATGCACTTCGATAACAGTGGTGGTCAGGAGTATATGGCCGCCGTCGGTAGGGCAGGTCTTAAGAACGGCAACTGGAATGACGTGGTCAACACCGCCAACAGGATGTGGAACGAGGCCGCCGTTCCGGCAGGAGCCAACGCTTCGGTAGCCTACACCCAAGGCAAGCGTAGAGGAACAGTGAACCCGGGCATCCTCGATTCCTCCAGACATTACATCGGCGGCATCCAATACACGCTTCACCTGAACGGTCCGGCGAAGTTCGACCAGAACAATTCGAACACCCTTTCTGGCGTCACGAACGGAAGCGAACAGCATATTCCTTGGACCGCCACAGGAAACGGCAACGTCACAGCCACCGTGTCATACCCGAAATACAAGGCGACGCTGCTCAACTCCCCATCACAGGATTTGTTCCGAGCCGCTGACCCTGAAAACGCTACTTCCAGCGTGTCATTCAAGGTTGAAAGGGACTTCCAGCCGACCGTCACCACCAGTGTCAGCAAGAAACAGTTGACCCGTGGCTCACCGGTTCAGGACAATGTGACCTCCGGCGTCGCAACCTCCGACGACGAGTGGGCGGACGGCGTGCCCGTCAAATTCAAAGGCTACTATTTCGTAGGCGACTCCAAGCACATCCTCCAAATCATCAAGAAGAACAATGGCGAGAATCCGACCGACTATCTGAAACGTCTGCGTGAAACCGACGGCATCCGACAGGTAGCCGCCGCCACCGCCAGCTTCACCAACAGCGGCCAGACCAACAAGGTCACGGCGAAAGCCGCAACCGGAGCCATCGACTACGACACCGTGAACGGTTTGGACGACTATCAGGTGTCCGACGAGGACGCAGGACTGTTCGGAACATGGGTTTGGGTCGAAGTCAAATCCGACCAGTCCCAGCAGGACTACATCAAAGGCGATTACATCGACGAGTTCGGCAAGGCTCAGGAAACATCCGTGAGCGTTCTGCCGCCGAACCACGACTCCACCGTATTGGAGCAGGAGTCCGGCATGAACAAGGACATCCTCGATGAAATCAACATCAGCCGACTGCCATCCGACTACAGCAAGTTCACCGGCAATACGGATTACGGTTTCAACGCCGACGCGAAAGCCAAGATTCGTGTCTGGTGGACCGGTTCCGGCACCGGCAACAAGCAAGAGGACGAGAAATACGTTCCGACCACCGAGGAGGAGCCGACCCCGGACGCCAACCATAAGCTGATTGGCGAATGGGAGGTTCCAGCCATGAACGGCAAGTACAAGGTCGGCGGCGGCAAAATCATCCTCTATCCGAGCGACGGCAGCGACGCGAAGACCGTAGCCGACAACGTGAACATCAAAGCGACCACCAAAGCCGAATGCGGCTACTACGTGTTCATCTACGACTTCCCCGGCTCCGACCGCGCCCAAGGGTTCAAAAGCGCGTACAACAATCCGTGGGAACGTTCCTTCATCAGTCAGGACGCCCAGACCGTCACACTGACCACCAATGTGAACAAGACCACCGTCACCCAAGGCGAGAAGTTCTACGACACGGCCACCATCGCGGGTTCCGTCCCGCGCGGCTCCTACGTCACGTTCACCGCCTACGACGCTGTGACCGGAAACCCGGACGTGTCCACCAACAAACTGTTGGATAACAATCGTGTGAATGTCACCGACGAACAGGCCGACCATTCCGACACCACACAGTTCGAAGTGAAGTCTCCTGAAATCAGCACCAGCAAGATTGGCAAGGTCTATTGGGTCGCCAAACTCTACAATAACAAAGGCGACGCCCTCGCTGGCCACGCCATCGGATTGGAGAACGAGACCGTCGAAGTGGTAGGACCATCCCTCACCACCAAGACCAGCACCCAGCAGACCTACGTCGGACGTCCGTTCCACGACACCGCCGTCATCAACAACAAGATTGACGCCGGAGCCTACCTGACGTTCACCGCCTACGATGCGGTTTCCGGCAAGCCGGACACGAATGCCACGAAACTGCTCGACAACAAGCGCGTAGACATTCCCGCCGACAAAATCGCCTCCTCCGGCGCGGGCAAGAGCATCACCGTCGATTCCCCGGACGTGACCGCCACCAAGTCCGGTATCGTCTACTGGAAGGCGACGCTCTACAACAGGGACGGCATGGAACTCGCAACCCACGAGCTTGGCGCGACCGGTGAAAGCGTCCTCATCAAGAACCCGTCCATCACCACCAAGGTCAGCAAGGAACAGGTTTCCATCAACGAGGAGTTCGCCGACACCGCCACCATCAACGGTGAATTGTCTTCCGGCGATTACGTCACCTTCGACGCTTACGCCCCGGTCTCCGACGCTCCGAACGCCCAAGGTGCGAAACTGCTCGATTCCGAGCGTGTGAACATTCCGGCAAAGGATGTTTCGGCAAGCCAGAACGGTCAGGCCATCACCGTGACCAGTCCGAAGACCCACGCCGCCGAAGGCGGAAACGTGTATTGGAAGGCGACCCTGCACCGTGCCAACGGTGCCGTGCTCGCCACCCACGATTTGGGTGTGGCCGGTGAGACCGTTCAGGTCAAATATCCGACCATCACCACGCACGTGTCCTCCACGAGCGTTGGTGTCGGCGAGGACTTCTCCGACACCGCCGAAATCAAGGGTGTCGTCCACGCGGGTGACTTCGTGGTGTTCCGCGCCTATGACGCGGTGGGCGAGAAACCGGACACGAACGCCAGCCTCCTGCTGAAAGACCAGAAAGTCAACATCACCGCAGCTCAGGCCGAAGCTTCAGCCCAGAACAAGACCGTGACTGTCAAATCCAAGACCGTCAACACCATGAACGGTGGAAACGTGTATTGGAAGGCGACCCTGTACGACAGGCAGGGACGCCAGCTCGCGACCCACGACCTTGGACTGCCGGAGGAAACCGTCACGGTTCGTCCTCCGACCATCACCACCCAAGTGACCAAGACCAAGGTCAAGCCGAGCGAGGAGTTCTCCGACAAGGCGACCGTCAACGGCAAGGTGCTCAAAGGCTCCTACGTCACGTTCACGGCCTACGACGCCGTGTCCGGCGACCCGGACACGAACGCTCTGAAGCTGTTGGACAACGTTCGCGTGAACATCAAGGACGCCGACGCGGAAGCGTCCGCAACCAAGAGCTTCACCGTCACCAGCCCCGTCACGCACACCGACAAGTCCGGTTCCGTGTACTGGGTGGCGGCACTGTGGTCTCCGCAGGGCAAGCAGCTCGCCACCCACGAGTTGGGTCTGCCGTCCGAAACCGTTCAGGTGAACCCGGGTGGCATCGTCACGTCCAACGCCCAGAAGATGGGTGCGACCGGCGAACAACTGTACGATGAAATCACCGTGTACGACGAGACCAGCGAAGCCGAGTCCGCCGACGGTCAGGTTCACGAGGGCGAAGGCAACAGCAATCCGACCGGCGTCATCGGCCGAATCCCGCAAGGCTCCACCGTCACCGTGGAAATGTACCGTCAAGCCAAGGAGGACAACGGCGACAACGGCCTGTTCAAGATTGCCGAGAAGACCGTCACCTTGGACACCAACAATTTCACCGCAATCAAGGCCGGTCAGGAAGGCAACCGTCCGGGCAAGCTGACCTTCAAGGTCACCGACCCGAGCTTCAAGACCAGCAAGGCCGGAATGGTGTACTGGAAGACCACGTTGAAGACCCCGCAGGGCGGCGTGCTCGACCAGCACATCTACGGCGAATACGGTTCCGACCACAAGACCGGCTACAAGAGCTACGAACGCACTCCGGTGCAGAAGTACTCCACCACCGTGTCCAAGAAGTGGCTGAGCGACGCAAACGGCAACTACGAGGACAAGACCACGCAAATCTACGACGTGCTCCACCAGACCTCGTACGAGCAGTATGACGGCGAATCCATCAACGGCGACACCTACACCACCGGCGATTCCGCACAGACCGCGAAAGGCGCCAAAGTCCAGTTCGAAATCTGGGCGAAGGACGGCGCGAACGCCGGAAGGATGGTCAAACAGTACAATGCCGAAGACCTCCCGAAGGTGCGCACGCTCGCCAAGAGCGAAGACCCCGACGAGAACCATCCATACGTGGGCGAGGACATGCTGGACAACTACCAGAACGTCAAATCCTCCACGTTCACGATTCCGTCCGACTGGTCTGCCAACAGGTACTACTACCGTGTGAAAATCACCGTTCCGACCACCACTCCGGGCACCGGCAACGACCCGACGGACAACAATCGTGATGTCGTCTGGTACGGCGGCGACGACGAGTCCGAAGAGTTCGACGTGATTCACATGGACACCACAAGCACCGAACCCCTGTGGCTCGACAGCATGAACGTGTCCGACGAAATCACGTTGAAGGGCAACATTCCGGCAGGTTCCCAGTATGAGGCCGAACTGTGGCGCACCAGCAAGGACGGCAACGTACGCAAGGACGCCGCCACCAAGCAGGATGATTCCGACCACAACGGCATCGCCTCCGAAAAGGTCGCCACCACCGGTCGCGTGGACGTCCCGTCCAAGGCCGTCGGCGCTCACCTCAACGGAGTCACCTTCCGTTCCAAGAGCGTGAAGAACCCGGGCGTCGGCTCCTACATCTGGCGTGTGAAAATCTACACTCCGGAAATGCCCCACAAGGATGGCAACGGCGTCGGAACCGGTGGAGACACCAGCATGAACCCGTCGTTCGGCGTCATCACCAAGGAGTGGATGACCGCCGCAAAGGCTACCACTCAGGCCGATGACACACAGGCTGGCGACTACTGGCAGAACGCCACCGCCAAGCAGAAAGGCAACGGCGACGGCTACGCCGACCGTTGGCTCCTGTTCGACGGACGGAACGTCGCATCCGAGAAGTTCGAGGTCGTGAAGCTGACCACGAACGTGACCGGCACTCCGAACATCCACACCAGCGAAGGCGAGCATTACGTCGATGTCACCAACGGCAACGACGTGAACGACAAGCTCACCATCACCGGCTACATGCTTAGGGATTACAAGGTCGCGTTCAAGCTGTACAAGCAGGCCGAGAATCAGACCGCCGACAAGGACACCGTCGTCAAGACCCTCGACCCGGTTGCCCTGACCGAAGCGCAGAAGACCCTCGACTCCGCCACCGTGCATCTGACCGAACCCGCCGACTACTACTGGCAGTGGGTGTTCACCAAGCCGGATGGCACCGCCTTCCAGCCTGACAACACCAATCCTGCGGTCTCCGACAAGCGCATCAAGGACGAGTCCTTCCACGCCGTCCGTGTGACCACCAGCACGTACAAGTGGGCTTCCAAGAACGGAACCGTTCAGGATGTCGCACGACTCGAAGGCCACCTGCCTGAGAACGCGACGCTCACCTTCGAAATGCACGACTACGCTACCGGAAAGAAGGTCGCCTCCACCAAGGCCGCCACCCTCAAGGAGCTTGGCTTCGACAAGTCCAGCATCGACCAGCAGTTGACCAGTCCGAGCCTCAAGGTTCCGGACGCCATCGACTATTACTGGGTCGAGGTTCTGAACCTGCCGAAGGACGACCAGAACACTCCGTTGCACACCGGCAAGGACAAGGTTAAGAACGAGTCCTTCCGTTCCATCGAAGCGCAGACCGATGTGGCCACCGAACGTTACGTGGGAACCGTGGTCAAGGACCACGCCGACCTGACCAACGTGAAGTGGAAGCAGTCCGGCGACATCCGCGACGATTTGACCCAAGGATTGGACGCACGCTGGTTCCTGTACAAGCAGGGAGACGGCGGCGTGGAGACCGATAAGAAGATTCTCACCGGCGACTACGTGCATCTGGCCAGCGGACAGACCGAAGCGTACGGCCCCGAACACAAGATGGACGAGGTGGGCGACTACTACTGGGTCATCGAAATCAGCGACCCGAGCGAAAACCACAAGGTCGTCAAGCTGGGCACCCAACGCGACCCGCGTGAATCGTTCCGTATCGTGAAGGCTTCCTCTGAAGCTCAGGTGGCGCAGCAGGTCAACAAGCCTACCAAGGACACTGTGACCATTACCGGACATCCGGCTGAAGGCACTTTGGTCTCTTGGAACCTGTACAAGACCAACAACGCCGACGACGACAATTATCTGATTGACAAGACCGAGCAGCAGGGCGAAGGCGAAGACGAAGGTGAAGGCTCCGACGGTACTGACGCCGATGTCGAACCTCAATCCGATAACGGCGAAGCCTCCGACAGCATGCTCGTCGCAAGCTATCAGACCCCATCCGACGGCGCTCACCTCATCACCGCCGAGGAAGCCGCCGAAGCGTTGAAGAACGGCAAGGTGACAGTGGAAAGCCCCGGGTACACTCCGACCGAGGTCGGGGAATACTACTGGGTGTTCAGCCTGACCAGTCCGACGAAGAACCTCGCCGGTGACGGACAGCCGAACAAGCCGCAGAACGACACGGACACCAGCCACTTGGAGTCCGAGGACTTCTTCACCGACCGCGCCCACGTGGCCGACGAGACCGTCCAGATTATCGACGCGACCACCAAGACCAAGCCGCTGGGTCATGTCGGCGAGAAGTTCCACGACACCGTGCTTCTTCAGGGACGCGTGCCGGAAGGCTCTCAGGCGGACGCCACCCTCTACCGTCAGGTGGAAGGCGACGATTCCAGCAAGGACGAGGAAGTGCTGACCACGAAGCGCACCACGCTCTCCGAAGGCCAGACGTTCGCCGACTTGGAGGATGTGACCGTGGACAAGACCGGCGTGTACTACTGGCGCGAGCACGTGTACGTGCCGACCAAGCACACCACCTCGGCCGACCATGGCAAGAAGGTGGAGGTCGAGAAGACCCCGACCATCACCGGAAAGCCCCGCGTGAGCAACGAGACCGTCAGCGTGGTCAACGTGACCACGACCACGCACCGTCTGGAAGCATCCGGCACCAAGCTTCAGGACAAGGCGAAGATTGAAGGCGACGTCGTTGACGGCTCCTACATCATCTTCACCCTGTGGAAGCAGGCGGACGGCGACGATTCCAGCAAGGACGAGAAGGTGTTCGTCAGCGACAAGGTGATGCTCAAGGCCGGTCAGAAGGAAGCCGTCTCCCCAACCTACGAGGTCAAGGAGACCGGAACCTACTACTGGCGCGAAAGTATCTACAATCCGGTCGAGGACACCGACATCCCGCCGTGCGTCCCGCCGACCGGCAACACCGACGAAGACCATCCGTGCGACACTCCGGCCCATACCGAGAAGCCGCGTACGCCGGGCGAGACCACCGACGTGGTGAAGGTCACGACCAAGGCCCAAGCCAACGGCACGGCCACCAAGCCGGTCAAGGACACCGCCCTCATCGAAGGTAGGATTCCGAACGACGACTACGAGCTGGTGTTCGAACTGTGGAAGCAGAACGGCGACGACGTGAAGGACGACCGAAAGGTCGCCACCACCGACGCCGTGAACGTTCCGAAGAACGCGGCCACGGTCGATTCGCCGGAAGTCACTCCGACGGACGCCGGAACCTACTATTGGCGCGAGAAGCTGGTGGAGAAGTCCACCAACAGGCTCGTCCACTACGGTGACGCCCGCGTGCCGGGCGAGACCGTCATCGTGGGCGAACTCGCCAAGACTGGTATCATCGGCGGACTCATCATTCCGATTGTCGGAATGTTCGCAGTGCTTGGACTGGGATTGGCTGTCGTCTCGACAGGCAAGCGTCGCATCGCTTCCCTTGCGAACGGCGCTCACATGTCCGGCTCTACGAGGTGACGGACTGAGCTGGTGGGGGAGGGGACTGTAGGCGTCCTTTCCCACACCGTCTAGTTTGGGGAGGTGCGGAGTTAAGCTCCCCACCTCCCCAAAATTTTTCTTTGAAGGTCTTTAATATAGGAAAAAACACGGGAAAGAGGAAGATATGCGAAAACCTATCGCCCTGCTTGCGGCGGGGTCGATGATGCTCATGCCACTATTGGGCACTGCGGTCGTAGCGTCGAACCCCATGACGGCATACGCCGAATCATCCAGCAGCACCGTAAGCGACTATCCGGAAGGAGTCACCGCCTATCTGGACGGTACCCAACTGGCCAGCTTCGACCCATCCGGCAACGGAGAGGTGTACGACGCCACCGGACGGACGGTCGAACTGTCGGGAGTGCCCGACGATTGGACGGTGCAATGGGACAGCAGAGTCAACGGAATCACCAACAAGGATTCCATCATGTACATCCTGTCCAACGGTTCCACCACATACCATTACTGGTTCGACGGGGCCAACGGCGCTGTCCACACCGTCGAAGAGCTTCACGGCATGACAATCACGTTGAACGGACAGAAGGTCGATGGCGACATCACCAAGGGATTCACCATCCACAACGTGACCGCCAGTGACATGAAGGGATACGAGAACGCCCCATTCGGCTGGGTGCTCGACGGCGATTCCGAAAACGACCATTACACGTATACCGCCCATCCGAAGGATTCGGATACGCCAAGCGTCCAATACACGTTCATGTATGACGACACCCGACCCCACGACAGCATCAACTCGCTGAGCGGCCTGAAAGCGTATCTGACCGTTGACGGCACCGCCGTGAGGGGCTTCGACTACACGCTCGCCAACACCGGCACCATCGCCATCCCATTGAACACCGACGTGCGTCTGGAAGGCGTGCCGGACGGCTGGAAAGTTGACTACAACAATCCTTCCACCGGAAAAATGAACCGGGTATACACGCTGACCGGACCCTGCGGCGACACGTTCACCTACATCTTCCACCCGACCTCCGCCTACAAAGGCTACTATTACATCGACCAACTCCAATACGTCCGTGCGTTCGTTGACGGTGAGCTGTTGGATGGATTCGACTACAGGGGCGGCGCATGGAGCCTTCCCGAAAACACCAAGAACGTTGAAATCGCCAACGTGCCGGACGAATGGAACACGCAACGTACCGTTGACGGCAATACCATCACCTACGTGGTGTCCAGTCCCAACAATTCCGTATCGGCCACCTACGTGTTCAACATCGCCAACCATCAGGCGAGTCTGGACGAACTGGCGAACGTGAAAGCCATCGTGGGAGGCAGTTACGTTCCCGGATTCAACCCGAAACAGTCCGGCACCTACGAGTATGAGGAAGGTCAGGGAATCGCCATCGTCAACGTGCCGTCAGGTTGGAAGCAGACCACGACCGATGGCGACGGATACAAGGTGTACACGCTGACCAGCGGGAACCTGTCGGTATCCTACCGTTTCAACAGGCATGTGAAGACCTATTCCGTGAATGAACTCGCCAAAGTGTCCGCCTCGACCGAAGACGGCATGGTCAAGGGCTTCAAACCGATGGAGTCAGGCACCTACACCATAGGCGAGCATGCGACCGTGCTGATTACCGGCGTGCCAGATGGCTGGAATGCCAAATCATCCAACAATGATATGACCTACACGCTGACCAGTCCCGACGGGAAAATCAAAGTCGTCTACACCTTCGAACATGCGAAACACCAGTATTCCGCTTCCGAATTGAAGAATGTCACCGCGCAACTGCCCAACGGCGATTATCTCAATGGATTCGACCCGGTTTCCGGCGGAGACTTCACCGTGCCCATGGGCACTAAAAGCGTTTCCATAGGTCATGTTCCAACGGGGTGGAAACTTGCCAAAAAGGATGGCATGTCCTACGTTCTGACCAGCGCCGACGGGAAGGTTTCCGTATCCTACAATTTCCACGCAAAAAGCGGGTATACGGTAAGCTTCGACACTGACGGCGGGACGACCGTTCCATCGCAGACCGTGGAGAACGGTGGACTGGTCGCCGCTCCTGACGATTATCCTTCAAAAACCGGACACCGGTTCCAAGGATGGTACGTGGATGGTGTCCCATACGATTTCACACAGCCTGTCCGCTCCGACATGGTTATCACCGCGAAGTGGAAGGCAAACACATATGAGGTGTATTTCGATGCCGGAGCCAGTGAAGACTGGTATCCCATGCAAACAATCACGTACGGCGGCAAGGTCGTCAAACCTGTTGACCCGACTTTGGACGGATATGTTTTCGCCGGATGGATGTTGGACGGCAAGGCATACTCTTTTGACACTCCCGTGTCTGACGATATGACGTTGACCGCATCATGGAAAACGGCACAGACGCTAACTCACACAGTGACCTTCACTGGTGCCGGTGACGCTTTCACTCAGACCGTGGTGGATGGTTCCCCAGCCACCGTTCCGACGATTCCTTCCAAAAAGGGTTATACGTTCACGGGATGGTATGCCGGAGACTCCCTATATGATTTCACTTCTCCCGTCACAGCCGACTTGACCGTGGATGCCCGTTGGGTGAAGAACATGTACACGGTCAGCTTCGACTCCAATGGCGGAAGCGGCGTGCAATCCCAGCAGGTGGCCTACGAGGATGCCGCATCGCAACCGGACAATCCAACCTTGGAAGGTCACACGTTCCAAGGTTGGACACTCGACGGCGACCCGTATGATTTCACCACGCCCGTGACCTCCAACATCACATTGAAGGCGTTGTGGAAGAGGAACGCTCCGGCGGCAAAGAAGCATACGGTTGCATTCGACAGCGGAGAGGGAAGCAGGGTTGACAGCCAGACCGTCAAGGAAGGCGACCCGGTTGCCAAGCCCGACAATCCAACCCGCGAAGGATACACTTTCAACGGCTGGCTGCTCGGAGACGCTCCCTACGACTTCACCCAGCCGGTCATGCAGGATTTGACGCTGACGGCCTCTTGGGCGAAAAACAAGAGCACATACACCGTGAAATTCGATTTGAATGGGGGAGACGGCGACATCCCAGACCAGAAAGTCAAGGAAGGCTCCACCATCGACCGTCCGGACAATCCAACCCGCGAAGGCTACACGTTCACCGGATGGCGGTATCAGGACTCCGACTGGAACTTTCTGAACGCCGTCGGCTCCAACATGACTCTGACCGCCCAATGGAAACGAAACGAAGCCAAGAAGTACACCATCACATTCGACACGGCGGACGGCACCGTCATCAGCCCGCAGACCATCGAGGACGGCGGCAGGGTCTCCAAGCCCGCCGACCCGACCCGCGAAGGTTACGAGTTCGCCGGATGGACGCTGAACGGCGTCGGCTACGATTTCACCCAGCCAGTGAAGACCGACCTCGTACTGACGGCAATGTGGACGCAGGTCAAACCGAAAACACACACCGTCATGTTCGACAGCGATAAGGGAACCGTCGTGCCCTCCCAAACCGTGAAGGACGGAGACACGGCGACTGAACCCGCCGCACCCACCAAGACCGGCTACGAGTTCAAAGGATGGCTGTCGGACGGGAAACCATATGATTTCGCCACGCCCGTCACCAAGGATTTGACGCTGACAGCCAAGTGGGAGAAGACGAAAGTCGCATCCTACACGGTGGCGTTCGATTCAGCCGACGGCGGCGACGTGCCATCCCAGACCGTCGAACATGGCAAGACCGCAGTCAAACCCGACGACCCGACCCGTGAAGGATACACGTTCCTCGGCTGGTACGCGGGGGATGCCGCCTACGATTGGAACACGCCTGTCACCGGCAACCTCGTCCTGACCGCCCACTGGCTGAAGAACGAACAACCCCGTCCGAAGACCCACACCGTCACGTTCGACTATCGGAACGGCGACCCCACGGACGTGCGCACCGTGAACGACGGCGACACCGTCCCACAGCCGCAAACCCCAGTGAGGGAAGGCTACGACTTCCGAGGATGGGTCGGCATCGACGGTTCCGCCTTCGATTTCACGCTGCCGATTACCGCAGACACGCTGGTGAGCGCCAAATGGAAGAGGTGCGAGGAACCGAAACCAGCCACGCACACCGTCACGTTCAACCCGAACGGCGGCACCGTCGTCGAACCGCAGACCGTGACGGACGGTCAGCCCGTCCGCCGTCCTGCTGACCCGGTGAAGGACGGCTACGTCTTCGACGGCTGGTACCTCGGCAACGACCAATACGATTTCGACCGGCCAGTCACCAAAGACCTGACCTTGACCGCAATCTACCATCGCAAACCGGCTCCCCGTCCGAACGCGTACACCGTGCGCTTCGACACCGGCAACGGTTCCAAAATCGACCCGCAGACCGTCAAACAGGGCGGCAAGGCCAAGAAACCCGCAGACCCGACTTTGGATGGATACAGGTTCGTCGGATGGCGGTTGAACGGCAGGGACTATGATTTCAACACCGTGGTATCCAAGGATGTGACATTGACCGCAGCATGGGAGAAGGACACAGCCGCTACGATTCCCGGCAACGGTTCCGGTTTCAACGGCAATCAGCCGAACGGAAGCACCGGTTCCGACGCGAATGGTTCAACAAGCCAAAACACGGGCGACGCTGACACCGGGAACGGGGAGACCAAACGGAACCCGCTCGCAACCACCGGAGCCACCGTCCTCGGCGCACTGGCCACGGCTATCACGGCCCTCTCCGTGGGCGTCGGACTGATGGTCGCACGTAAACGTGGCAAGAAGTTCTGACCCAGCCTTGACATAGAGAAGCGCCCCGTCTTTTTCGACGGGACGCTTCTCTATAGTTAGGACAGAAAGGGGGTGCATGCAGGGCGTTCCCGTTTTCTCGTGTCAGAGTGCTCCTGCGAGCTGTCTGCGCACGTACTCGCTGCGGCTAATATGGTATCTTTTCGCGGTCGAGGTAACTTTCTCCAACTGGCTCTTGGGAAGTTTGATTGTCATGGAAACCATCTCATCCTCGGACTGTGGGAGCATGTGCAATCCGTAGTAGACAGGTCCGGTCACACCATGGTCGGTGGTCTCGGATTCCATAAGCTCCACATCGTCCCTGACCTGCTCCTCGGTCATACCGAATTTGGTTAGCAGTTCCCTGTCCTGTTCGGTGAAGTCGCTCATCATCGGCTCCTTTCTCCGCGTAGGCGGCTTATCTCGTTTTGCGTCTTCTTTGTAGGCGGTGTCATGGCGTGGTAGATGAGCACGCTGTCTCCCAGCTGCTTGTAGACCATCTCCACATCCCTTCCACGACCGTCTAGGCCGATGCAGACCCATGTTCCGTTGTCCCGTCGCGCATCCACCATGACGCTTCTGAACGCGGCAATCACATCCTCTGTGGATAGTTCGGGATGTCTCTCATGCACGCGCGGCAGTACGTAGATTTCCAAAACCTCACCTCCGACAAACTCAATATTACTATGGTAACACGAAAGTCATACCATTCCAAGAGCTTTACTTGGAGTAATATCTGCTATACTGGGATAGTTCACAAACCAATGAAAGGCCAACACATGCCAATCCCAACGACCACCCTTGAAGGCCGTCTCACCGACGAACCACAACGCAACCAACGCAACCCCAATCTGGTCGAGTTTACCATCGCGGAAGGCACCCGCTATCAAGACAAACAGACCGGCGAATGGAAGGACGGTCCCACGCTGTTCGCACGATGCAAGGTATGGGATGCAACGCTCGGCAACAACATCATGAGCACGCTCCGCAAAGGCATGGACGTGGTGGCGTTGGCCGACGTGAGACAGTCCAGTTGGACGGACCAGCAGACAGGGCAGAAACGCTCCATGGTCGAGTTCACCGTCACCAACATCGGCGCGGGGCTTCGTCGTGCGACCGCGCAGGTCATGCCGAACCCGAAACGCAACGGCGGATACGATGGCGGATACCATGCCAACCCGCAGCAGAACAGCGGGCAAACGTTCCAAGGTCAGCCTAATCCGCCGGTGTTTCAGAACCCGAACAATTACGGTGCCGACAATTCTCAAACGTTGGCACCCAACGACCCTTGGGGCGCTCCGCCGCAGCCCACCCAGTCAGTCGAGCCTGAGTTCTAGAAAGAGGAATGCCCGCGAACGCGACGCCAATGGGTATGTTCGCGGGCATTCCCTTTTAGCCGATAATGTAGATTATGTCAGATTTTCCTTAAAGGCATACGGTGTTAGTCTCTAACCAAAAACAGCCAATCTTTAAGGTGTCACATGCGTAGCCAAATCTGCCAACCGAATTCTGTCCCCCAGCCGAAAAACGCTTACGAATGGCGCGTTTTCCTGTTCAGTCACCTAGACAGGCCGGTACCATTGAATTGGAACAGTAACTCCCGAAATCATTGGAACAGTAACTCCCGAAATCAAAGGAAAAACAAGTGGCGTCGATAAAAGTATTCATGGCAAACACGATATATCCGGTTGAGATATACAAAGGACAGCATATAAGCTTCTACTATCTTCCAGCCGGAGAACAGACCGCGTCCGGACATGAGGAGCAGGTTCGGAAAGCCACGTTGGAGAACGAGTCAGGCAGGACAATCAACGTGGCATGGGATGCGGTCGGCGGATTGTTCAAGAACAAGATTGTGACCAAGCACGCCCCACTGCTTCGTCGCATGATGGGCAGTACGGACACCTATCGGTTCGACAAGTGCATCGGCAATCCCCAGTTCTTCTCCGCTCAGGAAGAAGCGGAGTGTTAAATTGGGCACACCCGCACATAAGAAGGCTCCAACAAGGGTCATGCAACGTCGGCATAGGCTGTTCCAACGGCGTATCGCCATCTTCCTGTTGGCGGGAATGTTCGCCACGGCGGGCACGTCCATGATTTTGCTGAAACCGACTGCGAACGCCTATGCGGACGCCAAGCCATTCGACACGAGCACCGCCATCACCCGCAACGCGTTGACTGGGACTGGTGCCGCTTCGCGTGGCACGACACGTGAAGCGTTGGAGGGCTACCAGTCCACCAGCAACGATGGCAGTTGGAGTATGCCGGATTCGGACAGGGTGACCGACAAGATGACGGTCGTCAGCGCCGACAATCCCGTGGTCAAAAGCCTCATCAACGGACGTGACGAAGGACAGACGCCTGAAGGTTTCAATCCGAACCATGCGACCGGCGACACGGGCAACGCCTACGCGTTCAGCCAATGCACTTGGTGGGCGTACGTGCGCAGACACCAGTTGGGACTGCCCGCAGGTTCACATATGGGCAACGGCGCGGATTGGGCGAACACGGCGAGGAAGCTTGGTTATTGGGTGGACGATTCTCCCCGCGTCGGCGACGTGATTTGTTTCGGTCGTGGACAATACGATTCCGACCTGACCTACGGGCATGTGGGAATCGTTGAAAACGTGGGGCAGGACGGTTCCATCACCACGTCCGAATGCGGTGCCGCCTACAACGGCAAGCCGTTCAGCCGCACGTTCACCGCCGAACAGGCGAAACAACTGCAATTCATCCACTATTAGAAAGGACTTCCCCGATGGGGGACAGGAAACTTGAAACGGTCGCCAAAGAGGTGTTCCTGAGCATTCCACCCGCCGTCAGGACGGGCGTGTTCATCGACGTTTTCACGCCATGCGACTGGCATCACGCAGCCCGCTGCATGGTCGATTACGCGGGGATTCTAGACGACCCGCGCGAACCGTTCGCACCCGCCTGCGACATGCCGGTCATCTGCACGACCGCCGTTACGGAAAAGACCGTCATCTCGGACGTGCGCCCGCTGGCCTATCTGCCCGACGACGTGTCCGTCTACAGGCTGGTAGTGGACATGGAGATGGACTGCGTCGAAGTGGACGTCGAAAAGGACGGAATCGTGTACGTGGAAAACCGTCCCGACACCATCGGACAGGCGTACGCCGACCTAGCCGACGACCTGAACGACGCCGTAAGCGAATCGGAGAAGTTCGCCCTGTACGATTCGTTGGACGCGGTCCACCGGTTCGCATACCGGCTTTCCGAACTGACCCAGCGGCATCTCGTCGTGGAAAGGAGCCGGACTTGGAAACTCGCGGAGTAAGAGTCAGGTTCTCCTCCCCCGCGCATGAGAACCGGTACTGGTGGACGATACGCGAATGTGACGGACGTTACGTGGTGTGCGTACGCGAACGTCTCGCCTTGCCGGACGGCCTGTTCGCGTACACGGTGGCCGACCGGCGGAACGGAACACGCGGCCACGTTAAGGACGAACGTTCGGGCGTCAAGGGCGCGTGCCGTCCATCCGACGCGGCATGGCTGCTGGAACAGGCGAAAGCGCAGGGAATTACCGACACCGAGCCGCTGCGTGTAGCGGAATACAAGGAGAAGCATTGAACGCATTCGGGCTTACGGGCGTAACGCCTACGAAGCATCAGAACAACGCCGCGTCGGGCATCCTGACCGGCTGGCACGAGGGGATGTGGGTTTGAGATTCACCGACGACGAGAACCGCATCCTCGAACTGCATGTGACCGGCTGGTGCGACGTGGACATCACCGAACGGGTGCTCGGCGACATGGGTGACCCCGGCCTGTTCGGTAGGCATGTGGCTGACGTGTGCGAAGTGCTGCGCAGGGCGTTGGACTTGGCGAAATACCCCGACCCGAGCCTAGGTTCGACGATAAGGACTTCCTACCGGCTTACCGGCAAAGAATACACCCGTTCCGGCTGGTATCAAACCGGCGGCGACATGCTCATGAGCACACCCGAACTGGTCTTGGCTGTCAAGGATGGTGTCGGGTCGGTGAGCAAAGGACAAGGAAAAAACGAATGGAATATCTAGGAAAAAATCGACTCATGCATAGGAAAATCACATCCATTACGCTCGCGCTCCTACTGGGCGCGGGAGGCATCGCCACACTCCCCCCGACCGCGTTGGCCGCCGCCCCGTCGAATGGAACCGTGTCCTCGACGCGTTCGTTCCCCGCCACCACGACCACGCGCCGCGACCTGTTCAGTGAATCCGTGAGCACCGACGTGCAATCGGACATTGATTGGGGTGGTATCGAAACCCTAAGCGTGCCGCAGACGAAATCCCAAGCGGAAAAAGACGCCGAACTGAAAGCCCAGCAGGAAGAGGAAGCCCGCAAACAGGCTCAAGAACAGGCGGAACAGCAAGCACGGGAACAAGCCCTCCGACAGGAAGAAGCCAGCAGGAGCGCTGACCGAACCGTCGTCACTCCCCCAGCGTCCAAGACCGGACAGGCGGTGGCTGAATATGCCATGCAGTTCAAGGGCTACCCATACGTGTACGGAGGCAACCAGCCGACCGGATGGGATTGCTCCGGCTTCGTCCAATACGTGTACAGTCAGTTCGGCGTCAATCTTCCCCACGCATCCAGCGGACAAATGGGTGTCGGCTCTCCAGTCGCGTCATTGGCAGAAGCCCAGCCGGGCGATATCCTCGCCAATTCGCATCACGCCGCCATCTACATCGGCAACGGCATGGTCATGAACGCCATGAACCCCGCACAGGGCACCCAGATTGCGAGCGTAGCCGTCATGGGTGGCGCATACTCGATTAGACGAGTGGTCTGAAGTTTTAATATATGTCGTATCAACCTCTAATCCGAAAGGCATGAATCATGAGCGACCCGAACTACAATCCGCAACCGTACCCGCCGCAGAACCAGCAGCCGCAATACGGGCAGCAGCAGGCGTACGAGCAATCCCAGTACGCGCAACCTCAGTCCAATCCTTACGCGGACAGCCAACAGTACGCGCAGACGCCGCAATACGGACAACTCCAATACCAGCAACCGCAATACCAGCAATACCAGTACGGACAGCAACCCTACATGGGACAGCAACCCGCCGACACCGGCTCGTTCGGATGGGCGGTGCTGGGATTCTTCTTCCCTATCGTCGGCCTCATCCTCTTCCTCGTCTGGAAGTCAGAGAAGCCAGTCAGCGCGAAACAGGCGGGAATGGGAGCACTCGCATCAGTCATCTCCACCGTGGTTCTATGGATTCTGCTCATAGTGTTCGCTGTAATCGTGGGGAGCGCCGTCACCTACTAACACCCCCTTTTTTAAAAAATCTCAGCAATTTCCCGAAAAAAAAACGAGCCGCTATCAACCTCTATCATGTGTACTAAACCCCTCCACAGGAGGAACAAAACCCGTTATGGGAGAAAGTGCACACAATGAACCAAGCCAAACGACTCGCCAAAATCGCAATCCCATCCACTCTGGCCACCGTCCTGCTCGCAGGAGGACTCGTTCCTGCCATGATGGCTGAATCCGCATTCGCCGTACCGACTGACAACACCACCATTACCGTGAACGGCAAAGTGGACGGCCACCACTTCACCGCCTACAAGCTCGCGTCCTTCGGCAACGTCACCATCACCGGCGGCAAGGCCACTGCCACCGTATCCTCCGAATCCGCAGTGAAAGCCAAGATTGCCTCTGCTGCCCAGACCGCAGGAATCACCGTCGCTAACGGTCAAGACCCCGCCGACGCGGTCGCTCGCGAAAGCAGTTCCGCCAAGGTACAGGCTTTCGCCAAGGCTCTCGCGGGAGCGGGTTTGACACAGACTACGGCAACCGATGGCAGAGGTTCCTCCGCCACGTTGAACGTGACCGAAGGCTGGTATCTCGTCACAGACAGCAAGGGTCTGCCAATGCTGGTCGGCACTCAAATCAAGTCCGGAAACCAGACCGCCACAGCCATGAAGAGCGGTGGCACTCTAGGTGTCATCGACATCAAGTCCACCAGCCTAAGCGTGGACAAGAAGGTCAACGGCGAAGATAATGGTTCCGCTTCAGTTGGCTCCACCGTCGGCTACACCGTCACCATTCCGATGCCTGACCCGGCAACCGTGAAGACCCTTCAGTACAAGGACACGCTGACCGGCGGCACCATTACAGACACGCCGACCGCCACCATCGACGGCAAGGCTGCGACCATCAGTCCACAGGTCAACCCCAATAAGTCCGGTTTCACCGTTGACTTGACCGGTCTGCTCGCAGGAAACAAGGACAAGACCCTCGTCATCTCCTACCATGCGAAGACCACGGCGAAGACCGTCACCAACGACGCTCAACTGTCCGGTACCGACGCGAACGGCAACACCATCACCCCAGACAACGGCGGCGGAAAGGACACCAGCACCGTCAATGCGTATGACTTCGACCTGACCAAGGTTGACGCCCTATCCACCGGCACCAAATTGCAGGGAGCGCAGTTCAAGATTCAAAAGAAGAACGGCGCATGGCTCAAGCAGACCAACGGCGCATGGTCCGACGCGGCAAGCGAGGCGGAAGCGACCGTGTTCGCCACTGACGCGCAGGGCAAGACCAACTTCACGGGACTGGGCAACGGCACCTACACCGTCAAGGAAGTGACGGCTCCAGCCGACCATTATCTGACTGGAACGTTCACGTTCGATGCGACCGTGAACAACGGCAAGACCACGTTCAGCGGCAACAGCCGCGTCTCCGCCCTTGACGGCGACAGTGCCCAAGTGAAGAACAACCCGACCGTCAACGGCCTCGCTAAGACCGGTCAGGGCGGACTCCTCCTGATAGGCTCCGCCGCCACCGTCATGGCTGTCATCGGCGCTGGCTGCGCCATCGCCTACAAGCGTCAGAAGCGGGCTAACTGAGAGGGGAGGAACGCGTGACGACCGCCGCCGAAACCGCTCCCACGCGGCGTAGTCTACGCATCCGGGCACGCCGGAGCCGCAGACTGCTCGCAGCGGCGGTCACCTGCCTCATCCTCGGCCTCGTCCCGTTGACGGGCGTCCTCATCGTCCAAGGCGTCAACTCCTCGCACGCGGCCGCGCAGGCCGAAAGACAGGAACGCGCCATGGAACGGTGGACGCCCGCCGAACAGCGGCACGCCCTCGCCCAAGCCCACGCCTACAACCGGACGCTCTACAAGTCCAGCCAGCACGCGATAGGGGCCGTCATGGACGGGAGGACGTCCGAACCGGACTTCGCCGCCAAAACGGACAAGACCTACTGGAACACGCTCAAGGGACCGCAAGGCGTCATGGGCACCATACGCATCCCCCGCATCGGCGTGACCCTGCCCATCAGGCACGGCTCCGACGAGGCGGCGTTGGCGAACGGCGCGGGACATTTGTACGGCACGTCACTGCCTGTGGGTGGGAAAGACACGCACACGGTCATCACCGCCCACAGGGGCGTGCCCGACAAGGAACTGTTCACCCGATTGGATGAACTGAAGAAAGGCGACGTGTTCTACCTGACCGCCGCAGGTGGCACACTCGCCTACAGGGTGACGCGGGTTCAAGAAACTGACCCGTCCGACACCAGCCTCGTACGCATAGAACAAGGCAAGGACTTGGCGACCTTGCTAACCTGCACTCCTTATGGTGTGAACACGCGCCGACTGCTCGTCACCGGAAAGCGAGTATCCATGCCGGACGATGCGCCCAACGTGGAGGACGCTCCCCAAGACCGCAAGCCGCTACTTGTCGGCGCAGGTACCAGTCTGACCGTCATGTTCATAGGCTGCTCACTTATACCACCTGAAAAACACGTTCAAGGACTCCACATGAAAGGATTTGCACATTAACATGGAAAGATTAAAAAAACTCTTACGCGGTGTCACCGCCACAATGCTCGCCGTAGGGTTGCTCGCCGGAGGCGTTACCGGGACGGCGAACGCTGCCGACAATAATACTTACGACCTGTGGTTTGGTGACAGCCAGATGTACGGTCACGGCATTAAAGATGCCAACACACGGCAGGCGAAACGCTTCAGCCGTCTTGTGTCCGACGCGGACAATGCCACTGACGTCAATGTGGCCGTCTCCGGCACCAACTGGACGGGCACCACCTCCAACCGGTTCGGCAGCCAGATAGACAAACTCATCGCTAACTATTCCGGCAAGAACGTCAGGCGCATCATCGGACAGGGTGTTCATAACGACGCGGAGGAAAGACCGTCCATCGACGCGAAGTCCACCGACGCCGAACTCAAGGCGAAGGCCCAGACCATCGCTGACACCGCCCAACCGTACTACACGAAACTACGGGCGGCGTTCCCGAACGCCCAGATCGCCTACATCCCTCAGGTCACCGTTTGGGGTTCCACGCAGAAGAACAACGCGTTCTTCGCTGCGGTACTCAAGATGGGCGCGTACCTGTCCGACGACCTGAAACAGCAGGGTTGGACGGTCATGGACTTGCAGACCGACCTCGACCTGATAGGAGACCATCAGGACTATCTGGCCGACATCATCCACGTCAACGAGAAGGGCCACGCCGCGGCCGCCCAAGGCATCATAAAATGGCTTGACACCACCGATGTGCCCGTGTCTTCGGACAAGCCATCTAATGGCGGTACCGGCGCCACCAGTCCGAACACGTACGACATCGGCAAGGTCGGCACCGTCAAGTTCACCGACCTGCTCGCGAACAACAAAGGCGGGCTGAGCCTCAACTCCAACAACCATGTGTACCCGGATGACGGACAGGGATGGAAGCACTTCCAGGCCACCGCCCAGCTCGATACCCACATCAACAACATCGGCTCCCTGCATGAGGGCGACAAGGTGACCATTCCGCTGTCCGAGACCGGCAGATTCGGATGGCGGACGGTGAGCGTACTGCCGAACGTCAGAAACGGCGTGGGGGACGTCGTATTCACGGCGTCCGCCTCCGACACCGCCATCACCCTGACCCGTACGGCGGCCCCCGCCATCGGCGCGTTCGACTACCGGCTCCAACCCCTCATTAACAGCTGGCACTCGTATCCGGCAAGCATCGGAGCGAAGACCACGCTCACCGCGGGCGGAAGCTCCTACACATTCACTTCCACGCTGCCGACCGAGAACTCCAGACTCTGGTACGATGCCATGCACGTTTACGGCGGCGACTTGGGCGCCGCTCTGGACTTAGGCCTGATGACCGCCCGCCTGTTGGGAGGAGCGTCGCATGACGCCATCGCCAACGGGCAGACCCCAAGCTCCAGCAAGGAACCCAACGTTTTTCACATTCATATCGTCGGAAACGACGGGCACAAGGTGACGGTGAGGGGCGTCAAACTCGTCGGAGCCAGCTTTACGGCATACGACGCCACTCATGCGGGATTCAGCTACGATGCCGACGTGACCGGCGGAATCGACACGACGGCGAAGGAAGGCTCCACCGCCGAGAAGGGTGGATGGACGAAAACCGTCAATCAGGACGGCAGCATCGACCTGTCCATCAACATGGGTGCCCTGTGGGGCGACAAGGCCGTGCGGTACAACGCGGGTGCGAAATCCTACGACGATACCACCAACCAGTATTTGAGGGCCAACGGCAACCTCATCGACCAGCTCGACGGCGGCATCATCATCGGCTTCGATTCCTCCACGAGCCCGCGGTCGGCCTCCTATACGTCCGAGGTCACTTGCGCGGGCAAGACCACCCGACTCGAATCCGGCACCGTCCGGAACGGTCCCGTCTCCGATACGATTGGAGCAGGTGAGAGCGCCATCGAATATGTCGGCAACGGCGCTACCGGCGGCAAATACCTGTACGGCACAGCCAAGCCGGGCACCGCAACGACCACCGCGACGGACAACCAGTTCACCCGCACCGGTTACACGTTCACCGGATGGAACACGAAGGCCGACGGCACCGGCACCGCCTACCATGCAGGTGCGACCATCGACTATCCAGCCGAAGGCAAGACGCTGACCCTGTACGCGCAGTGGAAGGTATCCAGCCATACTGTGACGTTCGATTCCAATGGTGGTCATACCGTCGCCTCGCAGACCGTGGACGACAAGGGCAAAGTCAAAGAGCCTACGGCTCCGACGCGTGACAGCTGGACGTTCGCCGGCTGGTATCTGAATGGTGTGGAATACGATTTCACTACGCCAGTCACTCAGGACATCACGTTGAAGGCAGGTTGGAAAAGGGTTGCCCCGTCTATGGAGTTCAAGGACATGCATAAGCGTATCTCAGCTGGTTCCAAGAGTGGACAGCGGAAGTTGACACTTGACGTCAAGGGTACGGAAGAAACCAATACCAGTACTTTGACGTCCACGACCATGTGGAACACCGTCATTTCCGACCCACTGTCCGAGTGGGTTGACCCGGTTGGGTTGGTTGATGGCAAGGGTACAGGGATTACCGTCAGTAAGGATGGTAAGCCTATTGATTCCGGTTATACGGCTGTGTATGACGGTTCGTCCAGAACCGTGAAGGTTTCCCTTCCTGACAGTCTGACTGACGGTTCTGTTTATTCAGTGTCGTTCGAAGTGGCTTTGTCCGATAAGGCGAGGTTGAATTACATGCAATCTGGAACATATCCCGATACGGGTGATGCGGACACGGGAACGACATCCGCTGGCAAGAAGGGTTACTCCACCAATGGTAATGCGACGTTGAGCTGGGATGCTGTCACATCCACGAACGGCACTCCGTTAATCGTCTCACACAAGGCCAAGTATGCGAAGCCTGTCGCCTCGTATGATTCAAGCAATGTTCCACCCGTGCTGACCAATAAGCTGCCGGGTACTGGTGGTGTCGCGAGTCTCATGCCTGTCTTCATAGGCGCGGGATTGGCGTTGGCTCTTGCGGCGGCTTGGATTGTCCGCAAACATCTGGCCCGACTCCCGTAGTAGAGCGAGAAAATCCCTTGTCGGGAAGCTCATTCCCCTCCCGACAAGGGATTTTCTTATCTTAAAGACCTGTTATTTGATGAAAACAACCTTGCAATGCCCTAGGATAAGTGTTGGAAGCCGACAGTCGGTTTCCACCCAAAACGAGGCTAAAGGATTGGGATGAAGGAAAAATCCATCCCAATCCTTTCCCTGTTCCCTTACAAGCAAGGAGATAATCCAAATGACCATGCCGCAACAGCCGCAAGTCAACGTGAATATCAGTCAGCCGCCACTGCCGCCACAGCAGCCCCCAGTCCGGCAGAGCAATCTCCGAACCAAACGCAGCCTACTCAAATACGTGCTCCTCGGCCTCGTCACGTTCGGCATCTACGACATCTGGCAGATGAGCGAAATCAGTGAAACCCTGAACCTCATCGCCACCCGACGTGACGGCAAACGCACCATGCACTACTGCCTCATGTTCTTCCTCGTCGGCTGGCTGACGTTGGGCATCGGCTGGCTCGTCTGGTATCACAAGCTCAGTGGACGTATCGGCGTCGAACAGGCCGCTCGCGGACTGCCGGTCACCGTCACCGCCGCAACCTACTGGCTGTGGAACGTTCTCGGCTCCCTCATCATCGTCGGACCGTTCATCTACACATACAAGCTTCTGCACGCCATGAACGACCTGTGCACCGACTACAACGCACGAGGCTGAACCTTAAGAAAGGAAAAACTATGGCAACGTTTATTCTCGGACTTTTTGTCGGATGTCTTTTAGGCATGATTATCATGAGCATGTGCGTCGTATCCAAACGTTCGGATGAGGCGGCGGAACACGTTCTCCCATCTGACGAGACGAAAGAGACCACGCATTGAAAGGACGGGTCGAAACCATCCGGCAATGCGCCCGCACAGCCCTCCCCTGCATACTCGTATTGTCCACACTGGCCGTCTCCCCCTCCATATCGGCTGCGCCTACGACGGGAAGTATTCCGGTTGGACAGTCAGCCACGCAAGTGTTGAGCACGCTGACCATCGGCACGAAATCCAATGCGTCGTCCGACCGTAAAAGCCACCATTGGAACAAGGTTGAAGGGAAAACCGGCAACTACACTACGCGCGACCTCGTGTTGGAACGCGACATGAACGACGTGACCTTCACCAGTCGCGGTAACGTGAAGTCGGGAATCCTGCTGGAACCTTACACGGGCAAGACCATCCACTTCCAACGCGGCACGTCCAACAAGACGGAGGGTGGGAGCGCATCCAACCGTGACGGCGGCATCCAAATCGACCATGTGGTCGCCTACGCGGAAGCCTACCGTTCCGGATTGGACAAGCTCGATTTCCAGCAACGGGACGCCTACTACAACGACCCCGACGTACTGTTGGCTTCTCAAGCGGAAGCCAACAACGTGAAGAAGGACGGCACCATAGCCGAATGGGAACCTTCCAACCAAACGTTCCAATGCGATTACGCGATTCTGCAAATCGGCATCAAAGCCAAATACGGACTCATCGTGGACAAGACTGAACATGATGAAATGGCCGAAGTGCTGAAAACCTGTCCGACCGAGACCATCATCTCCACCAGTCAGGTGAAACAACGATTGACTAGTGGAGCCTCCGGTTCGAACAGTACCAATGAGACGACCGGCGGCAACGGTCAGCACAGTCAGAACGGCAATGCGCCCAACGATGGGAACGACTCGGACACGGCGAACAAAAGCCACGCCGCCGATGCAAAAAAGAACTGGGTTAAAACCCTGTTCGATGGTTTCCTGAAACGCTTCTTCTGACGAATTCAGCTCGGTTCCCTATGCTATACTGGGTTAGTTCACACAGCTTGCAAGGAGACTGAAGATGTCCATGGAACTAACCGAAAAACAACTCGAATGGTTGGACTCCCAACCCGACCTGCCCGACGCCGACAAGCCAGAGAACAGGTGCGCCCTCATTTGGATTGGAGGCTCCCACGCCTATGGATTGGCCGACAAGAATTCAGACGTGGACGTTAGAGCCGCGACAATGCCGACCATGCGCCAGTTTCTCTCCCTCCACGATTACGGGGAGAAGCACATGCCCAGTTCCGACATGGTGGTCCGCTCGTATCTCAAAGTCGCTAGGATGCTTAGGGACGCCAATCCCAATATGGTCGAACTGACGAACCTGCCGGTCGATTGCATCCTGCATTGCGACGATTATGGGTTCCGCCTGTTGCAACTAGCCCAGAGGATTGCTGTCAACAGGAAATGCGCGACCACATTTGCCGGATACGCCTACCAGCAGACGGCACTGGCGGAACGCCGCGAACATGAGGGAGATATCCGAAGGGCAGACAAGGCCAAAGCTCACGCGCTACGCGTCTACCGCATGGGAACCATACTGCTGGAGTCCGGCAAGGTTCAGGTGTGCCGCGTCGGCATAGACCAAGAGGAACTGCTGGCTATCCGGCACGGTGACTACGACCATGAGCAGTACGATTCGACGCTTCGGGAAGCGAGAATCCGGTTCGAGGAAGCAGTGGAGCATACTCGACTCCCCCAGCCCATAGATGACAGGGAGTTGAGGGACATGGTTTTGCCTATCATTCAACAGTATGCGAAACGTCTGTTCGAAACGCTCTGAACCCCGATAATAGAACTCGAAGGTCGATAGCGTGCAAACCCAACGATTCCAACGACTTCGACACGCAAAAAGGTTTGACCGGACTGTCATATTCCGTATACTTGATGTTGCGTTCAGCCGGTGGGTTGGGCGCCTCATAATTTGACTACTAAGTTCAAAAAGACTTTTTTGGTCTTTTTCTCCTTTTGGTATGGCTTTTTATGTGTGGACATTCGAAGGCCCCGTCTTTGCACGGGGTCTTCGTTTAACCGGACGTTTTCAGAACGGGTTGCCGTTCGGTTTGACACTGGCCTTGGTCGGCTGGGTCGGGGACTTCGGCATCGGAATTCCTTTGGTGGCGCGTTGCTTCGACTCCAACGACTTCTGACACGGATACACTTTCACACCGTCCGGAAACACCTCCACGCGTAGTTCTGGCCAATTGTCCTGAACCAGATGCAGCGCCTTCTTGAAACGCTCTCGAAACTTATGAGGCGGCGTTTCAGCCGAATCGAACTGCATTTGCAGGTTGTCCCAAGGAATCGTTACCGGCTTACCAATGTAGTAGGTTCGCCGTGCAAGCCACTGGTAGATATCCAAGGCTCTTGCGGAGTTGCCCAGATTGAACGCGATTTCTCTGCTGAGGGGTACCGGATTCTCGTTGAGGATGTTCCACATGGGTTCAGAGAACCGAATATATGAGCCTTTCAGGTATTCTTTTGAGTTCCTGTCGAAGCAGATGTGCGTATGGTCGGCCACAAGGATGTTGATGGCATCATGCACGGTCTTCCCGTTCTCGTTCTCGAACCAGTTCGTCACTTGGATTACCGTACCTCCTAGATTCTCCAGCATTTGAGTCACCTGTTCCCTTCTGCCGTTAACCGGTATGCCTGAATGCTCGCAGAACGCGCTGAAGGTGTCATCCAAGTGGACGGTCTTGTTAGCGGCATCAACCATCGGGGAACCCTCTCTGATGAGTGTCTGCACGTAGAGGAGGAACATTCGGGGAATCTTGCCGTATGCCCATTGTCCGTTCCTCGGAGTCGTGGTGATTGACGTTTTTGGCGTGTAAGCCCGGTATTTCAATGCCGGGTCTGCACGCCTTGTTTTTTGTTGATTACTCAAGGTATATGGTATCATCTTAAGCATGAGTCAGAAAGTGCGAATCCTGAAGGTCAGGCATACGGGGTGCAGCGTGTTCCTCGGCTTGGACTCCTACGGGAACCGCATGTGGACACGGAACCCGGACCGCATCATGGATTGGCTGTGCGACGGGTGGAGGAGCCGGTATAACCAGCATCGGGCGCAACGCCCCCAACGAAGGCTCGTGGAGGACGTCATCACCCGGAAGCGCATGTGGGTGGACGTGCCCTTGGGCGGCGCGGACGTGAAACCCGCCGTCAAGGACAGTCAGGCCCGATTGAATTGCCTGTGGCTGGCGTGCATTCCCTCGCCTATTCTCGCGTCCTGCGAACGTGTGGAGAACACGGGATGGTTCGCCGGATTGAAATGTAAGAAGACCAGCGGCGGTCGTATTCCGGGATTCCGCTCCCGCCATCGGGCACCTCAGTATTTCGTGTGCTGGCGCAACCAGTCGAAGACCGGCAACGCCCTGTACCATCGCACCGGCAAGCGTACCGGCGTGGTGATAATCACGGGCGGCGTGCCGAAGCAATACAGGCGTGAGGGTGAGAACGAGGCCCGTTGGAGGCTCACAATACACGTTCGGATAAGCCAACCCGTCAGGGAGTATACGAGCGTTTCCGTGAACTGGACGGATGGGACTCTCGTGTTCACCAACGCCCCGCTTCCCGTCGAACGGGCGAACACCGGGAGGACGGTCGGCTTGGACAGGGGTTGCGTCCACACGCTCGCCACGTCGGATGGACTGTTCCTCGACATCCCCCAACCGTCCGTCAAGGAGACGGAGGAGTACAGGCGCTTGCAACGCAAGCTCGCCCGGCAGGACAGAACGAACGAGAAACGGGGAGGCAGGAACGCCAAGTTCGCTTCCAAAAGCCGCAATCGCACCCTCCATGCCATGAGGCGCATCCAACGTCGGATAAATAATCGCAAGGACGATTGGATGGCGAAGACCACCACCATACTGGTACGCGAATATGATTTCATCGCCATGGAACAGCTGGCGGTGAAAGCCATGAGCCGAAGCGTCCGACCTAAACCCGACCCCGACAATCCGGGACATTATCTGCATAACGGGCGTGGGAGGAAAAGCGGATTGAACCGCAGCATCCTCGCCAACCGTTGGACAGGCATCCAACATTGTCTCGAATACAAGACCAAGCTTGCGGGGACACGGCTCGTCCGTGTGCCCGCTTATGACACGTCACGCATTTGCAACGTCTGCGGGTACTGCGACAAGGAGAACCGTGAAAGCCAAGCGGTGTTCCACTGCCGCAAGTGCGGGCATGAGGCGAACGCGGACGTGAACGCGGACGTGAACGCGGCCAAGAACATTCTCAGCCGCGCGTTGAATACAATCGGCATGGACGATGCCGAAGAGCGGAGACAACACGTCTGCCAGCCGGTGCAAACCGTTGGCGGGCACTGTCGATGAAACTCGAACCCCTGCCATGCCGGTCGGAATCCCCTGTTCAGGGCATGTCTGACCGGCAACAGGAATCACGGGGTTTCAACCCCGTGAGGAAGTCAAACTATGCCGTTGCTCCTTTGGATGCAGGACGCGTCCGGTTGCCTTATGGGGAGCAGTGACACCACTGATGAGAGTGGTGTGGCGTAGGAGATTGCCTTTTTATCGAGGTTGGTGGTATTCTTGTCCATGTAGCCATATTCTTTCTACTGGTTGCTTTCCATCCCCGTCTCATTGCCTTGAGGCGGGGATTGCTTTTTGATTCTAACAGGTTGTCAACGTCTTTTCCGTTTATGGTTTTTTGATTTTTCTGGTTTTACTGCTGTTTTTCCTATTTTTCTGGATTTTCTGATTGACATTTGCGGACGCATGTTTGACATTTGCGGACGATTTCTTGACATTTGAGGACGTTTTTTTGACATTTGAGGACGCTGATGTGCTTTAAGCCCTTATGGGAGTAGGGCTGAGGGCACCGGCAATAGATACAATAGTAACAATAGATATACATAAGTATTGTAGTGATGAATTTTTAATGCTGAAAAAAATATTCCAAAAAACGATAAACCACAAAAATCTAGGAATGGTTTCCTGTCTTTTTTATCTTCGGTGTCCTCTTGATATATCAAAAGCTATCTTGCATGTTATACTGGGTTGGATTGCATATGAAAAGCATTCCAATGAAATACGGACAAAACCGCTTTAGCACCTTGCCTTACATGAAAGACAAAACTAGCTAAACTGGATGTGTCCGCAACGAACCAAAACTGTCAAAGGAACGAAAGCATGGAAAACGGCTCCCCGAACAGGCTGCCCGACTGGACTGAAATCATCGACGGGAAAAACCCAAAACCCGACAATGGTTCCAACCATGTAGGCAGACACAGCAAAGGAAGCCACGCCCGACACGGAAGCCGACCAGCCGACATGTCGTCCACCGGCGAACACGTGCTCCAATGCTCCATCGGAATCGTGTTCACCATCGTCATCATCCTCATCGCCCAAATCGGCTGGATGTTCTTCGGACACGATTTGGATTCCATCCACACGCAGTTAGCCGACTCGAAAAGAGTCAGTCTGAACCAAAACGTGGACTTGGATACGACCCGCATCGCCAAACCGCAGTCAGGTGACGTTCCGGTCGATGGCATGCCGACCCATACGCAGGTAATCGGCTGGATGTATATTCCAAAAATCGAATCCGGTTGGAAGCGTGCCATCCAACAGGGCACCGACCAAATCGTGTTGGACAATCAGGGCATTGGACACTACGAGCAGACCGTCATGCCCGGAGCCATGGGCAATAGTGCCTATGCGGGACATCGAACCGGCGGCGACTTGGGTTACATAGACCGGTTGCAGGCGGGCGACGCGATAGTCATTCAGACAGCCGAACACTGGTACGTGTACAAGATGACGGAAAGTTGGGTGACCAATCCGACGGACGTGGGCGTGCTGAACAACGATGAGACGAATCCCGAAGCACGTGAACTGACGTTGACCACATGCCATCCCATGACGGCATGGGCTGACGAAAGCATCAAACACCGGTACATCGTCCGCGCCCGATTCTCCTATTGGGCGAACGTGTCCGACGGCATTCCGGCGGAGTTGAGCACCGCCAATGCGAACGTCGCCCAGAAAACCGCATACAAGTGGCAGAAGACCGTCCGAACCGTCAGCGCCTATGCTCCCGCGAGCATGATGTTCGCCGTGATTCTGCTTGTCGTGTGGATGGTCATGAACGGACTGTGCTGGCTGTTGTGGCGCGGGGAGCGGGAACGCAAGCCGGTGTCTTGGAACGTGCTCGTATTGTCTTGGCGTCTGCAACAGGGCGTCCTGCCGTTGCGCCTGTTGAACATGCTGTTGTTCTGGAGTGGTCTGATTCTACTGTTCTGGTGGTCCGCCAGCCCGCATTTCAACAGTTGGTTCCCGTTCCTGCAATCGGTGGGATTGCCGAACGTCACGTTCTGACTTATTCCCTGAAACATATTTTTCACAAAAACTAGGAGGTAGCCGTCATGCGGCAAACATATCTGACCAGCGACAATCCGACCGTGGTGAACCGACTGCGCAAGAGCTGCCACGAATACGCGCGTCAACGCGAACTGGAGGAATGGTTCGAAAACATCCACCATGTCCGTCTGGCGTGGAAGGAGGATGCGGACGGCAAGCGAACCGTCGAAGGAGTTGAAGCCGTCACATCCAAGGAAACCCTGACCGTCCAAGGCAAAGGCGATTTGAAAGGCCACTGGCTCATGCCCATGAACGGCTTGTATAAACCTTGCAAGGACAATAACGAGGTGTGGCGCATGCTCCGCCAATTCGAATGGCGTCCCGACCCTCTGCCGGGAATCGTCAGCTCGTACACGTACACGCCATACGTGGACATGTACGTCGAGGACGACAAAGCATATCTTTCCATGCCGGTGGAAAGCTGGGATGAATCATTGTGGCATAAAACCACGAAAGGCGCGTTCCATAAGGTCGAGGAACGGTTCAACGACGATATGAAAGCGGTCGAGAAATGAAAGCGGACATGCTGCTCGAAGTCGCCGTCGTTTTCTCACTGGTGGTTCTGGCATCGTCGTTGGCATACTTCACATGCGTGGAGCATCCCCGCTTCTTGGGCGACGGCAAAGCCAAGGGATTGAGCCTCTGGTGCGCGTGCCTCTCCATGCTGACGGCTTTAGTGGAGTTCACCCGACTCTTCACGACAGGCGGCATCATCCCCATGCTGTGCGGGCTGATGTGGATGGCCACCTCAGCCATATGGATGTGGATTCACCACTCCGAAAACGGTTCCGATGTGGACGGAGGAGCACAGTGAGCGGTCAGGGCGTGTTCGACGTGCTGACCGTCCTGTATGTGGCAGCGTTCTTCCTGTTCGCCATAGGCGCTGCCTTTTGGACTGTGGATAGACGGCGGGCACGCAAGAATCCCGGCAGGGGATACACGCCCCGTTGGATACGGTTGGGTACGATAGCATGCTCCCTCATGGTCGCTCTGCTGAATATCTGCCTGTTCGTCGGCAAATGGGGCTTTCTCGAAGGACTGTCCTGCATATTGTGGATTGTGGTGTCGGCATTGTGGATTGCCGAATACCGTTTGGAAAGAAGCCAAGAGAGGAAGGCGGGCTGAATGCTTCCATTCCGTAGGTTCAAAGACGACGCGACCGTACTAGACCAGTGCGTGACGATGATTGAGGACACCATTCACGACATCGAGGAATACGTCAACAAGGACGAGCGTAAGACCGAGTCCCTGACGGAGACGCTTTCTCACTTGATGGACGTGTACAACGAGATGTTGGACGTGTTGGAAGACGATGACGTGACCGTGAATCCGCGACTGCACTATCGCATGTATCCGAGGGTTCGCGCCTATATTCGGGACTCATGCAATCGCTGCCAGTCGGCGGTGGAACGGTTGGCGCAGTTGGCAAGCGTTCAGGACGAGTTGGATGGCATCGAATGTTACGCGAACGGCGAAGTGGATTTCGACGACGACTTCTAGCTGTGCGCGGCTAGAATTGACTAGCGCACTCCTTCTTGTTATACTGGTAACGTCCACATAAGAGCGAGGTTGATTCCACACCAATCCCGCCCCGCATCAATAACAACCAGAAGGAAACACCTATATTGGGTATCGAAATCTACGAACAGGACAAGTACGCCATCCACGTCGTCAACGCGAAAGGCGAAATCAAATACGAGTGCAGCGCCCGCAACGTGGCCGAAGCCATCGTCAACGAGCACAACAAGCATGACGGTGAAGACCAGTGGCATGTCGGCGCGACCGTCACTCTGGTCAGCGCGAAGAACAGCGCATGGCGGGCAGAAGCGCTTATCGACTGGGAGAAAGTCAAAACCGGCAAAAACACTCCAGCCAAGTGCGTGAAGGTCACGGTTTCGAAAACCCAAACGAACTTGCAGGAAAACAAGCCGAAGGTCGGCACCACCTATCTGCTGTCCTACGGTGACAGGCCGTACGAATACATGTGCTGGCATGCCACGGCATCGGACAAGGATGTCGCCACGGTAATGGCAAGACAGGCGGCCGTCAAGGCTTTGGAAGCCTATTTAGAGAAGACCGGACAGACCGTCGAACCTTCGTCCAAGAAGACCGTCAAACAGTCCGGAAAGGTCGTGGCTTGACGTGTATGGGAGGGACACCATTCACCCCCTCCCCTGAGACGATGGGCGTGTTGGAAGACGCTCTTGCCGGAGAATCCGAAGAACGCTCCGGCATGTTCATCGGCACGACCACCGCGCCCGACGGAAGGAAAGTGCTCCGCCGCCAAAGCGCAGGACGCGGCACCGGCTGGCATTCCCTCCTCGGACTACGCTACCGGATACAAACCAAGACGCAGGCCGACGAACTCCGCTTGGACTACCGTCGTTTCTTCGAAAGCTACGTGGAACGAACCGACAGAAGCGAACGCCGCAACCTGTTGGATTTGGAGCATAGGACAGTGGACGGCGTGTACCGTTACACGGTGGAAGGCGTGGTGGCTGACTGTGAGGAGACGAGCGTATCGAACGGGTACGTGTCGCGCCTGTGTCTGATGTTCCCGCATGTGGTGAACGCGGACGGTTCCCTGACGCTTATCGACTCGCACATCTGGCTTGCCACGTTCGTGGGAAACACGATTATCCGCCCCGACCGCATAGAACCCCACAATGACACCCCCGACCGGCTGTTTACGGTGAGATTGGGCGACACTTTGCGCGTGGACGCCGGACTACGCGCCTATACGGACAAGCATGGTAGACACCGTTTCGGCTTGGCTGATTGGACACCGTTGGACTCCCGTCTACGGTATCTGCAACTACGTTCGGACGGCACCTCCACCGAACGCGTGGTCAGCGAGCGCCTGTGTGGGCGTGAGTTTGATGTTTGTTGGTTGGAGCGGGATGGTAGGCCGGGTTTTCGTTCGGTGGTGTTGGAGGGTTTGGAGTCTCGTGTGCGTAAGTGTTGGGATTCGTATGATTGGAAGGGTCGTACGTTTTTGTCGGATGGGGATGGTTTTCCGTCTGTTTGTCTTGAACAGTATGTGGCGGTTGACCCGTGTAGGGGTCGTGCTCATGTGGTGTCCCGTTGAAGTGGACACGCAGACGCACTTGAATACCTTGGCTGACAGAATGGCAATATTATCTGCTATACTGGGATAGTTCACAAACCAATGAAGGAGAAAAAATGAATGCTGAAAAATGGACAGCCAGCCGTGTGCTGGTCATCGAATACGACAGGGATGGAAGGTACCATGAGCGTTTGTTCAGGCGGACGGTTCTCAACAACGCTTTCCCGGTGTACATCAACCCGGCTGGAGACAGGTTTGAGAAAACCCTTCTGACGACCTATCCTAAGGCATGTCCCATTCCCGATGACGCCACGCTGTACCGGTGGGTGTTGAGGGACGGCACCGTGGTCACCACCACCAATGGTTTTCCGCAGTCCGATTACGCCATACTTCGTACGTTCGATGGACATTACATGTTTGTTCCCATGTCGAACGTTGCCTACGTGATGGATGGCGTCGCATCCGTGACCGGGGAGGAGACGACTAATGGCTAACACGACTGTCAAGGACATCATCTGGTATATGGACGGGACAGCCCGTGGGCGTGGCGTGAGATGGGTGGATTCGACCATCCTGCTGTATGCGTTGCGCTGGTCTAACAGTGAAGCGGGGAGCATTCTCTACCATCAGGATGCCTTCGAGGACAGAGGAGACGTCTACCGACTCATGGAACGGTACGACAACGAGCCGCTGGGCGAAGGCGCGGACCCTGAGTATACGACCGCCATGCGGAGCATCATGAGGCATTCCACCAGCCCCTTGGCGTTGCTTCGCGCCATCCAGCACACGGACTGCACCGCCAACACGATTCTCAAGGAGCATGTCCTGCTGCCGCCCGACCTTGAGCCGTCGGACGGTCAGGTGGAGCGTGCCGCCGAAACCGGATATTTCCTCTCCGCCCACTCCTACTTCTCCTACGGCAACCTGAAGGCGTGGGACAAGGTGAAGCAGACAAGCAAGGAGAAGTGGCGCGAATGGGCGCGGCTCATGCTCGAAGCCACGCTCAACGGAACAGAGGAAACATGTTGAACGTCAACGGCGTGAATATCGAATACCAGTACGACGGCGCACACGACGCGCGTCCCACCGAACATACGTTGCACGGCTTGGACGGGTTGAACCTGTCAGGCTTGGATTGGATGTGCCTGTCGCACGTATGCCGTCTCATGGCCGCACGCGACCGTAAGCCTGAGCGGACGTTCGTGCGCGTATCCAGTTGGATGGCGGACAGACCGAACATGCGGCTCATCGTGGACGTGCTTCAAGACGATGACGGTACGGCCAGCGTGCCGCTGCCGCTCACATCCGACTACCTGCTGGTCGATTCCGCCGAATGCGACGACCGATTCCAATACGGGTGGCTGAGCGTGCTGGAACGGCTGCCCGAACATGTGGACTACGGTCGGTTGGACGAGACCGGCATGCGGGTCGTGGACTGGCTGAACGGCATGGCCGACCCGTCGCCGGAAATCTTCGAGGATTGGGAGGCCATCAGCCTTATACGGCAGAACGTCTATGAGGACGAGCCGACCGGACTGGCAGACCTATTGCGTTCCGCCACCCGGACGGAGCGTGACGAATGCTTCGACATGTTGGAACAGGTGGAAACGGGGAGGCCGCTGTGATGAACGATTGGCTGCGCGTCACGGCCATTGGCGGTGACGACCACGAATGCCGTATGACCGTTCTGAAGGCGGACGATACGACCATTACCATTACTCGTCCTTGGCATCACCATTGGACGGACGGTTGGGATTGGAAGACCATTATCCGCCAATGGCTGTCCGACATGCCGGAAACATTCGAACCATACGACGGATTGTCCGAATGGCTACGCGACGCGGATTCGGAACGCATCGACTGCTGGCATTGCCTGAGTTGGCTCGCCAACCGACGGCGGTCAGCTGTTGCATCCTTGTCGGACGTGGAAAAGAAGCGGCTTGCGTCCAGATTGGGTTTCGAACGGATTGCAGAGGAGGGACATTGACCATGACCGACCATGTGAGAATCAGTTCGCTACGCAAAACCGGCGACCATCAGGCGCGTATCGCCATACTGTCCGGCATTGAAGGTGTGGAAGTATATGACATTTGGCTTGAACGGCCGGTGCCGGACGAGCCAGATATTCGCACGCTCATCCACCTCATCGAACAGGGCGTGGACGGATTGCCGGACGATATCATCGACTGGCTGGTAAAGGATGGCCTGCCGTCGGCGGACCTGTGGGAATCGTTGCGTTTTGACCGAACAGGCGACCCGTCGAGACGTATCGCCCGTTCGCTATCCGTTGCCGAACTGAAACGACTCATCAGTATGAGCGTGAGCGAGATTGGCATCCACCAGTGGCGTGACGGATATCGGATGCGCGAGATGGAGAAGCGGCGTTGAGCGATTTCCGCAAGGGATTGCTGATACTGTTGTCCACATTGCCAGCCCTCGTGCTGGTCATTGTGTTGACGGGCAGTTGGCGGATACTGTTGACGCCATCCGTGATAGCGTTCCTGAAGGATGCGATACGCACGCTGTGGTGCGGGCTGCTCTTCGGCATGGGAATGTCCGTATTTCTTCTCGTGGCGCTCACCATGTTCGACCATGCGAAGGATTCGCATGAATCATGGAAGTGCATCCCCTACCTGACCGTGAGTCTCCTGCTACCGGTCGTCGGCCTGTGGGCTGCATGCAAGCTTGCGGACCAGCCTTCGACAGGTAATGGTGTCGGCCTGCTACTGGGCATCGTACTGGGCGTGCTGTTGTTTGAGCAGGTGTGGCCTCGACTATCGCCCGCATGGGTGTCCAATTACCTGACGTTAGAGGAACGGTATTCGGAACCGTCCGACTGGAAACCCAAGGACGGACTGCAACCTCCCTACTGGAAGTGCGCATGTAAAATCGCCTATCCGACCGTTCAAGGCAAAAACGACACCCGCCCGCACCCGGAATGGGTCGAACAGCACGCTGACGACCTGCGGTTCCTGCGCGACCATCATGCGGACATGTACTGGAAGCTCGAAGATGCGATTTGGTGGATTGAAAAGGCGGACAAATCGTAACCGACCCGTATGTTCGCCGCGCCAACGGCATCAGACCGAAGCGCATGTGGCGACCGTGCTGGCGCAACGGCTTCGTCGAACCCGAAGAATCGAAAGGAAAAGATGACAAAATGAGTGAGCATCCGACCATTGAGGAAGTCTATAAACGGCCTGAATATTTTGACGCAGTGTGGTCTAAAAGCATCGAATATTACGGCGTCACCAAGCAGAGCATCGTCTGCATGGAGGAGTGCGCCGAGCTTATCGAAGCATACGATGACCGGAATCGCGACGGGTTGACGGACGGGACACGCTCCCACATGGTCGAGGAGATGGCGGACGTGCTCATCTGCCTATGGCTACTCGAACACATATACGACATCAAAGGACATGACACTCGCACGCGCCACCCGTCTCCGGTCGGCGCGTGCGCAACGCTCATCAAAGCGGTCAGCAAAATCCTGCGCTACGGCACCGAAAAGGAGCGTCTGGATGGGCTTGCCGACGCGGTGGAGGACGTGCGACGCTGGGTGATGCTGCTCGAAACAGAAAACGGCATCACGGACGAGGAACTAGGCGAATGGGTGGAACGCAAGACAGTCAGACAACAGCGGCGAAATGAGAACGACAAGTGAGCGTGCGAAGCGAAACATTGGGCGAGGTCATTGAATGGCTCAAAACCCAAGCCGACAGTGAATGGGAATGCGCCCAAGAAGGTCTGAGCGACGGATACGACGGATACGACGCCTACACGCGGACAATCGAACACTGTCAGGACATGCTCATGGACGATACGGCGGAACACAGAAAAACCCGATGAAAGTGGAAAAATGAGCAAGCAGAATGAAGCTAGTCTATTGGAACGCTTGGCCGACACGTTCGAAACCAAGCTCCGCGAAGCCGAACGGTCTATCGGAGACGACATTCCGAACCCATACCGGGAGGGACAGATAGACGCGTTCGGATGGGCGGCCACCTACTGCCGCCTATTGGCGGAACGGGAGTCACCGACAACACCGAACGCAAGCGGCTGGTCGAAATCCGCGTATCTAAGGACGGCACCAAGCTCGACCTGTACGACACGGACAGCAAACCGGTAAGGAAGGACCAGACCGATGTTCCAGCATATGCTGATGGCAATTGAACACGCCACCCTGAACGACTTGGCGACGGCGGGATGCGGAGAAATGGTGGAGCTTTATCTTTTCATGCTCGTCAAACCCGTCGTCGAACGCCGATGGTTCTCCGGCTTCCCGTATGGCGATGACGTGTTCGATGGAATGTTCCTCGCCGTGACAGCCGAAGTCATTCCGTTCTCTCTCAGCTTTATGGATTTCCTTATGGGTTTAGTCGGTTGGCTTGTCACCGGTTCGTTCACCTTCGCCATCCAGTGGCCTCCAAGGATGTACTGGATGGCGGCAGGCATGGTGTTGGGGGCCTTGTACTGGTTGATGCTCATGGCGTTCGTCAACATTCTTCCGGACATAGATGGTCAGCCGAAATCATCGCTGGGCAGTATCCTCTGCGGCATCGTTCTGCTCGGCGGACTACCGTTGGTGTTCATTCTGGTGCGCTACGGACAGTGGGTCGCCGCATTCTGCGTACTGGCCGTGTTCGCGGGGGTGGCCTTTCCCATCGTTCGGGAACGGGGGTAAACCCATGCTTGACTTCTCTAAATGGGTGGACATGTGGGACGCCTACGACGCTCGGGGTATTTCAGGCGGAGCCGTTCCCGGCAGCGCTGCCAGCATATGCTGGAACATCGGTTTTTGGATGATACTCTTCGGCTTCTTGCCGTTAATCATCCTTATAATCGTCTTCCCAGTAGCATACGTCCCTGCCACAAAAGGCATCAGCATTTTCTTCACGGTGGTGCTCACCATGGGCTTGGTGTTGGCGTTCACGTCCCTAGCCTTGCCCTCTCATACGCCACGGTCATCCCGTCCACCCTCACTGTCCGAGCAAATCATGACAATTTGGAATCTGGACGATTTGGGCGAATGCAGGAACGGAGGTCAAAAACTGCCCGAATCCCGTCTTAAGGACGGCGACTGGAAGTGCATCGCCTACACCGACAGTCAACGCACAGAACTGACCGTTCATATCAAGGGAAACAAGGTCGGCCTGTACAAGGCAGACGGCAAGGTGTTGGCGGCGAAAGGAAAGGACTAGAACATTGGCCGATATAGACAACATGCGGATGGACAAACGTGTCAATGAGTATCTGGCATGGCTGGACAACCAGTTCAGAAACGCACTGGACGCATCGGAATCCGATGCGCCGTCCGAGTACCAAGAAGGACTCACGGACGGCTTCGACCGAGCCGAAGCAGCCTTCCGTCGCATCTTCGACGTCAAGGAGAAATGATGTTCAAGAGACAGGAAACGGACTTGAGAAGACTACTGGCGATGCTACTGATTCCCGTATGCCTGATGTGCGCCGGATGCGGCGGGGAGGCGAACGCATCGACGGGAGCGGCGGACGCCGACGCGGCAACGTCGCAGGAGCCGCCCTACTACGACTGCGAATATTCCAGCAGGACGCAAAGAGTCAATGAGTGCGTGGTCACCTTGCATGACGGACGGCGCGTCGAATGCGTGGTATTGTCCGGCGACAGAAGAAGCGGCATATCCTGCGACTGGGCGAACGCCACCAAGGAGACGGACAAGTGAGCAAACATATCGAACTTGCGGCCCCCTGCCCGAACTGCCAGAGCCGACTGACCCTATCCGTCCGGCGTACGCCGTTGATGGGATTCCATGCGGTCAGGCTGGCGTGCGAGAACGGTTGCGACCTCCACTGGTACTACTACGACCTGCCGAACAGGATTGGAAGACTGCCGTATTTATCTTCCTTCTACTAAAACCAAAAACACTACCACATAAGAGCGGTCGGAATGGCAAAATCATTCTGACCGCTCTCTCTTTCATCTAAATCCGCGCCGACTTTCCGCCAACCTCAAACCAACCTCCACTAAAACCCTTACCATAAAAAATATCAACCTGAACGAAATCGGCTGCAAACTCAACCCAGACAATCCAACGGAGGAAACAGCATGAGCAGCACGGAAACACAACCTATATACGACTTAGAACACCTTCCCGGGCATAGGGAAGTGCGCCGTCCGAAATACGCGGTCAAATACTGGCCTCAGTCGGAAGCATGCCAACGTCACCCGCGCAAATACGTGCTTGTCGCCAAATCTGACAGCCAGCGGACAATCCGCAGCATCATGCGTCGCATAGACACTCGGAACGGCAGCCACCAATACACCTCGTTCCGCGTCCGCTCACTGGTCGATTCCGACGAATACCCGGAGGGCGTTTTCTCGACTGAAGTCCGTCAGGACGATGACGGTAATTTCCTTCTCTACGTCGCATACATTCCCGCCGAAGACGAGCCGGAACCGAACCCGCGCAACGAGGATGTGGTGAAGGCAATCCGCTACGGTGCGGAATGCACGCTCGCGGGCGACATGAAGGCCGCGTTGCGGGGTGACGGCAACAAGCCGAAGGACATCGTACAGGTGACAGGAACGGCGGAACAGTGGAAATGCCGGTTCGATGACCCGAACGTGGCGTTCCATTCCGAACGGCTCCACTTGTGGACGGATGACCGTGTGTACGGGTTCGTACAGTCGGACGGGTGCGCCGTGGTCGTGGACATGCCGAGATACCCCGAACCGGTGGAACGCGAATAGAACATGGGGGCATGCTTAGGAAAAAGCACGCCCCCATAGTTTTCGGGAAACGGACGATTACGCAGCCGCGCACGCAAGGCGTGAGCGGGAGAGGTCGCTACCTTTCTTCCATAATTTTTTAGGCAGGGTACCACGACCCTTGTGGTCGTGGGTGAATGCCTTTCCTTTCCACTAACATTATGATATAATGTTTTTTATTGGAGGTGAAGCATATGGTGGAACTCGCATTGACCATGAAAGTCAAGCTCACGACCAACAAACACGAGTCTGAAGCCCTTAACCGCCTATGTGACAATTACACCTCCTGTTGCAACGAAGTATCCGATTGGATTGGAGAACACCACACCCTCAGCCAGAGGAAAATCAACGAGGCTGTCTATCACCCGCTACGCGACAAATACGGACTGTTGGCCCAGATGACCCAATCTTCGATACGGCGGGTCATCGCGTCCTACAAGGCAATTCACTCGCGCATGGAACGCCGGAACGGAGAAAACCCCAAGAGGAAGAGGACGGCATACTATTCCACCAGACCAAAGTACTCGTCCGCCGGTGTTGACCTGCTGTGGAACCGAGACTACTCCTATTCGCCCATGACGGGAATGTTCAGCCTTCCCGTCATGGGCGGGAGAATCAAAGTGAAAGCCCAATGGAAGGGAATCCCGGACGAATACCGTACGGCACGTTTCGGTACCGCCCGACTGATATCGAAACGAGGCAAATGGTACCTGCATATTCCCGTCATCCTACAGGTTCCCGACCCAACCCCAAGCCCCAAAAACATAGTGGGCGTGGACTTGGGCATCCGAATGCTCGCCACCAGTTATGACGGCGAAACCACCGTCTTCCAACATGGAGGGGAGGTGAAAAGCAAGCGCGGCAAATACAAGCGGCTCCGTCAACAGTTGCAGAAACGCGGCACCCGAAGCGCCCGCAGACGACTCAAGACCATAGGCGACAGAGAAAACCGTTGGATGACTGATGTGAACCATCAGGCGTCTAAGGCACTCGTCAACCATTACGACAGGGATACGATGTTCGTTCTCGAAGACCTTACGGGAATCCGCAATGCGACCGAACAGGTCAGGGTCAAGGACAGGTATGTTCAGGTCAGTTGGAGTTTCCGCCAATTCCGGCAGATGGTCGAATACAAGGCGAAACGCAACGGTCAGAAAGTCGTGTTCGTTGACCCGGCCTACACAAGCCAGACCTGCCCGAAATGCGGGAAAATCCGCAAAGCCAACCGTGACAAGAAACGCCACCTGTATGTCTGCCGCAACTGCGGATACCGGTCCAACGACGACCGGATAGCCGCGATGAACCTGCGACACAAAGGCTACGACCTTTTGAACTCGCAGTACGCCGCCAGCATGACTGACGGCGTAAGGGTGCAGTCAACCACCCTATGATGTTCCGTCAATTAAAGGTAGGAGAACGGTTACAGCCGTTCACTGGCACTACCGGACAGGGACAAGCCGCAATGCTCGTCATTGCGGTCGTTGACTCGCAGCATGTTGCCTCTGCTCAGCAAGTCGCCCACGTATTCCATATCCACGCCGCGTTCGTTGAACGCCTTGCGCGTATACACAAGACGGTTCATGTCGGCGTGGGACAACACCCAACGCGCCTTCTCCGCACGTTCGGAATGGTCGTCGGCGGGAATCGGCCTATCATGCAGGATGGCACGCTCCAACATGGTTCTCAAGCTCTTGACCTCAAGATAATAGTCGGACTTCAGCTTGAACATGTACCCGTCGGCGTCATACACCACAACGCCCTCACGAGTGGAATCATGACGCTCCTCGTCCAACATGCTCCACAGTTCCTCCCGCTCCTTGTCGGAGTGGAAGACGTCCAATACCTCCGGTCGGTTGAAGAACCCGTCCATGTCAATCAGCTTGTCGGCATCATAGTCGATATGGAAGTCAACGGTGTTCTTGATGGCGTGCAGGAACACGAGCTGTGACGTATCGTACTTGATGATGTGACGGTCGGACTCTTGGTCGATGACCTCGAACGCCAACGTCACGTCGGCATCATGGGCGATGTTCCACAACGCCTCCTCCTGACCAATGTCCAACGTCTCCTTGAAGAGCCGTTGGATGAGATACGAGTAGTCGGTCTGCCCGCTCTTCGACCAGAAACGCCACGAACCGTCTCCGCGTGCGGACACCAAGCCGAGGAACCCGTTCTCCTTGCGTTCCACGCGCACTGGGAACTTGAGACGCTTGTCGATGTTCTCGCGGATGGTCTGCTCGTTCTCCCCGAGATTGAAGAACTTCTCGAAGCCGCGTGCCACGACCCTGCCGTTCCCGTCGAGAAACAGGCCGCGTGCCTTGCTGGAATACTCGTCCCAACGCTGGTTCCTGAACGCGTCACGGCTGAAGTTACAGGCGTACACGTCGGTTTCGCCTTTGACCGGACGGACGTTCACGTTGTCAGAGTCGCGCATGGTTTCAAGCAGGTTGCTCCCGTCGGCGGAGAAGTAGGCGAACCCGTCTTCGGTCGTATGCGCACCCTGTTCCAGCCACTTCGAGTAACTGTCCAGCGTCCACTTCGCACCATCCTTGAGCGACGGCATGTCCAAACGGACGGTACCGGTCGCATCACGCTCATTGGTTGAGGCCGCAGTGTAACCCATTTCGGCGTCGTCTACGGTGCGGGCATTGTTGTCCCACAGCAGTCCCACGTCAACCATCACAGTCTCCCCCATTGGGTTCATATGGTATACGCCGTCCGTTTTCATGACGCGAACGTTGACCCAACGGCTGTCACGTTCAAGGTTCCCATGCCACGACTCGTATTGGGTGCGCAGATACTCCTCCGGCACACGGTCGCTCTCGACGCGGGTCATGTTGCGTTCCAGCAGCTCGTCCAAGGGCACGTCGAACGTCACGGTTTCGACATGCGCCTTATGCCGTGAGGCGATACGCACCTCGTCCACGCAGAATCGCGGGTTGACGTGCTGCGAGTCGCTGATGACGTTCACGCCTTTGGCGAGCAGGTCGCTGATGATGGTGTGAGCCTGTCGGACGAGAATCCTGTTCATTTGCGGGTTCATGGTTTCATGCCATGCCTGACGGCCTCCCGCCATCATTGTGCGCAAACCGTCCAAGCTGACGATGACCGTGTTGGAATCGGCGTGCTGGCGTGCCCAAGTGCTCTTTCCTGAGCCGGGCAGTCCTCTAAGAATGGTCAGAGTGGTCATTTTCTAAGCCTTTCTTTACTTCAGTTCTGCTGAAACATGCGAACAAGTTCCACTTCGGACACGGGGCGCATGTTCCAAGCGTCCAATCCCACGTTGATTTCGTTACGGTTCTTAAACTCATGGGGAGTGTTCGCATGGGTGTGGCCGTGCAGCAATCGCATGTTCTTCCCCACTTGAGGAATCGCATACCGTCGAAGCTCCGGCTTCGCCCAATTGGAAGCCACGTTATCCGCTGCCGGTAGGTCGAAGTCCTCACGCCATTGGAAATGGCAGAGGAACACGGTCATAGTGTTTTCGCCGTCTGTGATGTCCGTCATGCCGATACGCCCGATTTCACCGAACGCCTCGGTCAGCTCCTTGAAGCCCTTGCTCTTCCCGTACAGCACGTCGTCATGGTTGCCGAGAATCAGATGCCGGTTATTGCGAGGGCAGCGCAAGCTTTTGACATGCATGATGGCCTGTTGAAGACTCCACGCGCCTCCGCTGCATAGGTCGCCCAGAATGTAGAGTTCGTCGTTCTCCCCCACCATTTCGTTGATGTGGTCGGTCACGTCCATGTCATGCTGGTACCAGTTGACGCAATCCTTGACCTGCATGTGCGCTTCGTTCGCCTGTTGCTTGATGGTGTTGTCCGACTTGAACCCGGGCTTCGCATATCCCCGCAATGCGGATACGAACAGGTGGGCGAAGTGAGTGTCAGAAGTAAAGTATTTGGTCATCGTCTTTTCCTTGAAAAAGTTAAGGGGATAGGATTGGCCACTATCCCCCTAGAATTACGAACTACTTGATGGGAACAGGAACGGCCAACAGCTCATTATTGGCGTTCTGCACGAGGATTTCCGGCAAGTGGAAACGCTTGACCCAGTGGTCGAACTGTTCCTCCGTAAGACTGGTGTCCTCTCCGCTTTCAGGGTCGAACCCTGAGATGAAGAACGTGCCCGCCATCATTTCCACGATTCTTGAATCAACCCCGTTTTCGAGGTCGTAGGCGCGGATTGCGCGATTGAGCGTCCACCTGCCGAGTTTGCCTTCTTCGTTGCAGTAAATGGTCGCCCCGTTTTTGAGTCCGAATGGTTCGATGTAGCCGTCTACCTCATGCTGTTTCGCTTCGAGGGTGTTGGGGATGGTTTTTCGGATTGGCTTCTCGTCCTGCTTGACGACGAGAATGTCGATGGTTTCCTGCTTGTCATTCATCGCTTCTCCTTGACTGTCTTGTGTGAACAATCTCAGTATAACATACGTTAATTTAAGAAAAAAAGTTTCGTCAACCCGCCCCCTCCGAAGCATCGTGAAAGCGTCGCAGGAAATGCGGAACCTAGGAAGCCAGAAAAGTCACGGTTCTAGGTTGCTGCCCCAGTCCGACAAGCTCGGACAGGAGCGGATACGGCACACGCCCAAACCTAATCCGCCGTCTCCGTCACGTCGGACGGATTCGTCAGGTTCCATTCAGCCAGCCACGATACGACCTCTTCGTCGCCATGCATGTACCATCCGCTCAGGGCGCGGATAAACAACTCCTTGTCCCGTCCTTCGACGGGGACGGCGAGCATGTACGGACTGTCCCTTTTGATAAGAAGACCGTTCGCGGCGAGCATCGCGGTGCGCTTGTTGCCGTCACCGAACGGTTGCAGACGCGCCAAACGCGCGAACAGGCGGCTGGCGGCGAACACGTTCGTCGTTGAGGTTTCGGCCTGTTCCATGATGTCGGCCAGTTCCTCCGGTTCAGGAGTGCAGGGAACGTACCGTCCGTACACGGTATCGACCCACACGGGTTCACCGGACACGCGGAGTCTTCCGGGTTTCATCGCCGCCGTCTTCGTCAGATGCGCGTTGATGGCGCACACCCAGTCGGAGTCCAGCGTGGTGTCCGGTCCCGTTCCGAGCACGAAGGTGGCCGCGTCCTTCAGGTCGGTCAGCAGAGCCTCGTCCGATTTGGACATGAGGACGTCCGGGTTGCCGGTGCGTAGGAATTCCTCGGTGTTCAGTTGGGATGTTGTCAGGTTGTCGAATGTGCGTCCCATGCGGTACAGCAGTCGGGCGAGTCCTTTGACTGTTCGCAGCGGGTTCGCCGTTCCGGTTTCGTTCTCGTATATCGTGTCGTTCATGGTTTCCTCGCCCTTACGTTTGTGCGTTCGATTCCAGTATAGTGTTCGTTGGGATGTACAGCCGAAAAAGCGGGAAGCCCCGGACAATCCCGAACGGTGGGATAGCCGGGGCTTTCGGAGGTGGCGAGACTGGTCAGTCTTCCTTGCGGCGAATGGAACGTTCGACGCCGATGAATCCGACGCCCATCATCAGGGCGACGATGGACACGGCGGCGACGCCCGCCACGTCCACGCCGGTCTTGGCGAGGTCGTCGCCGGTGGCGGTGATGGTCTTGTTGTCGGCGTCCACCTTGTACGTGGTGGTCTCGTCGTTCTTCTTGTCAGCGGTGTTCATGCCCTTGTTGACGGACGTGGCATTGCCGTTGTTGCCGTTGGAGGAACCGTTAGCACCATTGGAACCGGTGGTATTGCCTCCGTTGCCAGCGTTGCCGGTATTGCCGTCGTTGCCGTTGGCTTCCTCGTTGGACGGAATCGTGTAACCGGAGTCGATGTCGTCCTTCTCGCCCGGCTTCGTGGCGATGCCGGTGTTTTCCTCGTTGGACGGAATCGTGTAACCGGAGTCGATGTCGTCCTTCTCACTCGGCTTTGCAGTGATGCCATCGAGAGCGTTCTTCGCGTCCTTGAGTGCGGCTTCGGTCTGCTTCTTGTCGGCCTTGGCCTGTTCGAGCTTCGCGTTCGCGTCGGCCAGCGTCTTGTCCGCCTCCGTCTTGGCGTCGTTGGCCTTGTCAAGCTTGGCTTGCGCCTCCTGCTGGATGGTCTGGGCTTCGTCCAGCGTCTTGTTGACCTTGTCGAGCTTGGACTGCGCGGCCTTGAGGTTTTCCTTCGCGTTGGCGTAGCCGTCGAGCTTGGCTTGGGCATGTTCAACCTGCTTCTTGGCCTCGTCTACCGCGTTCTGGGCGTTCTGCACGTCGGTTTGGGCGGCGTCCGTCTTCGCATTGGCCGAGTCGAGTTCGCTTTGCGCCTTCTTGGTCGCGGACTGCTTCTTCTCGTAGGCGGTCTGCTTCTTATCGGCCTCGTTCTTGGCCTGTGAGTACACGCCGTTGGCGGTCTGACCGGCTTTGACGGCCTCGTTGTATGCGTCAAGCGCCTTGCGGTAGGCTTCGTCCTTGGCTTGGGCGGTCTTGGCGGCCTCGTCAGCGGTCTGCTGGGCGTTCTGGGCGCGTTCCTGCAATGCGGCGAGTTCCTGCTGCGCCTGTTGCGCGGCCTTCTTGGCCTCGTTCGCCTTGTCGAGAGCCTTCTGGTACACGTCGGAAGCCGAATCCAACGCGTTCTTGTAGGAAAGAAGCTGCTGACGGTAATCGTTCACGGAAACACCACTGGTGTACAGATACTTCTGGGTGAAGTTCTGTGCTGCGGTCAGGGAACCCGTGACGGCGAAGCCGGTGGTGTCGCAATCCGGGTCGATGACGTTCAGATAATGTCCGGTCTCCTCGTAGATGTCCGGATACTTCATGTAGATTTCCACGGCGGTCATATTGCGCAGTTCCGGATTCTTCTCCGCATACCTGTCGAACACGGCCTTCTCTTGGGTGTACCAGCCGTCATACGGATTATCGTAACCCCAAGCGAGGTTCTGGGAGGTTCCGGTGAACACGTGTCCCGTGTTCGGAGAGTACGTGTTGTAGTCTGCGGCGAGCTGCGCGTTGATGGTGTCCATGTCGTTGACGGTCCATTCCGGCAGTCCGAGGCTACGGCGAATCTCGTTGCCCTTGTCAATCAGGTCGAGCGCCTTGAGCATGTTCTGCAAGCTGGTCGCGGAGCTCTCGTCCCCAATCTTCACCCAGTCCTCGTTCTGGTATTTGACGAGCATGTTGAGCGCTTGCTGGGTGTCCTCGTTCGCATAGTCGGAGGCAAGCTTCCACTGGTAGAAGCCGATGGAACCGGATGCGAGCTGCTTGTCTGCATTGTCGGCGGCGGCTTTCTTGGAGTCTGCGTCGGCTTGAGCGGTGTTGGCGGCCGTGTTCTTCGCGTCCGCGTCCTTCTGCTTCTCGCTGATGCCGTTCTTCGCGTCCGCCGCGTTCTTGTCGGCCGTGGTCTTCGCGGTGTCGGCGTCGTTCTTCGCGGCCAACGCGGCTTCGAGTTCGGCCTTGAACTGGCCGATGGTCTTCTGGGATTCGTCGGCCTTCGTCTTCGCGTCCGAGGCTGTCTTGTCGGCCTTGTCCTTGTCCGTCTTGGCGGCGGCTTCGTCCTTCTTGGCTGCGGTCAGATTGTCGGCCTTCTGCTGGGCTTCCTGCTTGGCCTGTTCGACCTGCTGGTTGGCGGATTCCAACTGCTTGGTGGTCTGGTCGAGCTGCTGGCTGGCGTCGGAGAGCGCCTGCTGGGCTTTCTTCTGGTTTTCCGGATTAGTGGCCTCACCGGCGTTCTGCTGGGCTTGGTTCAGGTTCTCCTGAGCCTGATTGGCGGCGGTCTGCGCGTTCTGAACCTGCTGGTTGGCGGTGTCCAGAGTGGTCTGGGCGTTGTCCACTTGGGTTTGGGTCTGGTTGACGATGGTCTGCGCGTTGTCAACGTCGGTCTGTGCCTGATTCAGGTTCGTCTGTGCCTGATTGTCGTTGGCTTGGGCTTCGTCCACCTTGGCCTGTCCGTCGGCCACGGGGTCTGACGGTGTGGGGGTCGTGGTGGCGGTCTGAGGGGTTGCCTGTGTGGCCTGTGCCACGGTGTCCTGAGTTTGGGACACTGCGTCCTGCGCCTGTTCGATGGCGTTGTTCACGTCCGGCTGGATGTCGTCTGCGAACGCGGTAGCCGGTGCGGCGAGCGTCGCTACCGCCACGGTTGTGGCGATGATTGTTTTCTTGACGTTTGCCAAGATTCTCTCCTTTGTCTGGTTGTCTTTTCCGCGCATGGGTGAAACCCCTGCATTATACCCCCTTATTGAGGGTCTTTTCAACTCGAACGGGAACCCCCATACGAGAGGAAAAGCGCCTTGGATGGGATTCGAACCCACAACCATCCGCTTAGAGGGCGGACGCCCTATCCAATTGGGCTACCAAGGCAAAGCCCCATTGTGAGGCCATTGGATTCAGAAGATGTTCTCCTCCAAAGAATTGACTTCCTCCCCACGGCTGAAGCCGGGGGATTCCTGTCGCATGTGAGACAATCCCCTATTCGGAGAGTCTTCCCACATGTGTGGCAGGGGTTGGTGTTTCAACGGAACCTTCCCGTGAAACACAGGTTTCGCGGGAAGCGTGTCCCTCCACGCCCTCGGCATCGTCCATGCCGGTTGTGTGTATCGCGCGGTCGAGGATGTTCTTGGCCGCGTTGATGTCCGCATTGTCCTTGAAACCGCAGTTGACGCATTGGAAGACCGCTTGTCTCTCACGGTTCTCCTTTGCGACATGGCCGCAACGGTTGCAGGTCTGGGACGTGTACGCCGGGTTGACCAGTATGAGCTGGGTTCCGGCGAGACGTGTCTTGTATTCGAGTTTGTTCTGGATGTCCGTCCAACGGTTGTTGAGGATGCTGCGGTTCAATCCCGCTTTGGCCGCCGAGCCGTTGCGCAGGTAGCGTCCTTTATGGTTGGGGTCCTGTTTCGGTTTCGGCTTGCGGGTCATTTGCCGGGGGTTCAACGCTTCCAAGGCGATGAGGTCGTAGTCTTCGACCAGTCGGGTCGTGGTCTTCGCGACCCAATCGTCCTTGCGGTTGTTGATGTGACGGCGTATCGAACTCATGCGCTTCAATGTGAGTTTGCGTCGTTTCGACTGGAATTTCGCGGTTTTCCCGCCACGTCGGCTGTTGGTCGTGTCTTGTCGGGCGAGCTTGCGTTGCAGACGCAGATACTCTCGCCTCTCCCGTTCGGACGGTTGCGGCATGTCCAGCATGGTTCCATTCGACAAGGCCAATGTGTGGACGCAGCCACGGTCGATACCGGTCTGCTTGCCGGTGGCATTCCGTCGGATGGGCGACGGTTCGTTGGTGAACGCCAGAGTGCGTTCCGTCCAATTCACCGCCACGCTCGTGTAATCCCTGATGGGTTGGCTGACGCGCACGTGGATGGAGAGCGTCCAACGGCATCCCGTTTCGTCCGGCTTGCGGAATTCCTTTTTCACGGTTCCGGTGATTACGACCACGCCGCGCTTGCGTGACACCTGATGGTAGACGGCGTTGCCGGTCTTGTTCTGGTTGCGCCAGCATACGAAATACTGGGGGTTGTGTTTGCGGGATTTGAACCCCGGAACACGACCGCCATTAATCTTCTTGCGCTTCAACGCGGCATACCATTCCGAATTCTCCACGCGCATGGGACTGGCGAGAACGGCGGCGGGAATGCATGCGAGCCAAGAACACCGGATTCGAGCCTCGCTGTCCTTGAACGGCTCCCCGACGGTCGCTCCACCCAACGGGACGTCCACCCACATACGCTCACGGGATTCCACGTCCTCCATGTAACGGCGGATTGTCCGATGCTCCCGATGCTGGTTGAAACGGGTACGCCAACCATCGCACAGCCAGTCCATGATGCGTTCGGGATTGCGCGTCCAGCAGTGGTTGCGGCATGAATCGTCGCCAAGGTACACGGACGCGCCCGCATGTCTGACTTTGATGATTCGTACCTTCTGGCTCATACTATAAACCTTACCACGGAAACAGTGACTAATCAAAGAAGTGGCGACTTACTCCAGTCTTAAAAGACGGGGCTTACGCCGCCAAACCGGTCAACGACTTGCTCGTCTGATTCAACTCCCAGAATCCACGCTCGAACTTCTCCGCCAATTCCAAGACCTGTTCGACCTTGTCGAGAAGTATCTTGGCGGACTTGTCAACATCCTTGAAAGTGGTGATAGGCACACCATCCCGATACATGGGGATTCGGGCAGTCTCCGTGGGGATTCCAGCCGCGCTTCCATTGTCTCCAGCGTATTGCAGTGAGAGGTCGTAAGTGAGAGAGAAAGTAGCCTCCTTGACGTATCCTTCTTCGCCCCACATGCATAAGGTCATCTTCCAAGAGCGAGAGAAGGAACGTTCGGGATTGCAGACATGGCTTTTCGTCCAAACGTACTTGCCTTCCTTGGTGTTCCTTTGAAGGTAGGAAAGGTTTTCGGTCATTCCTTTTTCGAACTCTTCGAGAGTGGTCTGCTTGTTCATGGTTTGCTCCTTTTTGATTTTCTGTTTTTGTGTGAACAATTTCAGTATAACACAAATATTGGGGCAAATCAACCCAACGAAGCCAGCTCAACCTCAATCCCAGCCAGCTCGTCCAGCAAACGCTTACGACGGGCAACAAGGAGACTCTTCCTACGGGCACCGGAAAAAACAGGCTGGCCAGAAAACACATCATGGGCGTTGACCATATTCTTGCCGGTAGGACTGCCGTCGCGGTTGTTTCCCAGCATGGTTAAATCGCTGGAGTTCAACGAACCATCACGAAATCGGAAACCATGCTCGAACATGACACGCTCCAAACGGGCGATGTTCAACGCCCCGAACTGCGGAACCGAGACTCCGCCACTGTATTCGATACGACGGGATTCACGCAGACGGTTCAGATAGTGCAGGAATTCGGACAAGGACAGTTTGGTCAGCTTAGCCAAGGAACCCACGCCAATCGAATACAGTCGAATACGGAAATCGGCATCCACTACTCCCTCACGATATAAGGCGGAATCCTCCACCGGTCGAAAATCTATTCCGTTTTTCCGTAGACGGTTTCCGACGATACGGGCGTAGTCGGAGCCGAAGGAGCCGACGAACTGCTCTTCGGTCAACGAGGTGATATCCCCGATGATGTGGAGTTTCCTTTTCAGCTTGTTGACTCGGAATTTGTCGCAGATTTGTCCCCGCGCGTTGGCGAAGAGTTTTTCTATCGGGTCTAGGACGGTTAGTTCGCTCATGGTTCTTCTTCCCTCGTTTTTTGCAAACAGTAAAGGGTTCCAATCTTGCGTCTGGAACCCTCTTCACTATCAAAGATTCATACCGTCGATGTTGTCTGCAAGGCAATCAGACAGTCGGGCGTCCCCTCCTTGAGTGAGACGATAATGCTTGAGGAATCTGATTGCATCGTTGACCGTTACCAGTTGAGTCGGCTTTGCGTAGCCCTTGTCCAACGTGCGTTCCAGTTCGCAGGTCTTGCATTCTCCCGCATCTCCAAGGCAGTCCTTGCAGAGCGTGCTACCACAGGTGTCGCACGTGTGCCTACAGGTTTTGTCGATGTATTTGCCGCAGTGTTCGCAACGTTTCCAGCGGTGGGCGCATTCCAAGGTGCCTTCGCAGTCTTCGCAGCTTGCGGCGTCGTTGTCGCAGCAGTATGCGCCGCACTTGTCGCAGGAGTTCAGGCAATCTGTGCAGAACGTGTTGCCGCAGATGTTGCATCGTTCCGCGCATTTGTCACAGACGATGTTGCCGCATTTGTCGCACAGGTGGCAGTGGGCGCAGCAGAAGATGCCTTTGCACTTGGAGCACTGGTATAGGCAGTCTTCGCAATAGTTTTTGTGGCAGTGGTCGCAGGTGCCGTTGGCTGTTGGATTGTGGAGGGCGCAGTAGGTGCATTCGCAGTTGCTCATTTTTTCTCCTTGTTGGGTGTAGGTTTCGACCCTTGTTTGTGTGGACGATTCCAGTATACCATATAAATAAGAGGATTAAGACAGCATGCCAAACAAGTCCCATCAATGATATATACTGGACACGTCCACAAATAAAAAACCAAGCGCTGTTCGAAAAACGGAAACGACACGCCGGGGTTGCCAGAAGAACACTGTGTGTTATAGTGGGAACCACGACATATAGTTTAAACAAGTCCGGTAACAGACCGGAATTGACCGTAGAGCGGCGATAGGACGCAAGTCCCAATCGCCGCTTTTTTCATGCAGTGCGGAAAGAGAACAACAGACCTTGACCGCAAAAACCAATATCCGCTACCGTGTGGGAGCCGACGTAGGACTCAACAGCCTAGGATTCTCCGCAATCCAACTCGACGCCAACGGCAACCCGACAGCATTGCTCAAAACCCTCAGCTACATTCACGACGGCGGAGTAGACCCGACCCAAAACAAGTCCGGCACCACCCGCAAAGCCGTGGCTGGAATCGCACGGCGAACCCGCAACATGCGCAAACGCCGCAGCCACCGTCTCAACCAGCTCGACCGTCAGCTCTACCAACTGGGGTATCCGGTGGACGAAGTGCCGGAAACCGAACACGGACTCTACGAATACTGGAACGTGCGTTCCGCATTGGCGACAGCCTACGTTCCCGACAAGGACAGGCGTGACCGGATGATGGTCATGGCCGTCCGCCATATCGCACGCCATCGCGGTTGGCGCAACTCCTACAGTCGGGTCGAAACCCTGTTCGAGGACGTGGAACCGTCCGACCAGTACAAAGATTTGAAACAGCGTGTGGAGACCCGTCTTGGAGTGAAACTGGACGATGACATGACTCCGGCGCAGCTCGTCGCATTGACGCTCAACGAACGCGACAAGAACTTCATGAGGGTTCGCACCAGCACCAAATACGGTGAGGGCGTTCTGCCGAACCGTCTCATGCAGTCCGACAATGCGCGTGAACTCCGACGCATCTTCACCGTCCAGCAGGTACCCGAGGATGTTTGGAAACCCATCCTGCGTACCGTGTTCCATTGCGTATCCCCCAAGGGTTCCGCAGAGAAGCATGTCGGGACAGACCCGCTCGACCAAACCCAGAAGAGGGCGTTGAAGGCCAGCATCGCCTTCCAGAAGTATCGTATCCTCAACGTCATCACCAACCTGCGTATCCGACGCAAAGGCGAAGCATCCCGACCGTTGACCGTCAGCGAGAAACAGGATGTGTACGAACTGCTCACCACCGCCAAGGAAGACGTGGAATGGTTGGACGTGTGCGCCGTGCTCGACATCGAACGCAACGAACTCAAAGGTGTCGGCACCCTCACCCATGACGGGGAGGAAAGAATCGGCAACAAGCCGCCAGTATTGGACACCGTAATCCGACTCCACGGCATCAAAAACACCAAACTCCGCAAGATGATGGACGCATGGTGGAACTCCTCCACAGAGGACGAACGGGCCGCGATGATTCGACTACTGTCCAACACCGTTGACTTGGACAAGGTGCGCGACCTCATCGAATACGCCTCCCCCATCGAGTTCATCGACGGGTTGGACGAAGACCTGCTCACCCCATTGGACTCCATCAGCCTTCCAGTCGGACGTGCCGCCTACTCCGAAAAGACCCTCGACCGACTGTCCAAACGCATGTTGGAAACGGAAGACGATTTGCATTATGCGATTCGCCACGAGTTCGACGTGCCCGCAGACTGGAAGCCACCGGTTCCACCCGTTCAGGAGCCGACCGGCAATCCCGCCGTTGACCGAGTGCTGAAAGCGTTCAACCGTTTCCTCAGCCAATGCGAACAAGAATACGGCATTCCGGAAAGCGTCGCCATCGAAACCACGAAGGAATCGTTCTCGTCTATCGCGCTCGGACGTACGCTCGACTATGAGCGCCGTCAACGTCGGGACAAGGACAATCAGATGCGTGCCGCAATCCGTGAGGATATGAGGAAGCAACTGTCCAACGGTGGAAGCTTCAAAGTCCACGACTACGACATTCGCCGTTGGGAAATCGTCCAATCGCAGAACAACACATGCCTGTACTGTGGTGCGACCAGTCCACGATTCAGTTTCGACAAGTCCGAACTCGACCATATCGTACCCCGTCGTGGCGTCGGCTCGGACAGCAAACGCACCAACATGGCTGCGGTATGTCCCGAATGCAACGCCAGCAAGTCAAACGTTCCGTTCGCCGTTTGGGTGCATTCCGAATATGCGAAAGCGCATGGCATCACCATGAATGACGTCATCGCACGAGTGAACCAGTTGATGTTCCCGCCGTCCATGAACCGCAAGCAGGTCGGTCAGGTGAAGAAAAGCATCATCAGCCGACTCAAGCAGACCGAACAGGACGAACCGTTGGACAATCGTTCCATCGAATCCGTGGGTTGGATGGCCGACGAACTCCACCGCCGACTCGACGGACGATACGCCAATAAGACGGTGAAAGTGTTCACGTTCCCCGGCTCCATCACCTATGAGGCACGTCGAGCGTCCGGCATCGACGGGCAAATCCATTTCATCGGCGCACAGTGGAAGACCCGACTCGACCGCCGCCATCATGCGGTTGACGCTTCGGTCATCGCCATGATGAACCAGAGTGTCGCTCTCCGTCTTGCCGAACGCCACTATCTACGCGAATCCCAACGCCTGTGCGGAACCCCGTTCGGACAAGCGGATTGGAAACAGTATCCAAACAAGAACACCCCCGGCTACGTCCGGTACCAGCAATGGATTGAACAAATGAAAAGTCTGCTCCACCTGTTGAACAAGGGTTTGGACGAGGATACCATTCCGGTCGTTCGGAGCCGCCGACTCAGCTTGGGCAACAGTACCGCGCATGATGCGACGGTGAAACCGTTGCAATACGTTCGACTGGGAGACGCGCTCTCCCCCACGCTTATCGACCATGCCATCACACCGCAGGTATGGAAGGCGTTGACCCGACTGCCGGACTATGACCCTCAGACCGGTCTGCCAGCCAATCCGGACCGTGTCATCACAGCCTTGGGCGAGGTATGCCATGCGCAGGATGAAATCGGCTTCCTACCCGGCAACAACGCGCAACTGTACGTCAACGGTGGTGCCGCCGACATTGGCGGAACCATCCACCACGCCCGCATCTACCGTTGCGAACAGGTATTGAAGAACGGAAAACGCAAGACGTTCTACGGCATGGTGCGCGTGTTCCAATGCGATTTGATGAAACGCAGGAAGAACACCGACCTGTTCCGAACCCCGTTACGTTCCGCCGACGTATCACTCCGGTACGCGGACGGCAAAGTCAGGGACGCCATCCGACAGGGACACGCAACCTGCATCGCACGACTCACCATCAACGATGAAATCCAGCTGACATCTGAGATGATGATGGACATGTGCCCCGAATACGCGAACATGTTCCACACGGATTCCGGCGTCGAACGACGATTCATCGTGGCCGGTTTCCCCTCCCCTATCCAGTTCAGACTGGTTCCCTCCGCCATTGCAGAAGAAGGACTAAGTAAGATGGTTGAACAAGGTTTGGAGGTTCCCGCCAAGGTCGAGAAGATGTTCAAACTGCACACCTTCGTTCCAGTAGTCAATAAGATTGGACATGTTTTAGAGCAGTAACCACCGCTTCTAATCGTTTCTAAAAAGGAAAGGGTCTACCAAAAACCATCTAAGGTTATCGGTAGACCCTTTCCTTTTTAGGAGGTTGATATGGCAAAAGGGTGGCGAGTCATCGACTGCACCGCAATGACCGGCAAACTGACTTACAAGCGCGGACAACTCGTCGTGGAACACCACAATATGGAGACGCGGATACCGTTGGTCGATACGGCGGTACTGCTGCTCGGTATACAAACAACCGTCTCCACAGCACTATTGCAGCAGTTGGCTGTCTTCGACGTGGAAGTGCTCATCTGCCAATGGAATCAGACACCAATCGCGGCAATGCAATCATGGAACAAACCCAACACCCGTTCCGCCGCCCGTCAGAACGCACAACAGGAAATGCGTCTACCGGCAAGAAAAGCCGCATGGCAGAAAATCATACGCGCGAAAATACTAGGCCAATCCCACGTACTCGACAAACTCGACTTGGACGGAGGGGAACTCTTAAGAAGTCTAGCCGTCCAAGTCCACTCCGGCGACCCGAACAACATCGAGGGACAGGCGGCACGCGAATACTGGCATCGCATGTTCCCTGAAGAACAATTCCGCCGATTCCCCGGATATGGCGAGGGGCGCAACGCTCAACTCGACTATGCGTACACGATACTACGCGGATTCCTGATTAAGTCCATCTGCACGGCGGGACTCTCCCCCACCATCGGCATACATCACCATTCAGCCAGCAACTATTTCTGTCTGGCCGACGACCTGATAGAACCGTTCCGACCGGCCATCGACTACGGGATAAGCCAACTACCGGACGGACCGTTGGATTCGGAACTGAAACAGCAGATAGTGCTGGCCGTCAACAGCCAATTCAACCCGAAAGGACTGACCATCCCATCACTGGTGGACGAATTCTGCGGACAATACGCACAATACTGCGAAGGCTGGTTGGACAAACTACCCGTCCCCGTCTTCGGAAAAAGGCGCTGAAAAATGAAGAAAGATAAGGATAACGGCATGTGGACGCTGGTCATGTACGACCTGCCTATTACAACGAGAGAGGACGCTGGAGCCGCGAACAGATTCAACCACTTGTTGGCTGATTTAGGGTTCGTCCGTGTACAGTACTCGGTCTACGCGAGATACACTCCCACCCAATCAGGCGGTAGGTCTGCCCTTAACTACATCAGGGCTGGTCTACCACCTCACGGGAACGTCCGAGTATTCTGCTTAACGGACAATCAATGGTCTGATTCACTGAAATACATCGACAAAAAACAGCAAAACACGACAGAACAACCGGGGTTACTGACGCTTTTTGACGACGAAGAATAGTTTAAAAACGTTGATATGAAGCCTTTTGGTCAAACATAGAGTTTGACTAAAAGGTAATACGACATATATTCAAACGAAAGGAGAATAAGGAATGACCGAAAGAAGTTTGACTAAAAGGTAATACGACATATATTCAAACCTCGGATAGCCTCTTCTAGTTCTTCCTCAGTTTGACTAAAAGGTAATACGACATATATTCAAACACCTACAAGCGCTCTAGATCCCGAGCTGGAGTTTGACTAAAAGGTAATACGACATATATTCAAACTATCGGCGCGTAGACACCTACGCGAAATAGTTTGACTAAAAGGTAATACGACATATATTCAAACCATGCGATGATGTGGGAACGCCCTTTCGAGTTTGACTAAAAGGTAATACGACATATATTCAAACACTGGCGTATCTAAGACATGGTGATAAGAGTTTGACTAAAAGGTAATACGACATATATTCAAACGATGGAAAAACGGTGACTTACGGCTTGAAGTTTGACTAAAAGGTAATACGACATATATTCAAACTGGTGAATTAAGGCGTCTCGTTGGCTTTTAGTTTGACTAAAAGGTAATACGACATATATTCAAACTGAAAACCGTGTTGGATGATTTTGTTTGAGTTTGACTAAAAGGTAATACGACATATATTCAAACTTTTTCGCCTGAGAGCCAGAGACGTGCAAGTTTGACTAAAAGGTAATACGACATATATTCAAACGCATGGTTCCACTATGACGTGATGGGTGAGTTTGACTAAAAGGTAATACGACATATATTCAAACCCTTCAGACCGCCTTTCTCGTCGGCGGAAAGTTTGACTAAAAGGTAATACGACATATATTCAAACGGAGTGCTCGAACGGTGGTCACCTGCTTTAGTTTGACTAAAAGGTAATACGACATATATTCAAACGCGGGAATTTCCATTTTCAAAGCAGTTTGACTAAAAGGTAATACGACATATATTCAAACATTTAGAAGGCAGGGATGCCGGAACCCCGAGTTTGAGCAACAGGTAATACGACATACATTCAAACATTGGCGAGCCTATGGTGCGATTCAGTTTGAACAAAAGGTAATACGACATACATTCAAACGTATAACACATACTGGGATTGTCCACACAGTTTGAGCAAAAAGTAATACGACATACATTCAAACACTTCGGATTCGACGTGGTACCGTCGTGAAGTTTGAGCAAAAGGCAATACGACATATATTCAAACGGTATTTCACGGAGTCGGGTATCACTGTAAGTTTGACTAAAAGGTAATACGACATATATTCAAACCTTTTATAAACCGTGAGGGAGTGCCGGGAGTTTGACTAAAAGGTAATACGACATATATTCAAACAAAAGACAGACGCGGAAGCTCTAGCTGAGAGTTTGACTAAAAGGTAATACGACATATATTCAAACTGCGGCGGCGGGGGCGTAGCGCGTAAAAAGTTTGACTAAAAGGTAATACGACATATATTCAAACTAGAAAACCCTACATGCAAAAAGGAGAAAGTTTGAGTAATACGACATACATTCAAACCAGTAGCTCCAGATAACCTCGCGGCAGAAGTTCAAGTAAAAGGTAATACGACATATATTCAAACCCTGCTCCATCTGTTTGGCGCGGCTAATAGTTTGACTAAAAGGTAATACGACATATATTCAAACTGCGAGTTTCCCTTCAGTGTGATTAAAAGGCAATACGACATATATTCAAACAGTCGCTCTTTGAAGAGCATGAATCAACAAGTTTGAGTAAAAGGCAATACGACATATATTCAAACGAAAAATGAAAGGATTGAAGAAAACATAAGTTTAAGTAAAAGGTAATACGACATATATTCAAACAAATAAGGAAAATATGGCATATATTCAAACAAAAATTCAAACAAAATACCTAACAAAGAATAAGCCGGTGTTTCGCCACTCCCACCGGCGAGGAGCTGTTCACACAAAGACGCGGAGTAGGAGAAGGGTGGAGAGAAAAACACCCGTAGACTCCGCTTTTTGTTTGGCGTTTGACATGGCTTGGTTGTTTCCCATCAGTGAGTTCATGTCGTGAACACTGGAATGGTATGCGTGTGTAAGGGGTGCAAGGCATACCGGCTTGCTGACAGTCCTTCATGGATTTCCGGACTATCATCCATCGCGCATGTAAGGGGTCATGCCATGGATTGTCCTATCAGATGAGGGTTTAAGGATAGGACTTTGTGCGGAAGACGAGATTCGAACTCGCAATGACTGCTTGGAAGGCAGTCGTGATGGCCCTTTCACTACTTCCGCGAGGGGATGGGATTGACTGTGATTGCTTGCTGGTAACACTGCATACATGGAGAAAAATGTTTACGACCATTCCAAACTATTATGGGATGGAAGGCTCGCAATCACATAGTCTATCCCTAGCGGAGTCGGAGGGATTCGAACCCTCGAAGTGGGAGAAAGTAGTAGTACGGCAGTCTTCCAAACTCAGGCACGACTCCAAAAAATTCAGTCTTTTCCTTTGCTGAACTTCGCTCCCTATGATGGATTCGAACCACCTCCAAAGGTTCCAAAGACCCGTGTGCTGCCTTTACACTAATAGGGAATACGCAGACCAGTATGGTCTGCTTTGACTTACTTGGACTCGGAAATCAGCTTGTCGATATTAGCGCCCAACTGCCTCAACTGGGCGAAAGAGTTGGCGACGTTGCGTTGCGCCGTTTCCTCTCTCTGTTGAGCGTCTGCCATCAGTTTCCTACTGTTCGAATCCAATTCGGCGGCATGCTGTTCAGCCTTCTTGGTTCGGGCGTCGATTTCCTGCGACGCCTTGTCCAACCGGTTAGCCGCTTCCAGTTCCGCTTGGTGGATAATCTGTTCGGCTTGCTTTTTGGCCGTGTCCAACTGGATGGCAACCTTGTCGTCGGTTTCCTTTTCCAGTTTGGCACAATCCTGTTCGAGCTTCTGCTTTTTATCCTGTGCGGCGGTCATCATCTGTTTGGTGGTTTCCGTCGTGGAGTCGAGTCGCTTCTGGGATTCATCCTTGGCCTGTTGGATAATCTGTTCGGCTTGCGTGCGGGCATGTTCCAGCTCCTCACGTTTCTTCGACTCGTAAGTGTTTTTCAACGTTTGGAATTCTTTGCCGAGGCTGGTGCCTAATTCCTGCATCGGGTTTTCCGATGCTTGACGGGCGTCCTGCAAGTCGGCGTTCAGTCGTTCAATCTGCTGGCGGAGGGATTCAGCTTCCTGCTCCCGTTTGCCGAGTTCGGATTGACGCTTGTCCAAGACCATGTTTTTTTCCGTCAACTGGCGTTGCAGATTCCAAATCTGTGTTTCCAACCCGTTCACGTATTGTTCGACGGAATCCTTGCGATAACCGTTGAATCCGGTGGGGAGGTTGAGCTGTTGTACCTGTGGTTGGGACATTCCGTCCACGGTGAGAGCGTGGGAGGAGATGACCCGTGTTTCATCAGACATGGTCATGTTGATTTCCTTCTGTTTTGGTTGAAAAACACGAGAGCCTAGAGCGGGGGTCGAACCCGCGACCTTCTGTTCCGGAGACAGACGCTCTATCCACTGAGCTATCAAGGCGATGGGGGACGAAACCTATGGGGAATCGTCCCTGTAAGGGGAGAACCATTCATGGTTCGCGCAGTAGAAGGAAGTAGTAATCCGATAGTCTTCTAATCCTCATTTTTGCTCCTTTTGGTTTCCTGTAGTAGAAGGAAGTAGTAATACGGCAGTCTTCAAATTAGAGAAGTAAGCACGTCACGTTGGAATCGAACCAGCATCTACGGTTTTGGAGACCGTGGCTCTACCGTTGAGCTAGTGACGCATGGGGTGGGCTACTAATGTAGACGCCACCCTCTCGTTGGCCTGTAGTTAGCGTCCAAGTCCAACTCGATAGACGCGGCATGGCGGGTTGGATTTTACCGCCAACGGCAAGGAACGTGGTTGTTTAAACGCCCCGTTTGGCCGTGCCTCCCCTTCGGTCGTCAACCGCCTGACTAGGGCAGGGAGCCTCTTGGCATCCACAAGTTCCATGTATGCCTATTCGAGCAATGCCATCGGTTTCACGGACAGCTACCTCCGTGAAACCTAGTACCCAAGGTTGGAATCGAACCAACGACGCCCGGTTTAGGAAACCGGCGCTCTATCCGCTGAGCTACAAGGGCGTATGCCGTCTCGTCGCGGGGACGTCGCAACTCGTCTTCCGATTCGACGGCATTCACATCAGCTTTTCGCTAATTGCCATGGCGTTGCGATTGCCACGGCTTTCACCTACTGGGATGATGGTGTTTTACGCGCGTTCCACGCAACCGTTTTAATTTATGTACTCGACCCCCAAAACAGAAGTTCTGACAGCCAGTTGGAGTCTCACCAACCTTCCTGCAGCCCGGCGACTGTAGAGGTGCCCCCCGTGGGATTCGAACCCACAACCCAAGGTTTAAAAGACCCTTGCTCTAACCATTGAGCTAGAGGGGCGGAATACGGGAGGCGAAGGAGCGAAAAATCCACCTCCCATGAGTTATAAAGGAAGAACCATATGGTTCGTGCCCCAAGAGGGAGTCGAACCCTCACGTCGTAAGACAACGCATTTTGAATGCGTCGCGTCTACCGATTTCGCCATCGGGGCAGTAGCACGATTGAGGGACGTGCGTTTTCGTTCTTACAGAACGACCCATTGATTTTCGTACCACCCTCCCAGCTTGCAAATCAACAAAAGTCAGGGATTGGAGGAAACCGATTTTTTTTGTTTACAAAGTTTTTCCTTCAAGTTTGGAGAGTCTGTTTTGCAGGAGTCGCTTAGCACGCACATCAGTTTCCTCTATTTGGGGCTTGGATAAAAGCCCGTAAGGCAATTATCCAAACATTGTTTTGAATACGGTATGCATTCAAAATCGTGGAGCCGGAGGGAATTGAACCCTCGTCTTTGAAAACGTTGATGATGTTTTCTACATGCTTATCCCTATTTTCATGTAAAAGTTCCTGTCGATAGGGCGCGTTGGAACAGTTCTGCAACTAATTCTGAAACGGTGAACCGTTGCCGTTCATCGAGTTTTTTTGCTGTCCTTTTTCCGGAATCGCGTTACAGCAATCCAGCGAATCCGCTTCCCGGCAAACCGTTTTTCAGGCGGCGAGCTGGAAGTTGCGCGAAGAATCAGTCTTGGCGTTTGTTTGGTGACATGGATTGATAACGGTTGTCCAAGTCAGCTCCCGACATGCTTGCATCATCTCGATTTTCAAGTCGAAACCTGTCGGCCCCAAAATGCCGTCTTCCTTCCGGTTTTCCACCCGAGCTTCCCATGAGCGTGGTTTCAGAACCAATAGGATGGTTGGCTGGGGTTTCCAGCCGGAAGGTTGACAGCGGTTTTGCCTGTCATGGTTTGGTTTCAAGCGTTTTCATGCTTTCCCTTCCCCATTGTTGGTAACTGGTTTGGGATAGGCATGATAGTTCTTGAACTTGGCCATGATGGGCAAGTCTTCATATCAGACATATGCTCAATTCGGTCTTTATCAAAACAATAATCTGTTTCAAAAGACTGATTGAACATATATCTACGGCATATATTCAAAAATCTCTCTTCACTTTTCAAACAGGCGGCAACATTCGGGGAGTGTTCCTTACTAGGTAAGGTCTTTACCCCGGTTGCCTTAGTGACTGTTCCAGTAGTGGACTGGAGATGAGAAGCGTTCTTCTCACAGCCTTATTCACGCTTGATGTTTTTTGAACCTCGTTTTGTGTGAACACTGCCAGTATAGCAGTCTTAGGAAACATGTCAAATCCCAGAACGAAAACAATGTTTTCAAAGGCGTGTCGCCCATTACCAACCTTCACCAACAGCATTGAATACTTGGACAATACTGTCGCCCACAGGTTACACTCCCCTACATGCAGTCCAAGCAGATACGAGAAGCGGCCACCGTCGCATACATAGAAGACCAGTTCAAGTCGGAAGACCCCATGCTCATACAGTCCGCCGCCGGAAACCTCGCCAGACTGTACGGCATGACCACGCTCTCCCAGTTGACGGGGTTGGCGAGACCGTCCCTCTACCGGAGCCTGTGCAAGAACGGGAACCCGTCCTTCCAGACCATGTGCCGAATATTGGACGCTATGGGCTACACGGTGTCGGTGCGCCGCAAGGAGCAGAATCCGAATGAGTGACATGAGAGTCGAGCAGGATGTTCTCGACCTTGGTTCGACCGGCATGGAATTGGATGTTCGACGGGTCAACCTGTTGGATGACATTGAAGCCCGCGACCCGAACAGTATGGAAATCTGGTATGGTCATTCCATCCTCACCGCCACACTGTTTCCGCCCGCGCAACCGTCCGACGACGTGGATTTCGTCAGCAAGACCAACGGACGGTTGGAATACATGCTTGAAGCGGGCGTTACCGGGGATGGGGATGATAGGAAACGTCGGTTCCCGTTCGGCAAGTATCCGAGACTGCTGATGGCTTGGATGGCGAAGCAGATTCGCGCGGCCAAGGGACATAGGACGAGGAATGTTGACCCTGAGACGAAGACCATCACCATTCCGAGCATCTACCAGTTGTGCGAGGAAATGGGTTTGCCTCATGGCGGGCGTACCGCGAAAAGCGTTCAGGAGCAGTTGGAACTGTTGCTGGCCTGTCGTATCAGCATTCGCGCCTCCGGCACGGGCAAGGGGCTGAACGTGAGGGATACGGCGTACCTGCCCATCGTTCAGGCCGTGCGCATCATCAACGATGAGAAGAACGTGGGCTATTCCGGTGCCACGTTCCGTCTGACCGATGAGGTGTATGAACGGTTGAGCCGCGAGTCGGCACCGTTCGATACGAGGGTGTCCACTTACCTGTTGAAGGGCAGGTCAGTCATGCCCTACGATATTTACATTTGGCTTACGGGCAGTATGAAGAATCTCCGGCATGACCTTCCGGTGAGTTGGGATTGGCTGTATGAACGGTTCGGAGACCAGATTGCCGTCAAGAAGTCCTTCCGGCGTATGTTCCGGCAATCGTTGGAGAAGGTCAAGAAAGTGTATCCGGGTTTGAATGTGGAGTGTCCGACTTATGAGGATTATATTATCCTGCATCCGAGTCCGACTTCCGTTCCCACGCGTGCCGTCCATGATGCGGAGGCTGCGGCGTCTGATGGTGTTTTCGATGTGGCGATGCGCTCGTTGACTTCGGTTCAACGGAATGGTGTTCGAAAGGCCATCACCGATTGAGCGGGAATCATGGCTTTTCAAGCACCTTCCCGGTCGAGGTGTCCGAAAAGCCACGTCCGGCATGGACTATCGGACACCTTGGCCGTGGCTTTTCAAGCACCTTACGCCGTCAACATATTTTCCCGAGCGTGGAACATGCGGCAAATCGCAGTCTGGAACTTATGCCACACACTTATCGTATTCCACAGTTATCCACTGTGATTTCGTTCATATTCCAACCTTTTCAATAGGTTATGCACTTTTCCACAAGCGAACTATCCAATCAGACGTGGACTATCGGACACCATGCGTACCGTTCGAGCCTACAGGCATGGACTATCGGACACCTTCACCGTGGACTATCGGACACCTTTTTCTGGGGTTTCCATCACCTTTCCGTGGACTATCGGACACCTCGACCTTGAGGAACCCGTTATGCGAGTAAGGCTCGCACAGTATGCTTATATGTTATATCCTCATAGTTTTCTTATAGTTCCGGTTTTACGGTCGAAGGAACCAGCCGATACGAAATACTGGAAATATGAGACTCCTATACAAAATCACAAGCTTATATCGCAAAGCCCGTTGGCTCATGTGGCTGAGTGGAATGTTACCCACCACACTCATTCCCCTACTAGGTTACGGAATGCACGCTTTGAACATCGCAAAGGACAGACAGGAGTTGGCGACGGATAATCCGGAGCTTGCTTCGGAGGAGACGACTGGCTCCCTATTTGATTGGATGACCGGCGAGACGGTGGGAAGAATCATTGGAATCATTGTGATTCTTGGCATTATTTTCATCCTACTGTTGATTGTATTGCAAATCTTCTCATTCATTGGTGCCCGAACGTCAGTGTCCGGAACAGACCGCAATACGACCACCAAGGAAGCCAACCGTAGACAAGCCGATTTGGATGAAATGGATTTGGAGCCGAATGATGGGGACGTGGCTTTTCAAACACCTTCCCAATCGAAACCCAAAAGGAAAGACAAGCCGAAACCGGCTCCCGCCACCGAGGGCGACGAGGATGATTGGTTCATCGACTAGTCACAATGGTGTTCGAAAAGCCACGCGCCGACCGGCTTGCACGGACTATTTTTCCAGTTCGCTGAGCTTGGTCGGCGCTTTCTTATGCTTGCGAGACTGAGCCTCTGTGAACCTCCCTGACCTTACGGTCGGGGCTTCCGTGCCTTCCGCAGAGATGATTGCTTCCGGCACGGCTACGTGACCTCATACGAGGTCACGCCCCGGTTCCGGGGATTACTCCATGCTCACGTCGTTCTTCCGATTGGAAGATTGGCGTTGCCCGGAGATATTTGACATGAACCGTTTTGTTCGTGTCCATCGGCTGGTAGGAGCCGTTTTTCGCGCGAATCAGAATGTTGATTGCGCCCACCGCGTCACGGTTGCAGGTGAAACCGCAGTTGCGGCAGTGGTATCCACGCCCATTGGGGTGGTTGCGTGTTTGGCACGCGGGGCAGGTCTTGGACGACCAAGATTCGTCGATATGCTCGATTGTCATGCCGGTCTTATGGGCAAGCAGACTCTCCTGCCGTCCACGAGACCATTGCGACAGGCGTCTGCGTTGGTCCTTCCGGTTCCTGACGCGGCGGGTCTCGTTTTTGCGGGTGTTTTGTTCGATGCCGCGAACGTCCCCGGCTACGATTCGCCCCGCATCGTGTTCCTGAAGGAAGTCGGAGACCTTGCGGGTGGTCTGATGGTCGGCGTTACGCAGGGCGTCGGAGGTTTTCGCTTCGATTCGTCTGCGTTTCGCGTCGAGTTTGCGCCACCGTTTCGACCCTTTGACGCAACGGGACAGTTTCTCCTGAAGGCTGGCGATTCTTGTGTTGCGGTAATGTTTGACGGCTCTCGCGTGGCGTCCGTTGACGACCAGTATTTCGTAGGCGTCGTCGGTTTCGACGGCGACGGCCATCGGATTGATGATGCCCTCGTCGATGGCGGCGACGTTGCTCGGGTCGCCTTGCGGCGGTCGGCTTGTGGGAACGCTGACATGAAGGCTCCATTGGCGTTTGTTGCGGTCCCAGCACAGGCGCATGGCTCCCCACCGTTCGACCGGTACGAGAGCGTTCGTTTTCGGGTCGGAGATGTTCGGCATGCGGACAAGTATTCGCTTATGGTTTCTGCCGAAGCTTAGTGCGATATGTTTGCCATCGTTGGCGGGACGCCATCCGTATCCTGCGGTGAAGTCCAATGGACGATAGTTCTTCGCCCTGTGCGGGGCGTGCGCGTCCATATTGCCTTGGCGACGGTTCTCCCTGTAAGTCGCTACCGCGTCGTTCATTCCGTCCAACACGCCTTGAATGGTGTGCGCGTGCAGTCCGTCACGCAGGTCGGGGCGTTTCTCGTACAGGCGATGCCGAAGTTCCTTGTCGGATGGGTCACTCCCATGTTCGCCCCAATATGCGCGGGTTTCGGTTAGCAGGAAGTTCCATAGCAATGCGGCCTTGTGGCACGCCTCATGCGCCCTGCGATGGTCGGCACCGGACAAGCGGACGGGTATGACGGCGACCCGCCACGTCTCGTCGTCCTGTGTTCTGGTGCTGCGTCTCATACACCCCACTATATCACATGGTCTATAATTATGGTTATGACTGAAAACACTCATGATTGGCGTACCGGCAGACATGTGGTCTACGAATTGCATGCGCATATCGTGTTCGTCACGAAATACCGGCGCAAAGTGATGACCCCACGGGTCGCAAAACTCTTGGAGGACACGTTCCGAGAGGTCTGCGAACGTTTCGAATGCGAATTGGAGGAGTTCGAGACCGACAATGACCACGCCCACCTGCTCGTCGCCTATACACCGAAAACGCAACTCAGCACGCTCATAATGAGCCTTAAGACCAACGGCAGCAAACGCGTCCGGGAACAGGACTGGCCCGAGGTCAGACAAGCGTTATGGGGAGACCACTTCTGGTCGCCAAGCTACTGCGTGGTCAGCTGCGGCGGCGTACCCTTGGAAATCGTAAGGAAATACATACGCGACCAGCAGAAACCGAATCGCAAATACCGAAGAAAAACAACCGGGTGACGGCCTAGACCCCTCCCCTACGGAAGGGGAATGCGGCCTAAAATCCGTTCAAACGGGTGGACAGTTCAGCCAATCCGTCGATAATCTTGTCCTCCTCCACGGTTTTCTTCCCACCGGCTTTCCCAGTCCGGAATCGTAGCTCGCATTCGCCCATGCCTTTGCGTATGTCCTCGTCGGTGACGCCGTAGGCGATGGCGAACGTGCCCAACGCTTCCACCACGTCGCAGTATTCTTCGACCAGCCGGTCGTAGATTCGACTGTCGGAAGTGCCGTCGGCAACCCAATCCATGCCGACGGCGGCGAGTTCCGCCGTCTCCTCCAGCAGTTTCCGCCATTGCCGGTCGGACGGCTGCGCGTATTCCGGCGAGAAGGTTCGGACGGTGCCGAGACTGGCCGACCCGTGTCCGGGTATTTCCGCGTCACGTCCGAGGAACTTGTAGCCGGGATTCTGTTCGCAATAGTCGCGCACTTCGCGTAGCCATTGGATTGCACGGGGGATGCTTCCCCAACTGATGACCTTCCCGTTGTTGTCGAGGAAATATTTCCGCTCCAACTCGTCAATGGAATGTTTTCCGATTTCCTTCAGGGCATCGTCCAACATGTCCTTGACCACGATGGCTGACTTGCCATGCAGGTCGGTGGTGGGGCGCACATGGAACGCTTGGAAGAAGCGTGCGTAATTGTAGGTCGGATTGCAGGACGTGCCGACCATATCCAAATATTCCAATCCACGGTCCTGCCAATCACAGGCGACCATGAACGCTATATCATCCGGAATATCGGAACGGACTATCGCAATATCGTAACTCAAATCGCACCTATCCTTTGAAAAAGTGACCAGAGGAACATGAGGAGAAGGATTGTCGCCGCCATGACGAACGCCACCATTAAAGCGACGGCTAGATGGTAGAGAAATCTCCAACCGTAGATTCGCACTCCCATCCAGCGTCGTAGTCCCGGCGAGTAGGAATTCTGCAATACAGCCTGTTCCAATAGGTTGACGGAATGGTCGAATGATACCGCCATAACATGTGACATGAGCGCTCCGGCTATGCAACCGATGCTTAAGACCAGTCGGACGAGTAGGCCAGCCATTTTATCGTTTAATCCTCTAAGTTAAGTACCGTCAGTTCGAAGTACAACCGTCGGACGATGTCCATTTTGGTGCCGGAAAGTCGGAATTGCGGGCCGACGACGGTTCCGTTTCGATATTTTTGGGCGACCATATTCGACTGAATGTGGATGATGTTTCGCGTCTGCTTGTAACGCCACACGTTGCCTCCACCGTTTCGGTCGAGGTTCATTCTCATGTTACGGTAGAAGTCCACGTTGTCGTACAGGTCTCGGGGGGTTAACAGGTCAGTCTGCATCGAGCATTTCCTTCCACTTTTCCAATTCGTTCAAGTCGATAGAGAATTGTTTATGTTCGGTGCAGTCGGAAAAGTCGATGGTCAGATACGGTTTTCCACGGAAAGTGTCACTGGACACGATGACGGTGTCACTGCCCAGTCCGCCCTTCTCATGCAACAGTTTGTAATATTTTTTATCCGGAACCATCGGCTTTTCCTTTCTAATATCAGGTCAGGAGAGTTTTACGAGAATCCCGTAGGCGATGATGAGAGCGCACCAGCTGACAGCCGCCACTACCGTCCAACGGTTCAGGTTCTTTTCCGCCACGCCCGAGCTTCCCGCCGAACCGGTCAACGATTCAGCGAAATTCGAGAAGCCGCCTCCCTTGCCTTTGTGCATGAGAATGAGGGGAACGAGCATGAGACTCAACACGGCGATGAATCCAAGAAGAATATGTTTCATAATTACTGCTCCTTTGTTTTGTTGTAAAAAACCAGACTTTTCCATCCGCTCGCAAGCCGCCAATGTTCGCCCGGCAACCGCATGAGCAGCGGTTGCAGGATGCCTTCGACGGTGAGCTGGTCGAGTGGCCCGTGGATGGCGACCGTCCGTCCTCGCACGATGGTGCCGTCCTTGGTGACGGCCTTGACCGTGCGCCTGTCCAAAACCTTCAGGTCAGCGTTCTCCCAGTCGAAGTCGGCGGGCTGGTCTTCCTGCGAGTCCAAGGCGGCTTTAGCGAGACGGCGGAACGAGTCGCGTACCGCGTCCATCTGCCCGTCCCACAAGTCTCGTATCTGTTCTTCGCTCGGATTGAGGTCGGCCCAGTTGGTTTGCGCGGCGAAGATGGCGACGGCGGCCTTTTCGATACGGTCAGCGTCCAAGCCCATGTCCTTTCGTGAAATCCTCGTATCTTCCGCTGATACGGTCATTGACGATGTACTGGTTGTAGTCGCCTTGTTCGATGTACCACCAGTCCTTGCGGTGTCCGGCCCGCAGGTACGTCTCGCAGGTGTGGTCGATGGTGTAGTCGGGTTTGACCATTTGACGGAAGCTCAATTCGTCCACCTGCGGATTCGCTTTCACTTCTTCCACGATGCGGTCGATGAGGTCTTCGGTGAAGTCCGGTGTGACGACGAACACGACGCGCACCAGCTCGTTTCTCCGCTTGGACAGACGACGAATCATATTGACGTTCCGCAGGTGGTAGACGATGCGCGTGAACTCCGTTTCGGATGCCAGACGGTACAGGCGTTCCGTCATGGGCGGCATGCTCGTGTGCATTTCGGTTTCGATTCCAAGGGCGTGCAATCGTCTCGTGAGCGTCGAATACCATTCGGAGCGGCGGGCGTCGAGCATCCACAATGGGTCGCCGCCGCCCGAGAAGCTGAGGAACCCCATGCCGCCGCCGTCCGCCAAGTCCATCACCGTGCGTTCGGTCAGGGCGAAATCGGTTTCGGGGACGAGGATGCCGGTGTTGCGGACGATGCAGTACGGGCATTTCCAATGGCAGCCGAAGTTCGTGATGACGCTGTACGGTCTCCTATCCGGCATAGAATTTTCCTTCCTTACTGCAATCCAACACCTGCAATGCGCTCACATGGTCGGCCTGTCGGAAAAGGCCGGACGGGGTTTTTTCAATGATGGGCACCATAACTCCCATGTAGACGCCTATCGCCCCACCGGGAGCTATGATGATGGTTCCGTCCACGACGGTGCCGTTGTCGAATCGGGCGATGACGCGTTGCCCTTCAAGTTCGGCTGTTGTGGCGTGCCGCCAGTCCACAGGATTGTAGACGATGCCTTCGCCGCCCATCAGCCGAACACCCACAATGTCAGCCTGCCCAGTCCAAAATCCATTCCTGAGACAAGCGCCATGAGCAGCAGCACGAAGATTCCGGAAGCGACGCACCAGCCCGCCCATTCGCGGACGGTGGGCGTGACTACCTTGCGAATTTCGTCCACAACCTGTTTGACGAAACGGATGACGCCAAGGAATCCTTGACCGATTCTGACGAACGGATTGTTTTTCCTATCAGCAATGACGGGCGTGGTTTTCTCAACCATAGATTTCCTTCCATTGAATCAGACCGTCGATGAGTTTCGCGGCGGTTCGATTGTCCAAGCACTCGTTCTTCAAGTAGTCCCGATAGCGTTCCACCGGAGGACAGTTTTCAAGGTTTTTCACGTCGCGGATGTCCGACTGCGAAGTGAGTTCGAGTATCAGACGGATTTAAGGTTCCGTAGCTCTGCGTCTTCTGCCTGCGAAAATCATCGTCCCATTCCCAGAAGGTCTTTGACGTTCTTTTTCAACTGGGCGGCGGCGAGCTGTTGGACATTGCATACGGCGATGATGTAATCGTCCAAACGGGAGGCCAGTCCTATGTCGTGATGGTGTCGGGCGAGTTCGCAGACCGCGCATATCGGGAAATTGTGGAAGACGCCTGAAATAGGTTCGAAGTATTCGCCATTGTCGGCCATGGCACGGTATTCCTTGCCGTTTTCGGTAGTGTTTTCCCGAACGAACCCGTAGTCTTTCCCGTTGACGACCACTTGGTAATCGTTGATGTTGTGCGCTACTGGTATATAGATGGGAAATTGAATCGAGTCCAATAGGGATGAGTATTGGTCTTGTATCATAGCCAGTTCATCATCTGCCCAGCCGATTTGTCTGAGTGTGGTCTGACCGCTCGTGGACGGCGTGGCCTTTTTCCCCATGGTTCCTCCTGAAACTCACTTAATGTGCGGACTGTCCCAGTATAGCAGAATTTTCTTCAGGAAGCGAAGACGGTGACGGACTTGAACAACGTCTTCGACAGCATGTTGGAACCGCCCTTGACGGAAACAATCACATATTGGGGCAGATTCCTGAAATTCAGGCTCTCCACATAGACGCCGTCCACGGTTCCCTCAACATGGTATTCAAGCAACCCGTCGATGGTCGTCCCACCCGTCGTGACCGCCATCGCCCTCAAGCCCCCCAACGCGTTGATGGGCTTATGCTCCCAGTCCACCGTTTCCTTGGTTTCGGATTGAATTCGTTTCTTCAATTCACTGCTCCTCGTCTGAGAAAAGGACGGCCGAACCGTTCTCGCGCAGTCGTTTGGCGGTGTCGCGCACTTCCGTGGTCGAATGCGCTGACGTGAATTCTTCGGGATTGGTGCCAGTGATAAGCTCCTGCACCATATCCAAAGCCCATGAGGGGATGGTGTCGTACACGCGGTAGAGGTCGAGTCTCTTCACGTCCTTGCCTACAATGCCGCCGACGTGAACGCCATGGGGTGAGTCTCCCAGCGGATGATAGTCCGCGAGTACGATGATGGCGCGGGACACCTCGTCCCTGATTGTCTCAAGGGTCTCACGTCCCATGGGGCATTCCCCACTGAACAGGGGCAGATAACGTTCCTGAGCGAGCCAGAATGGGAATTCCGACAAATCGTATTTGTCCATGTCGTGTCGGCTTAACGGCTTCTCATAGTCGATGATTGCGGTGAGTTTGCCGGTCGGGTCGGCTAGTGGGCGTTCGTGGATTGAGATGAGTTTTTCGTCGGGATACTGGTGGTCGTATAGCGGCTTGGTGGAGGCGTATGAGTATTTTCGACTCAATGGTTGTACTTCCTTCCTATATAGGTGTGAATGTTTCCAGTATAGCAGAATAGCCTTTTCCTAGACTATCGTTCAATGACCTTGACTTTTTCGGACGACAGAATCGACTCGAACAGTCGGAGTGGATTGCGCGAGTCCAACTTGTACCGGCGAAGCTTGCGTGCGGTCTCCGTTTCGAGGAAACGTCCGCTTTTGCAAGGTTCTTCCACAATCACAGGAATCCAACGCCATTTCTCACGTCCTTTGCTGTTCTCCCATATGATTTCCCCAGTGTCCAAGACGTGTCTGTATGCAGTCTTGTCGGGAAAGGATGAGTCTATTCGTGCAACCAGATTCAGTCTGCTCATGAGTGGGTTCCTTCTTCCAGTTGTCTATCTGAGATATTATGTGAACAACTCCAGTATAACCTAAAATAGGTGAGCAGACAACACCTCAAAAACCCAAAGGAAACAGTTAGTCGTTGTCTCCGGTGCTGTGACGCAGCATCGTCCATTCGTCGATATGGTCGGCGCACCAGCGGGTGCCTTCCACGGTAGGCTTGCCGCAGCCGGACGCACTGTAGTTCCACTGGCAGGTGCCGTCGATATCCTTGTTTTGCTCGCGGTACCGCCGCTCGTCTTCATTGTCCAGAATGTGCATGGAACGTGCGGTACTGTCTCGACGGCTTTTCAACGCCTCGTATTCCGCCGCGTCTGCGGCCAGTTTCTCGGCTGCGGCCTTCAATCCGTCAAGACTGGCGTTTGCGACGTTCGTTTTCGACGCCAGCACGACGGCGGCCCGCTCCTGCACCATTGTGTCGAGTCGGCGGAGGTTGATGCGCAGATACGCTTTCTTGCGTGCAATCCAATCCGGCAGTGCCGCCGCCTGTTCGAGTTGCCGAATGTATTCATTGTCGTCCATGTCGAGGTCATTCTTTCTCGCTTTGATTCGGCACCTCCAAAGGCATGGACCCCGAATATCCCAACAGCTCCTCGCAATGAGCGGCGACGGCTTGCAGGGCGAACCGTTCTCCCGTCAGAAAGCCTTCATCCGACGCGTTGGGAATCTTTTCATCGATTCGGGCTACATGCTTTTCGCACCAGTCGATTACGTCGTTCAGGGTCTTGTCCTTCTGCGTGACGTTCACTGCCATGTGAGTTGCCTTTCTGTTTTAACGGGGCAAAAATCGTTGTTTTTGCGAAAAAGACCCCGTTAAAACGCTTTTCTTTGGTTTAATTGTCTTTCTATCTGATTTGCTGTCGTGGAAGGACTATTTCTAGCCTGTAGTCCCCGTTGACGGTTGCGTGAAGCTTGTACACGCCTTTCGTGTCCGTAAGGCTTTGTACAGGTTTGCCGTCTTCATCCTTGTAAGGGACGCCATTGTTGCGCACGATTGTGACCGTCGCATGGGGAATACGATTGCCGTACCGGTCTGTGACAGTGCCTTCCAAGGTGATTTGACAGCCATGGATGGTCGTATCCAAGTAGCTTATTCCGTTCGATAGTTGAGGTGTGAATATCAGACCGATAAGAGTCAGTGCCGCTACCAATTGGATTAGATTCGAGCCTAATCGAACAGTCTCATTCATTTTCATTCCGCTTCCGGCCTGTTCTACTGAGTAGGAACCCGTCCAGATACAGTTGGAACAGGCTCGCATACTGACCGTCTTCGATGTCGTCTTCCGGCTTCGCATACAGTCGCATGTTAAGGCATGCGACCGGCAGTCCGGTATGCCCCTCCCGCTCAATGTGAAAAGGTATTTCCTCCTGACCGTGGGCGTTCTCACGGATGGCCACACCGTAGTCGCCGACCTGTGGTTGAATGTCCGGGCTGCTGTCGTCGATGTCTTCATAGTTGAGACAGGACGGCGTGGAGCCGCTGCCGAGCATGGAACGGCAGTGGTCAATTACTGCGTCATACACCTTATTTTGAGCCACCACGACACTGTATGCTTCAATCTCGTGCCGTCCCAGAAGAGCATCAGAGAGCTTCACTCCTTCAATCTCAAGCTGCTTGCACCAGTCGATGACTTCTTGCAGGGCCTTGTCCTTCTGCGTGACGTTCACCGTCATCCTTTTTCCTTTCTGCCTTACTCCCGGGTTCGGGGAATGTTTTTCAACGGCACGAGTTCGGCACCGGCCTGTTTGGCGTGCTGTTGGCAGACGCCGCCGAAGCTTTCCCCGTCGCCCTCATCCGGCCATCGGCGGATTGCCACAATGTTTTTGCCGCACGGGTACATCCAACCGTCCGAATCGACCACGGTCTGGACGCAGCCAATGTCCATGAGTTCTTTGAGGTTCAACATGATTCATCCTTTCTCAAAGCTTTGAGCAGCGTTTCGGCCACGTGGACGCGCCATGCGTGCAGGTCGTTGTATTCGCCGCCGCAGTCGCATCTGACCCGTCCTCTGTCGGTGTAGGAGACGTGGAATCCAAATTCCATGTCCAAGTCGCCCAAATGGTCGGCCAGAACATCACATACCGTCTGCGTGGATGTTTCAGCGGGTGCGGCGATGGCGTCATCCACATGCGTGCCGTACGCTTCCCATGAGGGGAATGCCATGCCGCACGCGCAAACGATTTTCGTAGGATTGAATTCAATCAGCTTGGTTTCATGCATTTTCAGTTTCCCGCATTTGCCATCCACAGGCACCGCCTTTCCGTGAGTTCCGAAAATTCTTTCTCGCTGCATGTCAATGAGGCGAAAAACCTCGGTCTCGTCCACATCGACCCATCTGCCGTCGAACGGGCTTTGGTAGAACTCGTTTGACGGCAGTGGCGTTATCCTTCCACCCACCGGTGAAGCCGTGAATCGCATATATATCCACCCTCAGTAATTGTCGATATCCAGCCGCGGGTCATCCATAAAAATCTCCGTACGACCCTTGTTGGGTGACGGCGGAAGAATGTCGTACACGCTGACAAGCTCGGGGACGAAGAACGTCACATCACCTATTTCGAACCCTATGCCGTCCGTGGGGAATTCGCCGCCGAGCCAAGCAGTACGACGCTCATAGCGGACAATGCTTTCAGGGGTGGCCTCCGCCAGAATGCGGTGCCACACCGACGCTTCCAACCGTCCGCCCGTATGGCTCCACGCGCACAGTTCAGAATCGTTTCTCGCACATTCAAGCAATGCCGCTTTGATGTCGAGGCAGCCGAACCGCGCATACCAATCAAGCCTTGAATCGCACATGATACCCCTCGTCCATCGCACCCACATGGCTTAGCACCAACGCCAACGCCGCGTCGAACGCGGTGCCACGGTATTGCAGTTGCCCAACGTCCGCAAGCCACCCCGAATTCGCGTCATACGGACGGTGCTCGTTGAGCCGCTCCGCCATCTCAGTATCCGACAGTCGGTCGCCGCAGTGGTCGGCCACGTCATCCGGCTCGTACGGGCCGTGGATTGAATCTTCGCAGGTTTCGTTCGCGTTCATGATGGTTCCTTTTCATTCCTTGCCTAACCGGTCAAGTCCGGCGCATACCGTCTCCCATTAAACCGTCCGTTCTACGTGCGACTCGAATTCCAACGCCTTCTCACCCTTGTCGGTCAGCGCGTCGAACACTTGGTCGATGTAGTATCTGCGTTCCAGCACGCCCAGCTCACGTAGTCGTTGCGATTCCTCCGCCGGTTTGACCACGCCATACGGTTTAAGTTCTTTCAGGATTGCGATGTCCCGCTCGTTCAACAGGGGCGGGTCGTCGGGTTCCAGCAACGCTTTCAGACGGTTGGCCTTGTCTTCCATGTCGGATACGGCTGCGGTCAGCGAATCGGGCATGGGCGTATCCGTACCGTCGCATAGGTCAGCCCACTGTTTGCGCTTGTCTTTTGCCTTGTCGAGGTAGCTGTCCGCCGTGAGGGTGATTATCCGCACGCGGAACTCGTCGAAGTCGCAGACTCCTTTATACCCGTTGCAATCCCACCAGACGAAGGTGCCATTCGGACGAATCGCGCAGTCGAGGAACACGTACACCTTGTTAGGGTCGAGGATGTCCGCTACGTAGTCGGAGCGTCCCGATTCGACCAGCGTAAACTCCACGCCTTCCTTGCTTAGCCTGTCCAATAGGTCGCGGACGGATTGCAGCGTCTTCTCGATGTTCAGCATGGTCACTCCTTGTCCAGTCGGTGCACGTCGCTCAGCATGTGCGATGCAGCATGACGGCGCGTCTCATACGGGCTGCCAAGCTCCTCGCCCAGCAGCCATCCCTCGAATACGGACACCGGGTCGTGTCCGGAGTATTTGTTGCAGGATTCGCACACATGCATGTAGTGTTCGGCCATGTCTTCCACATCCTTCGCCCCCTGTCCGTCGCCAAGCGTGTTCCGATACCATTCGGCGGTCTTGTCGAACTTGTCTTTCAGTCGTATGAGACGGTCGGTGCGCGGCATGGGCGCGGACAGCAGTCTGGCCAGCTCGTCCAACGCCTGTCCCTCACCCATGTCGGCCGTATTGAGGACGGTTTCATCTTCGACAAGCTCGTACTCAAGCTCGTACTGCGTGCGGACGATGCGGATGGTGTCGCGGTCGGGAAGGTTGACGGTAATCTCGTATCCCGCTTGGGGGTCGTACGCGGTGATGCGTCCGAATTGGCGGTCGTTGTACACACGCCAGCCCGGCAGTGTGCGGGTGACGGTGATGAGAATGTCGCGTGTTTTCATTTCGTCAGTTCCATTCCTTCGGGGCGACGACAATCCAGCCGTTTGACAGCGGGTATACGTCGCAGGGTTCGTCCGATTCCAAATCGTCGTTCAACGGGTTCCAGTCTTCGAGGCCGTCGTGGGCGATTTCGTCGTTGAGTGTCCCACTGTGGATGCGTTCGGTTTCGACGTGAATATCCTTCGGAAATGGGAGGAAGAGGAACGAGAGTGGTTCGAGTATTGGTTCGAAAAGATACGGCAGTCCGTCATTGTCGCCCCAGTTGGCAACCACGTTCATGTGTCGTCCGTCATCCATTTCCACGAGGATGATTCCCGATTCCTGTCCGGTGATGTCGTGCAGGTTGATGGACATTTCGGCTCCTTTTTAAGGATTGTGCTTGTGTGAACAATTCCAGTATATTATATATTGGCTCGAAAGTCAACCAGCAACAAACAAGTGGTTAAGCCGCCTCAGAAACAACTAAATCCCTTGTAGGAAAACCTCAGTCCCAATCACACATGAAATATCCGTTCGGGTCGATTTCCTCAACCAAATGGGCGGTGGCGCAATCGTTCACCGAGAACATAGGCCGGGGTTCCGCGCCATAATCTCCCCTGATGCGCTTGTTCCTCAACTCCTCCCCCACGAAACAGTCCTTGACGGGTGCCACGCGCCCGCCTTGCGGAGAGGAGATTGCTCCGTCCACGACCTTGTGGGCGAGTTTGCGGACGTTGACGCTCTTGCCGGTCTTGCTGACCTTGGTTACTTGGTAGAAGTCCACAAGGGTCATGCTGTAGCCCCAAGAGCTGACGAATACGTCTCCCACATGCACTTCCATGTCGGCGGCGATGGGGTTTTGGGGCTTGCGGCGTTCCTCTTCGGTGCCGTTGATGCGGAAGTTCTCACGGGTGAGCCAAGGGTAGGTTTTCATGGCTTTGGCGATGTAGTTTTCGACGCCTTGCAGGGTTCGCCAGTATTTGCGTCCGTTGGAGTGGTTGCGGCTGGTGATGTTGAGGAAGTCGTTGGTGACGTTCGCCCAGTGGTTTGTGCGATTGTTGATTTGGACTTCGAGGCTGAGCATTTTGGTTTCTCCTTTTTAGGTGTGTCAGGTTTTTCAACCCTGTTTGTGTGAACGATTCCAGTATACCACTTATTGGGAAAAAGAAACTGGAACATACACCCAGCCAAAGCAGGGCATATGTTCCAGTCGAACCAACAGGCTAAATCATGAGAGCGAGAACACGTCTATCCCCCGCCTCGGCGTCCTTCAGACAGCAACGATGACGGTCAGGCTCTCCATCAATCGCGTAATCGTTCCTGACTTCAAACTCCTCCAAAGAGCCTTCCCTATCGCCGTAGTAGGCGAACACGATGGGAGCGTCGCCACCAAGGGTTCCTCGTGCGAAACGCAGTGTGGCAATCATCTGGTCGATGGTCGCAGGTGAGGTGAACGCTGGCTGTTTCAGGTCTTCCTCCAGTTCGCATTCGCAGTCGGGGCAAACCTTCTTCCTGCCGTCGAAAGCGTCCGTGAGATGCTGTGGGCAGTTGATGGCCTTGCACTGGTCGCAGGTGGTTTGGCAGTTATTGCAGATGTGTTCTCCGCAGGTTTCGCAAGTGCCCAGTTGGTCGTTGGGGTAGGTGTTGTTGCAGTTGACGCAAGAGATATTCATTTTTTCTCCTCTTTGGTTGGGTGGCTTATGCCCTGTTTTGTGTGAACGATTCCAGTATACCACATGATTGTAAGAAAAAAGGCGACCAGTCCTAAAAGACCAGCCACCCTAAAAAGCCGCTCAATCAGTCATGGAAATCGACAAACCAGACGCGAGCGGAAGAATCAGCCCCCAGCCTCTCAAACAGAGCATCCCTTGACACGGGGAACCACACATCACCTTCGTAACCGTCATTGTCGCAGACGACGCTCACATTGCAGTCCAACAGCTCTCTGACCTTGGAATCACCGTTGCCGTAACGTTCTTTGAGTTCGCCGCAGGTGATTCCCTGAAGCCCGCCTACCATTTCCTCCCAGCGTCCGCCGAACTCATACCAGTCGTAGAACGAATCGTCGTTGAAAGTAGATACCACATCGCCGTCTTCGTTCAGACTGTACCCATAGTATTCGGCATAGGCTTCGAGCGCTTCTTCATCGTTCAATGCCAGTCGGCGTTCCGCTTTCTCGAAGGCTTCGCTCATTCTGTCGTGCTGAGTTTCGCTTTTGCTTCCAATTAGACTCCTGTCGCTTTCTCGACTGGTCTTCAGGAATTCATCCCGCGTGTAGAGGACGTATTCCTCGACTTCCTCGTATTCGCTGTAGGGGTCGATGATGGTTTCGGCTTCGCTGGTGTCGTTGCCGCCGATGACTGCGCCTAGGAAGTGCATTTCTTTCTCCTTGTTTTTGGTGGGGTTGTTAAACCTTTTGTTTGTGTGAACAATTCCAGTATACATCATAGAAAAGGAAAACGCGCCCACACGGTAAAAGAGATAGAAAGGCATGATTGTCGCCATTGTTTAAACCGTTGAGATACCGCCGTTTTTAGACAATTTGACACCAATCCTACCGCTCAATGATATTAAACCTATCAAAGTGTAGTATCTTTGGTGTCATGAACCAAGAAGACAGGCAGACAACCCAAGCGGAAATCATAAACAACCTCAGAACTCTCTACGACTACGAAAGCTCGGATAATCCCATCGAGTCAAAAAAAGAGTTCCTGAGACTGAAGGCAATCCCCATCCGAACCATCCTCAAAACCTTGAACAGTGAGGTAACGGACGAGAAGGAGTACGAGCGACTGCTGCACATTGCGGTGGAACAGCTATCCAGTGAATCGTTTGCCCAGCATATCGAACTCACAAAAGAGGAATTCGTATACAAGCGTCAAAAGTACGGACTCACCCAGCAGTGGGTTTCCGACAAAGCCCAAGTGAGCATCGCAACCGTACGCCGTTGGGAGAACCCTGACACCAACTATATGCCCAGTCATAAGGCTTGGGAGGAGTTAGGCAAGTTCGGACAGTGGGAGTACGACCTAGCCAAAAGCAGACTGACGAAACTTCTTTCAACACAGGATGAGTTCCTTAATGATTTTGCCCACGAACGTTGGGACGGCATCGAGGAATATGCGCCAGAGAATCCAGACCCCATTCTTATCCGGCTTCGCTACTGCCTGACTGAAGAACAACGCAAGAAACTGGTCAAGGAAGCAGCTCCGATAACCGAATGGACTAATCCTGAATCTCCCTATTATGACGAGAACTACGACATTTGGTATCAGCGGGCGGACGGCCTTGACCGTTGCGAGTCTGAACTGCACCACTCGTTATTCCAAGCCCGAGAAGGCTTGTGGTGCATTGTGAACGAGCCGAACGTCACGGTCGATATTCAGAACGCGATAGTCCGTCGCATCGTCGAAATCGTTCAGAAAAAGGATTTCGATGATACGGTCACTATCCGTCCGGTGAAGATTACGTTCTCGCCGGATAAGAACGTCACTCAAGTACTGCAAATCGAACAAGATTTGAGTCATCTCCCTGATTGAGGAAAGGAAAGAAAATGCATTGCATGTTAAGAAAACTGATAGGGCTGATAGTCGCGGTGGTGGCTGTCCGGTTCTCTTGGGACGTATTGGGTTCCGCTTTCGAGAACTGGTATCACACGGTACTGAAACCGTTGGCGAAACCGTGGCTGATGGGAAACGTGTATATGCCGGTTTCCGGCTGGTGTTCCCGTTTCTTGGCCTCGTCCGTTACCGTGCGGTTCGACATGGTTGAACGACTGTTGTCGCCGGTATGGTCACTTGCCGAGTTTCTTCTTACAGCTGTGATTGCGTTGACAGCAATGGTTCTCCTGTCTGCTGTCGCATGGTTCGTTTGGATTCAGGGAGGGGTTCGTCCCGCCTTGAAAACCGTCGAGAACGGTTTCCGTGCTTTCGGGAAAAACGTTTGCGCTTCCGTTCGTTCCGACGTGGCCGCCACGGTATCGTGGTTCAGAAAAATGTATGGCAGCGCCCAAAAAGACAAGGTTTTCAGATAGTTTTCCCAAAAAAACAACAAAAAAGCCGGAAGCTTGAGGCTTTTCCCCTTTGGCTTCCGGCTTTTTCTGTTTCAGTCGTTATGGTCTTCCGTTGACCCGTAGACCGCTTCTTTCATGTCTATTGGGTGCGCGTATTCGTAGGTGCTGATTTTCACGTAGGGTTCGCCGTCATTGTCTACGAGGACGCGATGGCTGTCAGGCTTGCCTGCAAACCGGTTTTCGCTGGTCACGTCGGGGTAGACGGTGCATCCGGCGATGTCGTTGGGGCTTCCTTCATAGTCCTTGCGGAGCGGGCGGATTTGTACGGTCTTGCCGCTGGGGCTGACCTTGACCACTTCGTAGTAGCTGTTGAGAATCATGTCGTAGCCGTAGACGGAGTGGAGCACGTCTCCTATTTTGAGGGTTCCCGCTGCGGCGGTGTTGTTCTTGCGGGATTCTTCGCCTTTGATTTTGAAATCTTCGAGCGTGTAACCGTTATAATCCATGACTTTTTGGCGGAAGTTTTCGAGTCCGCGCATGGTCTTCCATTTGCGGCGGTAGGTTCCTTGGTAGGTGCGGACGCCTTTGTCGTTTTTCTCCCAGAGTTCGAGGGTGAGCATTTTTGGTTCTCCGTTTGGTTTACGGTCATCGTTTGTGTGAACAATTCCAGTATATTACAGGTGAGAACAACCAAAAAACGGTGAGTCGGAAGTTTTAACTATGATTCAGCCACAAGGGTTTAGAAATCTTTTCTTCTCGCCCTCAAATAGGACTTAATCGTTTTACGGGGTACTTCTCTGTTGGAAAACAGCACGTCGTGACTGTTAAGTCTGACTAACACCAAAGAGACCACATCGTTGTCCACGTAGTAAACCAGTAATAGGTCTGATTCCACGTGCAATTCGCGGAAACCTTTCCAATCACCGGTCAGCTCGTGGTCGGAATACTTGGTTTTGAGTAGGTCAACATCGTTTTCGATAAGAGCTTGAAGAGGTTCGCGAATCTTGTTAATGTCGTAATGCTTCTTTTTCAGCCGTTTGATGTCATTGTCGAACGGCTGAATGGTTTCCAACGTTCGTTTACAAAGCATTGAGATAATCCATCATGTCGTTTACGTTTTGGGAAGAGTGGGTGTACTCATGATTCAACGCCTGACGGCGAGCCTCCTCGTTGCGCAATGCTTCCACTTCGCATTCAAGCTCACGGAAATGCCTGTAATCATGCTCGTTCAGTATGAAATAGGTTGGCCGATTGTTTTTCATGACTGTGACCGGAGAATCGTCTGCCACTTTTGAAAACTCCGCGCTTGCGGTTCCTCTTCCAAAACGACTGATGGGAACCATTGTCTCCACCGGTATTGTCAACTGCATTTTTCCTCCCCTATGTTTGCATGTAAAAATACATGCTATCACATGAGGTGGCTAAAAATCTCAGCAAAAACAAAAAGGCTGGACGGGGAGCCGTAAGGTTTCCTATCCAGCCTTTTCACTTACCGCCGTTACTTCACTTCTTGTGGCGTGCTGTCACGGTCGTGTTTCCGCGACGGTAGGCAAGCATCAATCCCATTCCCACGAGTGTGAACAGGATGACCGCCATGATAGGCGTGTTCACACCGGTTTGGGCGAGTTGGCGTACCGCTTTCACGATGGCCGGTGTCACCGGAGGAATGTAGGAGTTGGTGAACTCGGGTTGGGTTCCGGTGGTTGTGACCATGCTGGGGGTTGTGGTCGGATTGTTCTCATCCTCACCAGCATTCTCGTCGGTCTTGTCGGCCTTATCGGTCGGCGTGACGAGCATGGTGCTGGAATCCTTAGCCGAATCGTCCGTCGGGTCGTATTCGACTCTGGCAGTCAGGTTGCCTTGCAGGTTGTCGCTTACGGTGACGGTCACATGGTGTTCCGTCTTGTCGTAGGTGACGTTCTTCTCGCCGGTGTTCTTCTCGCGAATCACATACCGGTATTCGCCGCAATCATCCACTCCATCATTGTCTCGACCGTAGGTGAACGGCTTGAACTGGATGTTGCCCTGCTTGTCGTTCTTCTCACTGTCGATGACATTGCCCTTGTCGTCCACAAGCTCGAACTCGAATTCAGCCGCCCGCAGTTCACGTCCGGTCAGATTCTTCTTGGCTGACAGTTCGACCAACACGTCTTCCGGCTGATACGTGTTCTGGAAGAGGATGCTCTTTTCGCTGGCTTTGCCGTTGGAGTAGGCGACGCTGGCGACGAGCTTGTGGCTCTTCGAGTCCTCGGTGACGGTGATGGTGACGGTGTGGCTGGTGGTGTCGTAGGTGACGCCGCCCAACGTCCCATCCTGTTCGTCAACCGTGTACGTGTACACGCCGGTCTTGTCGAACGTGAGCTTGTCGAATTCGAGGGTTCCGTCGCCTTCGCGGACGTTCTGCTCCTTGTCGGATTGCGCGTCGCGTGGAACGCGGGCGAACCGTTTGGATTGGAGCATGCTGCCGTTGGAATCCTTCAATTCGGCGGAGAACTCGTTGTCGTTCAAGTCACGTCCGGTCAGATGTTTGTCCGCTTCGAGTCGCACGCTGACAGGTGTTGGCGTGTACGTGTTGTCGAATCGGATGTCATTGGTCTGACGGTCGGCGGTTGCCGCGAGCATGCCGTCTTGGTCGGTGACGGTGACGTTCACATCGTATTCCTGAGTGGAGTAGCCGATGGTCTTGTCCGTTCCGGCGAGTTCCTTCACGTGATACGTGTACGCGCCGGGCATGGTGTAGACCATTTGTCCGAATGTGAAACCGCTTCCCTTGTTAGTGACGGTTACTGTTCCGTTTTGGCTTCCGGCTGGCATTGGCATGTCGTTCATGCTGATGGCGTTGCCGTCCGCGTCGTGTGCGGTTGCCGCGTTCAACTGGAACTTGAATTCACCGTCTTGTGGAACGCGGCTGGTTGCCGTATCCGTGTTGACGATGTTTTTCACGCCGCTGATAGAGTATCCGACGTTCTTCGGACTGTAATGGTTGGTGAACGTGATGTTCTTGCCGTTAGCGCCGGTGGTCGGGGTGACGGTCTTGGATACGACGGTCAGCTTACCCGTATGGTCAACATCCTTGACCACGTAGGTGATGGTCGCAACCGTCCCGTCCTTCGTGACGCCCGGAATGGTCGTATCCTGCTCCGACATGGTGAACACGTAGGTGCCGACGAGCGGGAACGACAGTTGGTCGAATCGGATGTTGCCCTGCCGGTCGTTCCGTTTCGTCTGGTCGGCGTTCGCCACGTTGGCGGGCGCGGACTGTTGGTGGAGTGTGAATGCGAAGTCTTCGCCCTTGAGCGTGTACTTGTTGCCCTTGGAGGAGGTCATCTTCTTCACTGCGGTCGGATTGTCCGTGGCGGGTTGCGCCCGATACGTGTTGGTGAATTCCGGAATGTTGGTTCCGTTATCATACTTCACGTCGGCCAACAGTTGGCCTTCGCCATTGTCGGTGACGGTGACTTTCACATGATGTTTCGTAGCATCATAGGTGACGCCTCCGTTATCGCCGTGGACTTCGCTGAGCGTGTAGTCGTACACTCCCGTCTTCTTGTAGGAGATGGTGTCGAACAGGATGTTGCCTTGCTGGTCGTTGGTTTTCACCGTTCCAGCCTGACCGCCTGTCTTGTCCTCGACGCATTTGAACTCGTATTGTCCGGCTTGCAGTTGGATGCCTGTATGGTCGGGGTCGTTGAGGGTCTTGTGCGCATGGAATTGCACGCTGACCGGCTTCGCCTGATACGTGTTCGTGAACGTGGTCGGATAGGCCGCGTTCGTTCTGGTTTGGGCTTTCAACTGTCCGGTCAAATCGTCGGTGACGGTGATTTGCCACATTCCCATGTGGGAATCGTAGTTGACGCCGCCCGCCGACTGGCGGATTTCACGCACCGTATAGGTGAACGTCTTGGACTTGTTGCCTTTCAGCTGGCTGGCGGTGAACGTCAACGGCTGGAAGCGGATGGTACCATCCTCGGCGGCGTTGACGGTCTGCACGGGCACGCCTACCGCCTGTTCGTTGTCGAACAGTTGGAATTGGAAGTCGGTGAGCTTCGCGTGACTGTTGTTGGCGTTGCCGAACGTCTTGTGGGCGGTGAGGGTGACGGTCGCGTCCTTCGGATTGTACGTGTTGGTGAACACGGGCGTATCCTTGCCGCCATCATAGGTGACGGTGGCCTTCAACTGTCCGTAACCGTTATCGGTGACCGTCACGTGCATCATATGCACGGTCTGGTCGTAGGTGATGCCCGCCAGTTTGCCCGACTGTTCAATGATTCGATAATCGTGTTCGCCTACGGTGTCGTAGGTGATTTTGTCGAACGTTACCGTGCCGTCGGCCTTGTTCGCCTTGGATTGGAGGGTTTTCCCGTTCGCATCCTGCAATTCGAACGTGAACTCGTCGGCGTTCAACAGGCGGAGGGTTCCGGACGGATTGGCGAGCGTCTTGCGGGCTTTCGGCGTGACCGTGACGGGCTGGCTGGAATACGAGTTGACGAACCGTCCTTCGGTTTCGGACGGGTTGGTGACGGTCGCCTTCAACTGGCCACTGTTGTCGTCCGTGACCGTCACCGTCCACGCCGCATGATGTCCGTCGTATTGGACTCCCGCAGCGCCCGTATTGCGTTCGCGCACGGAATAGCGGAACACGGCCCTGTCCCTGCCGTTCAGTCTCGCCTTGGTGAACAGGAGCGGGGCGAACTCGACCCTGCCGTCCGCCGTGGCGTTCACGGTTTGGATGGGCGTGCCGGTCGCCTTGTCGTTCGCGTACAGATCGAACTGGAAGTCCGTAATCTTCGTGGCCGACCTGTCCGCGTCCGTGAACAGTTTGCCCGCTTCGATGACGGCCTGCGTATCCTTCGGAGCGTACGTGTTCGTGAACTGGATGGCGTCGGATTGGACGCCGTCGCACGTCGTGTTGGCGGTGATGCGACGGGTGAACGTGGTCAAATCGTCTTGGACGGTGACGGTCAGAATCCAAGTGCGGCTGTCGTAGGCGACGCCCGGGTTGTCGCCCCTGCGTTCCCGGACCTGATACCGGTAGACGCCTTCCTTGGCGAAAGCGTTGGAGTTGATTTGGAGCGTCTGCGTCCTGTTGTCGGCGAACGTGATAGACGCGGGCACCGCGTTCGCGGGCGCGCCGTCCAACGCGGTGATGTCCGCGACGTACCTGTCCCTGTCGGTCCAAGCGCCGTTCGGACGCCCGTCCAGCACCTTGACCGCTTTGAACGTGGCGGGCGTGGCGGGCATGAGCGTGCCGCTCATGCCGTGGTCCTCGTTCGGGTCCTCGTACACGGCGGACGTCATCTCGTCCAACGCGGGGAACGGTTTCAGCGTGATGACGCCGGCGACCATGTTGCCGTGCGAATCGTCCTCCCGGTCGCTGTCGGAGTCGGTCGCCTCGCTGGCGTCCTTCGCGTTCTTGACGGTGACGTTCTGCCCGTGCCAAGCGGTGCCGGTTTTCGGCGTGAACCTGAGCTTGAACCCGGAACCTGCCGGAATGGAACCGATTTCGTAGTGGCCGTTCCTGTCGGTTGTGGCGGTGCAGGGTTTGCCGTCCACACTGGTGACTGTCCTGCCGTTCGCGTCCACCAGCGTGACGTTCACGTCCGCGAGAAGCCGGTCCGAATCCTGTCGGATGCCGTCATGATTGGTGTCGAACCATGCGACGCCGTTGACCTTGCGTTCCACGACCTGCGTGACCGCGTCCACCTTGTTGTCGCCGTCCGCCCACCGGTTCACATACGAGTCGGCCGCCTTGTTGCCTGTAGGTTTGATGCTCAGGCTGAAATCGTAGCGGGCGTTGGCGGGCAGGCTTGGCGAGGTGAACGCCCATGCCACCGGCTTGCTGTAGCCGTCGGGGATGGTCACCTTGCCTGTGGTCGCATTCACCGTGGCTTCGGTCCATTGTGTGACCTGTTCGCGGGTTATCTTCGTCGCGTCCACGTTGCGCCATTTCTGGTCGGTCGTGAAGTAGACTTTGACGCCGTTCATGCTTGCGCCCGCACCCGCCTTGACGGTGAGTCCGGCCATCACGTAGTCGCCGTGATAGTTGGACTGGTTCAAGCCCGTGTAAGGCATGACGTCCACCGCATACGGGTCGGTCTTCTCATCCTTGGAGAAGTTGCCCAGCATGTTCCTGAATCCCAACGGGCGGTTGATGTCGTTCAGCAGCGGGTCGGCGCGGGTCGCCAGCGCGGTCGCGCGCGTGCGGGACACGCGAACCGTCATGTCGGCTATCTGCGCCTTTGGAGCCAATGGGGGAGCCATGTTGCGTTTCGACTGGATGGTCGCATGGTTTGTGAACGAATCGTTGTTCCTCACGTCATGGTCGGGGTCGGACGCGTCCCCGATGGTGGTGGAATAGTGGATGACGGTCTGCGTGCCGGAGTCGGCGCGCGCCCCGTTCACCCTGATGGTCATGGTGGTGGTGCCGTCCTTGTTCACGACGATCGTCGGCGTGACGGGGGTGCCGCCGGTGACCGTGCCTTTGTCGGGCGTATGCTGCGTGTACTGGCCGCCGACCGTCATGGAACCGTCCACGTAGGTCAGGCCCTTGGGCAGCGTGTCGGTGATGATGTAGTCGGTCGTGTATTGTCCGCCGTCCGTGGTCGTGGACGTGTCGGCGGTGGCGGTGAGCTTCCAGTCCACCGTACGCTGTTCCTTGTCCAAATCGTAGACGGTTTTAGTGTTGCCTGCCTCGTTGGTTTGCGCGACCTGTTTGGCGATGTGCGGTGTTTCGCCGGCTATGTACAGGCTGTCGCCTTTCAGGGTGTCGGCGGTGTCGCCGCCCTGATAGGCGCCGTTGTCGGTGAACGTGGCGGGACGGTACGTGTCGCCGCTGTAGGTCAGGTCGGGTTTCACGCTGTTCGCGTATTCGGGCAGTCGGGTGATGAGATTGTCGGACCATTGCTGCCATTGCGTGTCCGGCGCGTCCGCGTTCAGGTTCGCGGTCCGGGCGAGGCTGTTGCGCGTCCAGTAGGCGGTTTCTGCGACGATGGGTGTGACCGTGCCGATTCTCGCGGTGTCGAGGATGCGGGCGGGCAGGGCGACGATGGGCGTGAATGTTCGGTTGAAGCTCGTGCCGGTCGGGTCCACCGTGTTGTGGTCTTCGAACAGCATGCCGACTATCGTGCCATGCCGTTTCGCCTCGTTGAGGGTCGGATAGTAGTCGAGGCCGCTGATTTTCGTGTCGCGCTGTTCCCTGTAGTCCTTCCAGTTGGTGCCGTCTTTTTTGACGGCGTACCAGTAGGGGATTGCGTTCCTCCGTTTGGCTGCCCTCGCGCCCCACGTGAAAACGTTCATGGGGATGGTCGGCTGCGTGTCGGGATGGTCGTCCACCGGTTCGATGCTGTTCGGGTCGAGTTTGACCAAACCCATGCCCATCACTTCGGCGTCACCTTCGGAGTTGATGATGATGTTGTGGCCTATTTGGAGGCGTAGTTTCGACCCCTGTATGAGACTGTCGGACCCGTTGACGCAGTCGGGCATCGTCCAGACGCCGCTCGTGCCCGCATCGTACCATGACATGCTGTTGCTCCAGTGCGTGTATCGGATGCGCGTACTGTACGTGCCCGGCGTGCGGACGGTCAGGGCCGAACCCGCATGGTCGTCACCGGTGGCGGCCTGGTTCGAATTGTCTTCCGCCGTGGCGAGACGGTCTCCGCTGACGCCGGTGGCCGTCAATCCCATGTCGTCCATGGTGATGTTGGCCGTCTGGTCCACGTTCCCGTAATATTGCGCCACGGTCCGGCCGTCACGGCTGGTGGGCGTGATGAACTGCAATACGTCCGTGTGGATGGCTCCGACCTGCATGGTGGAGCAGTCCGACGTCATGTAATCCGTGCTGCATTTATTGTGTGTGCCGTTCAGTTTATTGTGGATGGGGAAGACGGACGTGTCGTAGCCGTCGAACGAGACGGTCACGTCCGTGCCCTGCCCGCCGGTCGTGGTCGTGATTGTCGTGTTTCCACGCGCCACACGGTCGTTCCCGTCGGCATGGTCGGCGACGCCCGGAGCCTGATACCGTAGGTCGCCCATCCATGCGAACGTCCGCCCATACTTCGAATCTTCGTTGTCGATATGCCCGTAATCGTAGAGCAACGGCTGCCAACGGCGTTCCATCGGATGCTTCGTCCCGGCCTTCGTATCATCCGAATACTGGTTGGACAGGCGAAGCCTATAGGTGATCCTGCCGGACGGAGCCTCCAAACCCTTCAACCCCTTCGTCCGGTCGGGCCAACGCATCTCCGTGACCAATGCGATGCCCGAACCCAAGCCGGTCACCTTGCCCTCGTCCTTGTTGGGCGCGTTCGCCGCACCCGAGGAGAAGTCGAACACGCCCCTGTCCACGTTGCCGTAGTTGACCATGCGCACGTTCAGGTTGAGTTTCGCGCTGACGGTCACATCCTCCGGCGTGTCCTCGGCCCGTTTGTGCGTGCCCGTGTTCGTCGGGTTCGAGGCGTCCCATGCGGGCCACGCCTTGACGGTCGGATGGAACCGGTAGCCGTGGGGCGCGCCCTTGACGGCGACCGACAGGCCGATGGAACCGGTGCCGGGGTTCACGGTCGGCGACTGGCTGGTCGGCTCCAACAGACGGTAGCAGGTGTACACCTGCGTGACGGTCCCGTCGATGGTTTCCGTGGTGAGTTTCGGCTCGTAGCCGGGCGTATGGTCCACCCAGCCCATCTTCTCCGCGTCGAACGTGACCTTGTCCTTCGGGTAGGGCAGCTCGAACCGGAAGCCGACGCGCGTACGCCGATAGTAGTCCATGGTCGAGTCGGGGGTGAGCGTGTAATCATAATCGTAGGTCACCGTATCGTAGGAGCGGACAATCGCATTATTGTCGTCCTTGTCGTCGCCGCGTTCGTTGTCCTTGTCGAACGGGGCGGTGCCGGTCGTCCAGCCGGTGAGCTTCAGTTTGCTCACGCTCGCCGTATCCGTGTCGAGCATGTCGTGGATGGTCACGTCAGGCGCGGCCTGACCCGCGTCTGACTGCGGTTCGGCGTCGTCGGACTGGTTTTGCGTATCGGCTCCGGCGTCATTGTCGGAGCCGGTGTCGGGTGTCGTTTCGGACACGTCGCCGCCCATGGTTGTTTGCGTATCGGGTTCGGCTTGGAGTTGAGTGGATGTGTCCAAGGTCGTATCGTCCGCATATGCGGTGGACGCCGACAACGCGCCTCCGCCGAACAGTGTCGCGGACGCCAATATGAGCGCGGCGATTTTTCTTAACCCGGGTTTCATAACGTTCGGCTTCCCTTCTTAAATATGTCATGAAAACAGGGGGAAGGCCCTAAAAGGAAGCCCCCCCCCCGAGTTTTTTAGGATTGTACGGTTATAAAGGTGGGAAGCTGGCCTTAAGTACGGTTTGCAGGAGAGTTCCCAAGACCAGTCTCCCCGGTTTCCACCCTCCATGACACACTGTCCCAATCGTTTCCGACCGGAATGCCGGTGCGCCATAGAAGGCGAAGCTTGTTGGATTATTCGGCTTTGCTGACCGGATTGTTCTTATCGGAGTCGTTTTCCGGCTCGGGATTGGATTCCGTCCTACTGCCCGGCGTGGCCTCAACCCGCTTGGCGGCATTACGTTTGCCAAGCCTCTTTACGGCCATGGTCAAAATTCCTCCGACCGCAAGGAGTGCGACGATGACGATTCCGATGATTCCGGTGTTCACGCCCGTCTGCGCGAGGTCGCTTACACCGGCGGTGCCAGCGCCTCCGAACGGTTTCTTGGTGGCGTGAATCTTGTAGTCCTTGGATGCGAGTCCATCTCCGGATGTGACGGTGAGCGTGGCGTCCGCACCATTCTTGTTGATGGTGATGCTCATTCCCGAATCCTTGTCGTATTGACCCACGACCGTCCACTTGTCAGGATTGTCCACGGAAACCTCGTAGGAGGTTTTGTCCGGAGTGAACCCGTTGATGAGTTTTCCGTCAACCGCGATGCCCGTCAGTTCCGCCTTGTGGGTGATGGCGGTGATGTAGGTGACGGTGTAGTCGTGCTGGGTGAACGTCGCCCCGTCCGGAGAGAGGACGCTGACCGTGTACGTGTAGGTCATGCCCTTGTGGGAGCTGGATGCGACGGCGCTTTGTCCGACTTTCGTCTCGTAGGAGAAGACTCCGCCTTCCGGGATTTCGAATTTGTCGGATGTGACGGGCACATACTTGCCGTCCTTGCCGACGTAGCCGACGGATGCGAGGCTCGTGTCAGTCTGAGAGTCTGGTGTCTTGACCGGAGACTGTTCCACCGGCTCCTTCGGCTGGAATTCGGTGACGGCGGTTTTGACGGGACGGGTCACGGTCACGCTGTACGTGCGGGTCGCGCCCGTGGCAGTGTCGGTGACTGTCCATTCCTGACGGTTGGATTGGGCGCTTTGGGTCACGTTTCCGGCCTTGACGGTAACTCCCTTCGGGGCTTCCGGCAGCAGGTAGGCGCTGGTGTTGGCGTCCTTCAACGCGACCACGTAGTCGAGACGGTTCGGATTCCAATTGTCGATAAGCGTGCCTTTTTCGGCTTTGCCGGTGAGGTTCACGTAGATGCCGTCGAGTCTGGCGGGACTGTCCGGCTGGAGGTCGGAGGTCTTGAAGTTGACGCGTACCGTGTAGTCCACGCCGTTTACGGTCACGGTGATGAGTCGGCTGGTGCCGTCAACACCCAGTTTCGGGCGGGACACTTCAGCGTCGAGGCCGTGTTCGGCGGAAAGGGAGAACGAGTCCTTGGCGTCGGATGCGGGAAGTTCGACGGTTTTCTGATGGTTCTCGTCGAAGTCTTCCTTCTTGATTTCGTAGCTTTTGGACTTGCCGTCTGCGGAGGTTTGGGTGAGCGTCATCTTCGTGAAGCTCTTGTCCTCGGCGCGGATGTCGCGCGTGCCCACCGTGTAGGATTGCTCCAGCTTGTTGCCGTGCTCGTCCTTGACGGTCACGACGCCGGTCGCGGTTCCGGACAATACGATGATGTTGTTCTTGTTGTCCGCGCCCACCATGGTCTTGGGGGCGGACTCCCATTGGACGGTGGCCTTGTCCTTGTTGGACAGTGTGACCTCATGGTAGGAGGGGCTGTTGTCCTTGTCGGACAGGCCGGTGGCGGAGTAGCCAGCATGGTAGGAGCCGTCTTCGTACTTGCTGAACGGGGTGCCTTTGTCGGTGCCGTTGTCCAGTGTGATTTCCTCGCCAATCGAATATTCGAACGGGACGGTCACGTCGAATTGGGGCAAGCCCAAGGATGGGTTCGCGTCGGCATGGTAGACGGCTATGCCTGTCACGATGGCGGTGCCGAGCTTGTCGCCGGACGTGATGTGCTGTTCGGTGAACTTCGGTTCCACTTTGAACTGGGTGTTGTCATCCTTGTTCAGGGAGCCGATGGTCACGGCGGTGGGTCGGACGTTCACGGTCGGGGCGGTGAGCGACTGGCTGCCGCCCATGTTGGGAAGGTTCACGAACGGGAGCTTGTCGTCTCCGACCTGCGCGTACCAAGTGTTGGTGCGCGAATAGTCACCCAAGTTGACGGTCATATGCCACACTTTGGTCTGTCCGGTCTGCGTGTCCGTGTACGCGTAGTTGCCGGTCGCGACGCCGGTCGCGGTGGTCACGTGCGTGGAATTGTCCACGTTGACCGTCCAAGAGACGTTCAGTTTCCTGCCGTTGGACAGTTTGATGGTCTTGACTTCGTTGCCGTCCGCGTCCACGACCTTGCGGTCTTTGGTCACATGGTAGGAGCCTGTCGTGTTGGCTGCGGCCTCCACGGTGCCGTCGGCGTTCTCGCCGGACACGGCGAACGGGGTGCCGTCCTCCAATGTGACGTTCTCGCCCGCCGTGTACCGGAACGGGATAGACACGTCGAACGCCGGACTGCCGTTTTTCGCTCCGACATGGTAGACGGCTGTGCCGGTCACGTCCACTTTGGCGAACGTGCCGTTGGCTGTGAGGCGCACGTCCTTCAGGTCGCCGTGGTTCAACGTGAACGTGTCATCGGAGTCGTTCGTATGCACGGTGATACGTCCCGGAACCTTGTCGGACGGTTCGCTGGCCGTGTAGGATTGGTCGCCGGTCTCCGGATTGTTCGTGAAGTTGAACGTTTTGCCTCCGACCTCGCCGCTCCACGTGTCGGTGCGCGTGTAGGATTGGTTGACCTGCACCGTCCACTCGTATGAGGCGTGGGTTTCCGGGTCGATGGTCTTGTATTTTTGGCTGACGGTTCCCGTGACGGTGGTCGCATGGGTTTTCGCGTCGGTGGTTTTGGACCATGTGATTGGCAGTTCGGTGTCGTCGGACAGTTTCAGGCTGGTGATTTCCCTGCCGTCCTTGCCGACGACCTTGCCCGCCTTGTTGACGGTGTAGTCCTTGTTCGCGTAGTCCAACACGGCGGTCTTGCCGTCCTGTTGGATGGTGAACGGGGTTCCGTCCTTCAAGGTGACTTCCTTGCCGTAATCCTTCGTGTAGTTCACGGTCGCGGCGAATTCAGGGAGGATTCCTTCGGCTTTCTTGGAGTATCCGGCGGTGCCGGTCTCGTGAATCATGCCGAGTTTGCCCGCGCCGGTGGTGGCTCCCGGAGTGAGGGTCGGATTGGTGAGGGTCACGTTGCTGCCGTTGCTGCCGGTAACTTCCAGTTGCTTTGGAATGGTGTTGCCGGTCATGGACGCGAGCTGTTTCCCGTCCTCGTCGGATGTGGCGAATGGGATGCTGTTACCCTCATAGTTGGTTGACCAGCTGGCGGTGTTGGATGCGGTCACGCTCGTGCGGGTGTTCCAACCGTAGGTGTCGGTTCGGGTTCCGTTGTCCCAGTTGAAGTCCATGATTTCGACTCTGGCGGTCGCGGTTCCGGTTTTGGTTACGGTGTAGCCGTTCCTGTAATCGTATGAGGGTTTCGACCAGTCGATTGCGGCGGTGGTGCCGTTCGACAGGCTGACGGTGGTTTCGGACGGAGTGCCGTCCTTGTCCAAGGTCACGCCGTTCAGTGTGGCGTTCGCCGTGTCGGTGTCGCCCTGCACCGTAAACGGGGTTCCGTCCTTCAGGGTGATTTCCTTGCCGTAGGTTTCGTCCACGTTCACGGTCAAGGTGACTTTGCGGCTTGTGGTGGCGGATTCGTCGAACGTGCCCTTGTAGGTGACGGTGCCGGTCAGGTGGCTGACTCCGACCTTGCCGTGGTCGATGTTGAGGGATGGCGTTTCCGCCGTCAACGCGATGGGCGTATCCTCGCCGTCGAGTGTGGCGGTGGCCGCTTTCAATGGGTCGCCGTCATATTTGCTGATGGTGGCCTCATAGTTTCCGTCGCTGTTTTTCTCATAGGTGACGGTCTGCTTGCCGTAGGTGGTTTGGAGTTTGCGGCTTGTCGTGGTGGTTTCGCCGCCGGAAGTGGATGGCGGGGTCGTGGGATTGGCGTCGTCAACGGCCAACGCCGTCACGGCTCCCGTTCCCATGGAGCCTACGGCCATGACGGCGGCGAGGCCCGCTCCGCCGATTTTCTTGACGGCGGTGGAATTCAGATGATTCGAATAACTCAAGTGACGTCCTATCCGAAAATGTGACTTTTTCTTTTGGGGTTTTCGTCTACCACCTTAGCGGATATGTTGACTATCAACCTCGTGTAGGTGGGAAAAAACCTCGAAAAAAATTCGGGTGGACACTGTCCGGACTTTTGCCGGATTGTCCACCCCGAAAATCGTTTTGGAAAACATCATGCCCGTTGAGGAAGGTTCGCTTTGAGCAACGGTTCGGTGTCGGTATGGTGTCCACGCTTGTTGTACCAAGACACGACGCTCATGCCGCTGGTCTTGTCGCGCAGGGTGATGCCGTACTGTCCCTCATGCTTGCCGGTTCCGGTCTTGATGGCTTCGGCGGGCACCGGATTGTTCTGGTGCGAATAGTTGAACATGCTGCGGAATCCGTCGGCGTCGTTCGCCTCGTATCCGACACGGGAGCCGTAACCGTCGTAGAGGGTGTTGGTGTGCTCTCCGCGAACCGCGAACGACACCGTCTTGTCCTGATGGCGCATTTCGATGCTGTCCTGCGGAATGTTCATGTTGCCGGTCTTGCGGCGCATGAGCTTCGCGGCGTCCTCGCTGTCAACGGGATGGAAGTAGTTCGCAGCCGCGTTGGAGCGCCGCGCGTCCACTTTCTGCTTGTACGCCGCATATTCCGCGTCGTTGCTGAACTCGCCACGGGCCTTTTCGATTTCGGTGCCCTTGTTGTCCATTTCGATGGTGCCCCAAGAGGTCACATGGTCGCCGCTGACATTGTTCTTGTAGAACTCCTTGCGGAAATGCAGGGCGTTCTGGGGGCGTCCGTTGCGCTGCGTGCCGGTTCCGGCGCTGATGGCGCATGGCACGTCGTCCAAGCCTTCGGCCTGCATGGCTCGGGTCATGCGGGTCAAATCGTCGCCGTTGACCTTCGCGGTCGGGGAGCCGCCCGTGTTCTTCGGACTGTGGGCGCGGCCGATGGTACCGTCCTTTTTGACGGTCAGAGCGGCCTTCACCTGCGGTTTGCCGTCCTTGTCCATGTACACGTAGACGGGCGCGGAACGCGCGTCCGCGTTGCTCATGTGCAGTTCACGTTCGTAGTAGTGGCGTACCTTGACCTCCCCTTCGGCGAAGTCCTTCGGGTCGATGTGGTACACCTTCGCGTTCTCGCCTTCGAACGCGGCGCGGTTGATTCGCTCGTTGGTCTGCGCGTTCAGGGTGTCGTAGACCTTCCCGTCCTTGCGTCCCTCCAATTGGGCTGCTCGTCCGCCGAAACTGGTTTCGTTCAGCGGCAGGTTCTCGCTGACCGGCTGGAACTTGTTGCCGCGACATACGCTCAACGTGTGTTCCGGAGCCTCGCGGTCGTGGTTGATGACACCGAAGCAGGTGTTGCCGGTGGATGCGATGGCGAGCTGTTCGCCGTCCTCGGTGCCGGTGATGTGCACGCGCTCGTGCACGTCATGGCTGTCGAGTTTGCTGAAGTTGCGTCCGCTTGCGCCGACGTGCATCATCTCGTAGCCGCTGGGCATTTGGGAGAGGTTGTTCTTGTAGTATTTGCGTACTCTGCCGCGACGGTCAACGTATTCGTGCCAGCCGACGGTCAGACCCCATTCTGTCCATTGTCCGATGGGGTTTCGTGGCTGTGCTGGATTGTAGGCCATGTCATATCCTTCCTAGGCTTGAATCCTCCGCGAACGGGAGGCTTTTCCAACATCAGATTCCAGTCTACAATCCTAAAGGTTGATAACCGTAGGGATGAGGTAATCTACCGGTTTTTCTTACGCTTCCGTTTCTTGGGCAGTCGGTCGGAAACGTGGACGAACACGGTTTCGGCGAATACGCCGACGTCCTTGGCGAGGACGCGCAGGAGCCGCCACGACAACCGTCCCCACGTCTCCCCCAATATCCAGAAGCCCACGACTAGGCCGAAAAGCGACAGGATGGATTCACGGACGTCCAGTCTGCCGTCTGCGGGAACGTCGAACGACATGTAGATGACGGTCGCGAACAGAATGCCCACGCCAAGCAGGGTCTTGCCCAATACGCTTTTCCAACTCAATTCAACCTCCGGTCGTGCTCCGCCCAACTCGCGTCCGCTGAATCCGCTATCGCTTCCAGCATTTGGAACCCGTCGGGCACGGGGAACACGAGCAGTCTGACCAAATGCCGTCCGCCATGGTTCAGATTCTTCGACCGGACGAAAGCCACGCCCTTGCAATAGTTCGACGTGGTTCCATGCCATGCGCCGACGTTCGTTCCCGCCTTCAGAATCGCGTTCACGGTTTCGGCGGTATTGTCCGGGTCGGCTTGCGCCACGCCATACGGGTAGGCGATGCTGGCTATGACGATGTACTTGCTGTATCCGCAGTAGGGCTGGCGTTGCCAACACTCCTCCGCGTAGGAGACGAGCTGGGAGCCGACCTTCTCACGCACGCCCAACGTGTTGCCCCTACCCCACGTGGTCGCCTTGCGTTGACCATGCTGGCGGGCTTTCAAATCCGAATCCGTGTAATTGCTGGTAATCCAGATTTTGTCCGGCACGCTGAACTTCACCTCATACCCGTCACGCCATGCGGGACGCTCATCCACGGGCACGTTCCGCCACATGCCGACCACGCTTGCCGCCAATCCGCCCGTAATCTGATACTGCGGGTTCTCGTCGGAAATCGGAATGATGAGGATGTCCAGCAGATAGCAGCCGGACGGCGCTTCGATGGGCGATTGCAGGTAGATGGTCGAATGCCGGTGCAGACTGTCGTCATCATCCCACAGGCGCACGTCCGAACCCGCGTCGATTATCGGTTTCACGGTCTCCGCAGCGCGGGCGGGGAACACGCTGCCGCCATGCGGCGAGGATACGGTGACGACGGCTAGGAACCGTTCGACCTTCCACGCCCGTTTCATCGTTTTCAGGTTCCGCCACTTGTCCTTCGCGTACCGGCGGATTCTCGCACGCCGTAGGGCACGCGTCTTTTCGGTCTGCGTCGTGTCGGTGCCGCTCCACCATTCGACGGGGATGGTGATGGTCAGACGGTATCCGCCGCGTTTCACCGCTACGGTTTGACGAACCATGACGCTCCTTCGAACCATGACGATTCTCCGAACGGACGGTGGCTGCCGGACTCATGCACGCCCAGACAGTGCTGGCACATGGCCTCCCCGTCGTATGGGTTCTTCCTGACGCCGCAGCGGACGCAACGGCTGATTCCCTTGTCGGTCGGATGCAGTGTGAATCTCATTTTCGGCTTCCCATCTCCAATGCGCTGATATCGGCTTTTAGAAGGTCGATAATGTCCTTACGGGTATGATTGGTCTCGATTTTGCCAAAAAACCCTTGAAGGGCGTTTAAAGCGACGATACGGTCATGCTCAGCAAGCCACACGTCGTAAGCGAAACCATCGTCTGGAAGACCCGTCTGCACGTAGGCACCATCACAATACCGTCCGCGAACGGTTGCATCGTCAAGCGGATTCCGAATGGGGGAACCGGTTGGAAGAGCGATAGGCAGAAGCATTATTCTCTTTTCTGTGTAACCAATGTGGACTAATCCAGTCTAACGCAATAAACGTTGGAGGATTGCTAGAAGCAAGGAAAAAGCGACAGGCATTCCCAAACCGATGAATACCCGGAAAAACGGTTACGCTCAACAACGGTTCACAAGCAGTGAGGATTGGTCGGCTTCCGGCAAAGAGGGAAGACACCATACGATTACCCGAGCCAAGGATTGAACCTATCCACCCGGCAAAGAGAGACGCGTTGTCTAACGGCTTCCCGACAAAAACATTTTTATGATTTTTGTTTTTTCAAATTTTAAAAAAATTTGGACACTATATATATTATGTTACTTATGTTATTTATGTATACTTATGAGGGCACCCGAAAGCCCTTGTGGCAGTAAGGCTGAGAAGGTGCCTCTGCACGAGAATCCTAAACTTTTGCACGAGAATCCTAAACTTTTGCACGAGAATCCTAAACTTTTGCACGAGAATCCTAAACTTTTGCACGAGAATCCTAAACTTTTGCACGAGAATCCTAAACTTTTGCACGAGAATCCTAAACCAAAAATGAGCTTTTGCATGAGAATCCTAAACGCCAGAATTGTTACTAACAACCTGTAAAATACAAGCCAAGACCTAGAGTAAACAAAAAGCCTCTCTGCGAGATTCAGCAAAACAGAGAGGCAATAAAACCGTCAAGAGGTGGTTTCATGACCGATAATACACCAACCGTTAACAACAAAGACATCAGCTACTCCCCTAGCTTCATGTCCCAGATAGCCATGTTCCCCATTAAAAACCCCGGTGATGAACGATTCGTGGAGAGGACCAACGGGCAAGTATCTGTGGCTGTGATGCAGTCGATGTGGGGTTGGACATACGGAAAGATGCCACGTCTGTTCCTGATTTACGTCCGTTCTCTGGTACAAACAAAGTCAGACAAAGTGGACATGGAAAACCATATCGTCAAACTAGACAAATCCTTCCATGCTTTCTGCAAGGAAGTCGGACTAGGCAACGGAACAGACCTAAAAGATGTCTAACAGTCGCTTCTATGCCTGTCTGGAACGACTTTCACGGTCTCCCTGACCGGTGCAAGCCCCAACGGGAAACGTTTCATGGAAGGTCGCAATCTGCGGCTCGTCAGCCACTTTCATCTGCGTTTCAACAATTCTGATTTCGACTATCCGGGGTTCAAGGACGATGGAGACCCTTCCTCCTACATCCAGTTTTCGGAAGAGATGTGGAGCATGTTCACAGACAATCCGGTGCCGTTGAACAAGAGAATCATCTTGGAACTGGGGAAGTCGGCAAGGGCTTTGGATATTTACCAGTGGCTTGCCTACAGGACTTATGGCTTAAAGAAGCCGTTGTTTATTCCGTGGCGTTTCCTCAAACCGCAATTCGATATGGCGTCCACGCCGATGCGTTCCTTTAAACAAAAATTCCGTGAGGCTATGCGCAAAGTAGGCGCGGCATGGCCTGAAATCAAGGTCGTCTGCGGACGCGACGGATTAACCGTGTTCCCCTGCGGAAGTTCACTGGACTCAACACATGAGCACGACTTCGACACGAACGATACCGCCGAAGTGGATGCAAGCAAACAAAACCCGTTCTGACGAAAAGGGAGGGGCGCTGGAAATTCAGCGCCCCTCCCTTTTTTGATGTTGGAAGTCGGGAAAAACTAGTCAATCATGGCGAAGTTCTGCGCGTCGGTCATGTCCCATGCGGTGAATTCGACTTCCTTCATGGTCTTGTCATAGCCGCCGTTACTGAGCGCATACTTCGCCGCCGCGTCGATGCCCGTACCGTAACCGCCATCAGCCTCGGCCTTGTCCCTCAACTCGGCTATGCCATGCAGGGCCGCGTTGATGGACATTCCAGCGATTCTGGTAATCGGATTGTCGGCGCTGATGCTGAACGGCTGCCAGTCGCATGCGCCGGTCTTCTCGAACACCCAGAACTGCATGGCCACCGGTTTACGTTTGGTGCGTTTGAACGCTGCCCTCGGACAGTTCGCAACCGCCTGACGGTAGAACGACGCCTGAATGTGATAACCGTAGTCGATGACATGCTTGTGGAAGTCTTGGGCGCTGGCACTGCTCGCGGTCTTCAAATCCACGAGATAGTCCACGCCGGTCGGAATCAAATCCGGTTTGGCTTTCAACTCCAAACCGGTGTTGTCATCCGTCCACACGATGCACTGTTCGCAGGTGCCTTTGCCGATGAGGTCGTACATGTCCGGGCGGGAGTCGATGATGTTCTGCTTCATACGCTTCAACAGCTGCATGTCCTTGTAGGACACGACGATGTTTCCCATCGCTTCCTGCTCGTCCCGCCATTCCTTGTTGGCCTTGCTTTGGAACGTCTGCCCTTCGTCAAGGCATACGACCTCGCTGGTGTTCAACAGGTAGGCGTGGAATGCGGTTCCGAACCGCATCGCATCCGTCTGCGTATGGTCTCCCAACAGCCGGTCGTAGGCCCATTCCTTTGGGTTCTTCAGGAACGCTTTCAACTGGCTTTGGTCGAGCGCGTCCATAGCGAAGTACTCTTCGTCGGTCGCGTCGATGATTTCCGCTTGGCTCATGGGAGGGTCACTCCTCTTCGTCTCCGGTGATGGACGTGTCCTCTCCACGGGCTTCCGCGTCGGCCTTGACCTCGTCCTCGCCGGGCAGATGCACTTTAACCTTGTTGGTTTCGGCATTCTGGAAGACGGTCGGCTCCTCATAGTCGATGGGCGCGTCGGTCTGCGGGTCGAACTCCGGCTGGAGGTTCATGTTGTCCACGTAGTTGTAGTGGTTGCCGTCGGCCTCCGCCTGAGCGCGGTTGATGTTCTCCCATGCGTCCTCCCATGCGGCGTACTCTTCCGCATAGCCCGGATATGGTTCGATGTTGCGGCATTCCCATGCGATTGTCTGCTCGTTGGTGACGGGCTTGGATGGGGTGAAGATGTCGGGCAGGTCGTCGGGAATCGGCACGGTGTAGGACTTTCGTTCCTCGGCCAGTTCCTCCTCGCTTGCCGGAGGAACGCATTCGACTTTCTGCTTGGGGTATTCGGTCGCCATTCTGGTCTTCTTTCTGATTTGTGCGGACATTTCCAAATATTGGACGGTTTCCAGCCACATGCCGTGCGGCATGTCGAGAGGGTTTTTCTCCCACCGTTTGTATGTGCTTGTTGACACGTCCAGTATTTCGGCCGTTTCGGCCTGTGTTTTTCCTGCTTGTATTCGGAGGTTGCGCAGTGAGATGCAGTTTGAACTAGAGGAACAACGGCATGTATTCAAATTCAAAAACAACTCCTTTCCTACAAGTTTCAACACAACTATAGCATTGGTTCATATTTGAACCAAATTGTATGGTAGTTAATGTTGAAAAGTATTGGAATATAAGGGAACACTCTTGATTTTGTAATAGTTCAGATATGACCTATACTTGAGTGCGTCCACATAAAAGAACCGAATCTCCCCGCACATGCCGCAGCAAGCTCCGACCGTTCCCGCGATGGAAAAGGGTGGAATCCGACCGTGACATGGGGGTAAATGAAAAGGAGAAAGCCAAAAATGGCAGAACCATCGAATTCAGTACCGTCCACGCTCGACGTGTTCCTCCCGCACATCACTCTGGGACGCTGCTCCCTGTTCGAACCCTACGTGTTCAAGCAGAGCGACGACGACAAGAACAAGGACAAGACCCCAAGCAAACCGTCCTACATGTTCCGAGCGATTCTCGACAAGCGCCGCGACCGTGAGACCATCAAGAAGATTTCCGACTATCAGTCCGCGTACATCGAGGAACTGAAGGCGAAGCGCATGTTCGACAAGCGTGCGGCAATCCACTTCGCACTGGTCGATTGCGACACGGAGGAAGTCGAGGACAAGGACACCGGCGAACTGGTCGTCATGTCCGAACGCGACTCCTCCCTAAAAGGCAAATACATGCTTTCCGCCAAGTCTCGCGCAACCGAACCGCCGAGCGTAGGCTGGGTCGATGACAAGAACATCCTCCACCCCATGCCGAAGCATTTCACCGTGAACGAGGAAGACCCCGACTCCGTGGAAGAGTACGAACGCCGACTCGACTTCTGGAAGGACAAGGTGTATGCGGGACAGTACGCAAGCGCCGTACTGCGTCTCTCCGGCTGGCATCAGGCCAAGATTGGTCAGGGCGTCACCGGACGAGTCAAAAGCGTCGTGATTATCGGCGGCGGCACTCCGGCTGGAATCATGTCCCTTGAGGATGCGTTCACCGAGGAGCAGATTGCCGAAATGGTTGCTTGGCGTGACCGCATGGTGCCGGATTACGAGTCCGGCGACGACCCGTGGAACAAGCGTGTCAAGCTTCGTTCCGGCTCCAATGTTGACGACTACGACGGTGAGGAAGAAGAAGAGGAGGCTCCGAAACCACGTCGTAAGCCCCGCAAGCTAGTAGAACCGGAACCGGAAGACGATGGAAACTACGAGGACGAGGAGGAGGCTCCGAAGCCACGTCGCAAGACCAAGACCACCCGCAAGACGAAGCCCGTCGAACCGGAAGAGGATTACGAAGTTGAGGAAGACGAAGAAGAGGAGGCTCCCGCTCCCCGACCGCGCAAATCCCGCAAGCCGGTGGAACCGGAGCCGGAAGACGACTACGATTCCGACTTCGATGACGGCGCGGACACCGAATGGTGACGTTTGATATTCTCCCCCGCCTCTACAAGGCGGGGGAGAATATCACAATCGATTATGAATGTTTCTGAGTACATGAAAAAACACGGCCTCAGTTTGAATATATGTCGTATTACCTTTTCGCCTAAACTGTAGCCGCTTCGCCACCTGTCTCTAAGCCGGGTGGCGAAGCGGCTAATCGCGTTAGAACATCACGCCACTGTTGCCATCGCCACCCGTGGACGGTTGGGATGGTGTGGATGGAGTGGACGGAGTAGCCGGAGTGGATGGCGTGGACTGCTGTTGCTTCGGAGCCGTATACTGCCGTTGCGGCGTATAAGTGTACGTGTATTGGCGTTGCGGCGTATACGTCTGCTGGGATTGCTGCTGTTGCGCTTGTGCCTGAGCTTCCTCCTCGGCCTTCTCCTTGGCTTCCTCCTCGGCCTTCTTCGCATTGTCCGCGTCGGTCTTGGACTTATTGACCTTGTCCACTGCGGATTGCAGACTGGACGCCGCCTTGTCCGCGTCCGTCACGTTCCTGACGTTCACGGTCTTGTCCTTCCACTGTTTGACGAGACTGTTCATCGTGTCCTTGTCGGACGAGTCTGGCGCGTCGCCCAGTTCCCCGGCCTGTTCCATGAGGCTTTTCAGTCTGTCCGACACCTCCACGCTTTTGGTCTTCATGGCCTTCCAGTACGCGCCTTCGGTTGACTTGTACTGCACGTTCAGCTCCTTCAGCTTATTCTTGATGGCCTCTTCGGTCATTGGATTGCCTTCGGCGGCCTTGTCGAGTTTGTCGCACTCCCCCAACGTGGTCTTGTCATCCTTCACAAGGCTTTCCTTGATTTCCTTGATTAGGTTTTTGGAGTCGGATACGCGCCTGTCCCAATCGTTCTGAGCCTTGGTAAGCGAATCCTGCTTCTTCTGGACTTCGATTTGACGGGACTTCTCCGCCTGTGCGTGTGTATACGTCGAATACGCGTAATATCCGCCACCGCACAAGAGTGCGACTCCTGCTAGAATCACGACGACCATGATGATGATTCGGCGGATTCCTCCACCGTTTCCGTCATCGCCCGAAGCGTTGTCAGCGTCCGCCTTGTCCGCATATTCAGGCAGTTCGCCGTCGAATTGTTGCAGCGGAAAACCGGAATACTGGTCTGACGGCATACTGTCCGACTGGTTTGCCGTTTCGCTGTTGTCCCAAAGACCATCATCATCCGAAGATGCCGCCGTCTGTAGCTGTTGCGGAGGTTGCTGATTGCCGGAATCGTCCTCCCGCCACGGTTCTCCACGCTTGTCATTGAAGATACTGTTCCTCCGGTGGAAGTCGTCGTCCGGGTAGGCTTCACTGCTCTCGTCCGACTGTTCCGACATTTCGCCGTTTGACTGGTACGCCGGTCCCACGCCGGATTGTTCGTCCTGTTGGAAGGGAATCTCGTCGCCCCAAATGTCATCGTAGGCTACCGGCGCGGCGCTCTGTCCATACGGCGAATCGTCGTCGCCGCTCCCCCAAATATCCGGTTCATTGGATTGTTGATTCTCCGGTATGACGCCTGACTGGTTCGCCGTTTCGCTGGTCTGATTATCGCCCCAAATATCCTGTTCGCCGTCTGACTGGCGTTCCTGTCCGCCGTCGTACTGCCGAACAGGTTGAACATCGGGCATGTCTCCCCAAATGTCTTGCTCGCCGTCCTGCCTGTTCGCCGTTTCCTCATTTGACTGTTGCGACGGTTCGCCTACCGGATTATTGTCCCAAATATCCTGTTTGCTGCCCTGACGGAACGGCTGGTCGCCATCTAACTGCTGTTCAGATATGCCGTTTCGCCGTTCCGCCTGTCCGCCAGTATTCCATAAATCATTATCTTGCCTGTTCGCCGTCGCGCCGTTCGGCTGGTGGGGCTGATTGTCGGCGTACTGTTGTTCCGGCGAACCGATATTCCAAATATCCGCCTGACTTTCCTGCCGCTCGTTTGAAGTCGTGGGCTTTGGTGATTCCGCCTGTAGCGGCTCATCCTCCATCTGCCAAATGGAATCCTGTTCAGACTGTCCGCCTGTCTGCTGGTTCGCCGTTTCACTGTTCCGCTGTGCCACTGCGGAAGCGTCGGACTGCTCCTGCATGTCCCACACGGCGAACGGGTCCATATCACTGTCATCCTGTTGCGCCGCCGTATTGTTTTCCTGTTTTTCCGGCGTGGCGTTTTGCTGTTTTGCCGTCCCCTCGTAAGAATGTTGTTCCTGTGTTTGGACGGATTGGCTATCTTGCTTGCCGGTAGACTGGTTAGATGCTTCGCCGTCAAAACGCTCCACCTGCGCACTATTTACGATAGCGGACTGTTTCACTGGCGAAACGGCGTTCTGTCCGACCGTTTCGCCAGTGTCGGTAGGGGAACCCCACGGGTCTTCCAGCAGACTGTCAATGTCAATGGAATCCTCATCAACCGTTTCACCATTCTGCTGGCTTACCGGTTTTACATCAACCGGTTCCACTGGTTGACTGTTAAAACGTGGATGCGGCGTGGCGTCGAACTGTTTCGCATCATCTGACGGTACGGCATTCTCCCGCTCAGCCTGTACGCCACTCCGCCGCTCCGCCGTTTCAACACCGTCTTGTGAAGATGTTATGCCGTTCGACTGTTTCGCCGTCTCACCGTTTCGCTTCCTCGCAGCCGAAGAGGCGTTCCGCTTCGCCGTGGATTTTCTTCTCCTGTTCGCCGGTTTAGCGGCGGACTGCTCCACTGGCATGTCGGACATGTCCATCAGAAGGGACTCGTCCAACCGGTTGTTGCCAATCAGAAAATCATCCTGCTCAGACATACGCGAAACGCCTCCAAACTACGTAAACGGAATCTCACAAGCCCTGTTGGGCGGATTCCTTGGCCAGACTGCGGGCTGCGGCCACCGCGCTCACGTGGGGCACGTCAATCCCAGCCGCATACAGTTTGCTCGCATGGGCTGCTGCGGCGGCACCCTTCAACGGTTCGTCCCTGTCTGCCACGTCGCGCCCGTCCTCGCCGAAACCGCCCTCGGTTTCCAACCGGCTGGGGGAGTGGTCGTCATCCTCGTACATGGCACCGTCGTCCGGTTTCTCCGCTGCGGCGGGAACTGCTACGATGATGTCGTTCCAAGACCAGTGACCGGCCTCGTCGTTGCCTTTCGGAGGATTGTTGTCCATCATGTGTTCGCGGAGAATGTCGCTCCAGCTTTTCCCATGCTTGTGGTCATCCTCGTAGAAGCCCTTGTAGACGCATGCCTCCTGTCCGACGAGTTCCGCGATTCCGCAACCACGGGACACTCCAGCCTCGATAAGATAACTCGGCACAGTCGGAGCGTTCTTCGCATCATTCAGCACGGTGCCACGAACGGTATCGTTGACCTTGTCGCCCAACAGAATCTTCGACGGAAGATTGGTCCGGACACTCGGGTCAAGACCATTCTGGCTGGTCGCGGACTGGGCCGCATACATGAAGAAGATACCGCTGAAACGAACTGTCTGGCAGATTTTCAGCAACGCCATATAGTTCATCGCACGGATACCCTTCTCGTATTCGGCTTTGATACGGGTCGGATTATCCTTCGACAATCCCGGCGGAACGGTCAACGGTGCCGCCCATTGCGCAATCTCATCGCACACCAGCAGAATCGGCGGATACTGTTTACGGACATCCTCCGGCAGACCCCACCAATTCTCCTTGCCATACTGGTTGATGACATTCGCACGAACCGCGCTCAAGTCCAGAATGTGTTGCAAGGTGGCCGCGCAGGATTCCATGCCGTCGCAACCCCAACCATGGTCGATGACCCACGGACGGCACCATTTGAAATCGACGCTCTTGTACTTGTCGTCGCATACCGCGAGTTGGCATCCGGCTGATACTGCGGCATAGACCAGACAGTTGATGACCACGCTCTTGCCGCCATTGGAAGCGCCCGCGACCAGCACGCCGGAAGCGTCCTTCCAATCGTTGTACAGCAGGTCACCGGTCTCACGTCCACGGTCGGGAAGCTTCATGCCAAAGTAGGCGTGGCGCAAATCGCTTTTCTTCCAGAACTCCTTCGGCGGGTTGATGACCGCCGGGAACGTGGGCGGCACGCCCGGATACACGGTTATCACACCGTTCTCCGCGTCGGCCTTGAAGAACCAGCCCTCACCGCCGATAATCTCCACCGTCTCCTGAATCTTCATGTCATGCTTTGAAGGACGGTATGTCGCCGCGTTGCCTTTGATGCGGATTTTCCAACCACCCTCGGCGGTCGGAGTCAACCGGATGAGCCACGGATACTTTTGCAAGCCCAACGCCTCGGCGAACTGTTGACGAATCGAAATGGTCTTGTCATCCATCAACTGCAACAGCACGACGCTTTTGGAACTGGTGCGGGGAATGAAGTCGATGACCTTCCATGTCATGCCCGGCATGTGTTTGACGGTCGGGTCAGTGCTGTTGGCGTAGTTCAGTTCGATACGCGCGACGGTTTCCTTCTGGCGTGCCTCTCCCATGCAGTCGGCGGCGTCGATTTCGTCACCGTGGGCCATTCCTTCGGTGAGGAGCTTCTGCATCTCCTTGTCGTCGGTGGACATTGCCATCGGCGCGATGTAGGCGTATTGGCCGTCGGGGCTGATGCTGTCGATGAGATAGCCTTCGTATTTTTCCGGTTGCCGTGCGGCTTTTTCCTGTATCTTTCGGGTCAGACGCATCATATCGTCGGGATTGTGCGCGTCGAACCCGTCAGGGAACATTTTGGACAATCCGATTTTGATTTTCGGTCGTGTCTCAGGCATTGTGGTTTTCTCCTTCGCATGCGTGGGGTTGGCGGATTGGTTTCAACGCTCCGAACCGGTCTTCGTAGAATCCTTGTCCGGGTAGCAGTTGGAAGCTGTGGTCGGCGAGACGGGTGATGAGATGGCTCGCCTGTTCCCTGTTGGATGGGAGGACATATTCCTCGATGGGGGAGTACCCCAAGTGGACGTGACCGCTATGGGAGATGACGTTCTTCAAAAGGGAATGCTCCTCCATGGGGAACGTGGATGATACAAGCACCAGATACACGCGCAGTCCGGCGATTCCGGTTTCGATTTCCCGTAGGCGTTCCTCGACGGCACGCAGATAATATCGGTCTTCGGTCTCCATGAGCGTGTCCAAGTCCTCGAAGACAAGCAGAAGCGGACGTGGGGTCGGGTCTCCTTCCACTCCATGCTTTTCGAGGCATGTTCCACGTCGTCTGATTTCAGCCACCGTCCGGTCAAGCACCTCCAACGTTTCGGTCTTTTCCTCATAGTCAACCGGACTGACGATGGGGGAGGGGAGCGGCTTGCCTTCGAAGTCGAAACGGATGACCGCATACTGTGCGGTCAAAGCTTGCAACATGATGGAATCCGCAAGCATGGTCTTGCCTGAGCCATGGTTGCCGCTGATGGTCAGCATGTTCTGATTGCCTTCTTCAGGCCGCCATTCGACCGGGAGGCCGTGAATATCATCACCTAGAATGAACGACATTTTTCTGGAATTCCCCTCCTTTGGGATTGTTGGAAAAGACGAGCCGGAAGAGTGGGATGATTACCATTCCTCTTCCTCCACGTCCTCGTCTTCGATATTTTCGGAACCGTTATTGGAAGTGAAGATTTCCTTGATGTCCTCCACGTCGAGCTTGGTGAACTGTTCCGCCGCTCGCGGCATGTACTGCTGGTAGTCGATGGGTTCCGGATTCGGAATGTTCGCCACAAGCCTCGCCAGTTCGTCCTGACCGCCCGAATACCATGTCTGCACCGCCATCAAAGTGCCCTGCATGCTCTCGTAGATTCCACGACCGACAGGAATCAGACCATCCTCGTTCTTCAACGACTTCTGGGTGCGGTTCGCTTCGGAGAGATTCTGGGCGCTGACCACACCTGCGGGGGAGTCCATGCCCAACAGGACACGTCCCAACGAACGGAAGAACGCGTTGCCGTTGTACTTTTTCATATCGTCCATCGTCAGACGTTGAGCGCCGAAAATGCATCGGATGCCAGCGGTACGACCCTGCACGATAATCTTGCTCAACGCGCTCATCGTCCTTGCGATGGATGCGTTCGTCGCGGACACTGCGGCGTTGTCGTTGGCAATCTGCATGTCCTTCTGCGGGTTCTGCGTGGTCTTGCCCGTCTCCTGCAAATACGAGTTGAACTCGTCGAACAGGATGTTCAACGGTTTCAGATGGCTGCGGTCGGCCTCTTCGACATCGTCCGGGTCCAGTTCGAAGATGTTGCCCACACCGTACTTATTGTTGATGCGCACGCGTTCGGCCATCTCCTCACGCGCCCAAGAAATCACAGCCTCCGTCTCACGCAGCTGGTAAAGGCCAACGAACGCCAACGCCTTCGGTTTCGCCCACTGGGTGAAGTCGATGCAACCCTTGGACGGGTCGATGAGGATGATATCCTCGCCTTTCAACAGGGCTTCCGCTATGACAATCTGCGACGCGGACGACTTGCCGCTTCCGCTCTTGCCGGTGATGAGCAGGTGTGGCGTGGTCTTCGTGTCCCAGTACACGGGATTGCCTAAATCGTCCACGCCAATCGGGAACTTGCGGCGGTCGCATTTCTTGGCCGCGTTCCAATCGGCCATGACGCTTGTCGGGAAAGGACTCCGCTTCGCCAGCACCATGGAGAAGTCGGTGCCGTAGGCTTGGATGATTCGACCATACGGATAGTTCGCCTCGGTGAGGAACTTGCCGATATTGTATTGGGGTTTGTCCAAATCCAATCCGCCCGGAATCTGGAATTTGGCAAGCAGAACCTCCTTGTTGTTCGGAAGCACGCCCAACGATTCGACGGTCGGCGTCTTGCCGGAACCGTCCTGCACTCCGGCGACGCCCCAAGCGTCGGACAGGGCCAGTTGAATGAGTTCCTTCTGGGCGGCTCGAATCTTCCAATGGGCCACGCTGTCCGGGTCGGTGCCCAAGTACGGGTTGGAACACAGCCAGACGGTCGCACGGTCTGCGGACTGCCAATCCCAGTACACTCGTTCGGAACCGACGGCGGCGCTGATGTTCGCGCTTTTCCTGCGCACGTCGGCGACGGTTCCGCCACGACCCAAATGGAAGCCGATACGCCAGATGGCCGTGTCCTTGCCCATCTGCTGGCAGGAGTCGATGACCACTTCCGCCCGCGATGGCATCACGTCCATGAGAGCCTTGTAGATGAGGGCCTGCGCGTAGCGGCGGTATTCGGGACGGGAGCCGGTCAGACGGTCGATTCTCAAAGGGGCATTGTCCGCCATGACCAGCGAGGTGATGCCGTTCTCCTCGATGAGTCCGACGAAATCCTTGGACGGGTCGAGACTCGATAGGTCGTAGCGCATGAAGTCGGACGTGCGGTCGGGTGCCGTCAGCATTTCCGGCATGAACGAAAGCGTCCAGCCTTCGCTCGTCTCTACAATCCTCTCCTCGTCGTAGTTGCAGACGGGAAGATTCAGCTTCGACCCGACGATGTCCTGCCAAGCCTTCTGGTCACGTTTGAACCGGCGGGACAGTTCGATGTACCGGTCGAACGACCTGCTTTGCGTCAATCCAGCCGGACGGTATTTGTTGCCCTTGTCATTCAGCTTCGTCTCGGGTTGGGCGGCGAGCATGAACGAGTTCTCCAAGTCGGAGAATATCGGCATTTTGATGATGTCGGCGGGGCTGAACGGGTTCGCCAGCCATTCCAATCCCAGTTGGGTGATGAGCGCCCCACCGTTTGGGGGATTGTGCAGCAGCATCAGCCATGCCGCGTTCTCCTCGCCGTCTGCGGCGGCGTCGATGACCTGAACGAGCGGAGGACGCTTGTGCCATTCGTTCTGGGCGCAGTAGTCGTAGGCGATGTCCGCCACGAGCTGTGCGATGTTCGTTCCGACGTTCTTCTTGGTGATGTCGGGGATGCAGGACTCGTCCTTGCCGTACACGATGCGCACGAGGCTCGGGTCGAACTGCCAGCCGTTCTCCTTGATGGTTTTGGCGGCGAGCAGGGCGATGAAGTTGTAGCCGCTGGATGTGGCGGAGGAACGCAACGGTTCCACACCGGCCTTCAGGACTTTCTCGTTGCTTCGCGGTGCGTCGTACTGGTCTTGCAGACGGACGCGCATGACGTGCATCGGATTGTTGCGGTGTCCGACCTTTTTGACTTGGGTCACGTATGCCCCGCCCCACGTCTTCGCCAAGTCGTCGCTCTTGACCCAACCGTCCAGCATGCGTTGGGCTTTGACGAGTTCACGCCAGTGTGCCGTCTGCTTCCGCTTGTCGAATTTCGTCGCAAGCAGCAGGAACAGGAGTGGGGGAAGGCTGAACATGGTGGGGATATCCGCGAACCCCAAGTATGCGCACGCTCCCAGTATAACAAGAAGAACCGTTGAAGAGGTTATGGCGATGGCCTTCTGCGACGCTTTCCCTTTTTGCAGGAACGCGAACACGCTCACGCCCTGATAGATGTGACGGCGGTCAACCAGCCTGTCACGCCAATGGATGACGCCCATGGCCGACATGAAGCCGAACGCCATGTTGAACGGTATCGTCCACAATCCGCATCCGCGACTCGCATACAGTCCGACGAACCAGCCGACCCACCATGAGACGCGGTGTATGGCGAGCCAGTCGGATTTGGACATGAGGTCGGAGAACGTTTCCGGGTTCTCGTCGAACTCGTCGTCACTTTCGGGACGGGAGTAAGGTTTCAGTCCGGAGAACATGTCCTTCCACCGGTAGTAGACGTTGAGCTTCTTCGGGTCGATGGGGTCGGTCTTGCGTGCGGGGGTCGGATAGGTCGCCGTGGTTCCTCCCACTAGGATGCCGAGCCATATGAACGGCATGAGGGGCAGTCTGAGGAAATTCCAGAGGATGACTCCGATGGCTATTACGAGTCCGCACCAGAATCCGCTCCAGATATGGGTCGGCTCCTTGCTTCTGCTGCGGCTTCGCCCGCCGCGATTCTGTGCCATCAAGGACTCCATTCGTCTTGTGTTTTCGAGTGTTGAAAATCTATTAACGACCCTAATGGATTGTTTGTTGTTGACCTTTGGAAAACGGGAAAATCGTTTGGGGAGTCTGGGGCTGCTTGGAGTGTTTTTGGGCGTGTCGTCGTCTTGGGGAGTGCGTTATCGTAGAAAGTTTAAGTTCGTGCTATACTGAGATTGTCCACAAAAAAAGAGTCGCCATAAGGAACCAAATTATGACCTAACAAAAAGGAGAAAACAAAATGGCAACACTACTCGTATCAATCGGCACGTTCGTCATCTACGCGATTTGCGTCTTCTTCCTAGCAATAGGAGGACTGTCCATGACCGACACGGGACAGACGTTCGAAACGATGTTCAACAACTTCTTCGGAACAGTCATCCCCTCAATCGCGGTCGGAGCGTTCGACATCCTCACCGCACTGGTCGTCATCGGAATACCCCAATGCGTCATCTGGGCATTCCGCCGTTCCTTCCACGAAGGCAAACTGTACGACATCCCCATCGACTGCATCCTCATGGCAATCTTCCCTATGCTCTACGTCCACTGGAACCCCGGAGACAAGTTCTGCGTCCTGCTCGCCCTTATCGGATATCTCATCCCCACGGGCGTCCTGTGGCTGAACACCATCCTGCTCCGCCTCGGCAAGAACGGTCTGAACGGCATGGAATCTCCCCGCAAGAAGACCGATAGCAAGTCGTCCCGCTAATATTCTTCTAGGTTTAAATATGCCGTATCGGTGAACCTCAGAAGGCAGAAACTAATGTCCCACGATAAAAAGACCATAACCATAATCATCTCGGCCGTCCTAGTGTTGGCGCTCGTCATAGGATGGTGCTCATGGCGCAAGCATGTCACCTCCGTCAAAGAAGCTCAGACAAGCGCCAGCGTCCACTCGCGGAAAAGCAAAACCGAGAAGAAAGCCCAGAAGCCTGTCCTGACCGACGAGCAGAAGGAACAGAACAAGGCCATCGCCCTGCAAATGGAAAAGGACATGCGCAATTGGGGAGTGGACTCGCTCGCAGACCCACACCAGTGGGCCAAACAGCCAGCCGACCAAGTATTGGCCGCATTGAGAACGCCAGACAATATCGAAACCCCATCCGACATGCCTGTCTCCATGAAAACCAATCAGGCGTGGGGGAGCGACGCCCCATCCTACGTGTGCAACATGTCGGACTACCAGTCGTTGTGCGATACGATGCCCACAGCCCAAGCATGGTGGCGTAACGAAGTATGGGGCACTGGAAGCAGATGGGTGAAAGACCCGACCGTTACCGTGCTTGATAATGGCAAAGTGCGAGTCAAAGGCACGGTGCGTTCCATCCTCGTCACCAGCGGCGACACCTATTCGATGGGCGGATACAATGCCCTCACCCCGGCATGGCGGGACTATCAGATTGACGACGTCCTCACCATCGACAATGGTAAGGTCTCCGACATTGAATATAGGAGCAACCAGTATTGGTGGATTAACCCATTCCTGTCGCAGTGGACGCCGGACAATGTGGCGGACAATCTCGGCTACGGTAGCAGAATCGCCATTCCGGTTTCCGGCGGATTGAATTGGAACGGCATGAACCCGACCGGAATCACCCGCGTATTGAACTCTCCGACCAGCATGGGCGACATGGATGGGAAGGTCGATTGGAGCATGTGGGACGATTTGATTCAGGCCGGAAACACCACCGAAAGCCAACAGCAAGCTCCAGACCTTGACCCCGAGAAGGATGCGGCCACAATCCACGAACGTGAGTAGCCGTCGGTAGAAACCGTGCTTGCGCCGCCAATTCGGTCAGTTCTTCCAGTTGGAGTTGCGGAAGAACTGGCAGTCGGTGCCGGAAAGCTGAGCCTTCGTCAACCAGCGGGAACCATAGGAGCTGAACGAGGCGGAACCGTCCCTATTGCCCTCGCTGATGCGTATTTTCCAACCGGACGGGTCGGAGGACACCTCCTCCACCACGGCCACGTGACCGCAGCCGCCACCGCCGGAGAACGGACTGCCGCTGCCCGATATTCCGTCACCGGGCTTGGGATTCGAATCAACCGTCCAACCCGGCTTCCCCTTCAGATTATTGGCGATGTCGCCGCCATTGCCCAAAACCCAAGACCAGCCCTCATTGCCGTGAATCATGGCGAGACGGTTCCACGCATACCAGACACACTGGTGTCCGAACTCCAGATGCGGATAGAACACTCCCGCATCGTTCGCGCCGCAAATCCTCTGATTGCCGGAGCACATCCAAGAGAAGTCGCCATCCTTGGAGGGTGCGCCTCCTACGGAACCATAGGAGGCGTCGCCGCCGTCACCGTTGCGCACGGGACAGGTGGTGTTCGAATCAGAGTCGCCGGAAGAGCCGTCTGCATCGGCTGGCGGGGCGGTGTCGAACTCCACTTCGGACGACGGCGGGAACTTGTTGTTCTGTTTGATGTATGCGATGAACTGTTGGGTAACACCCCAAACGGTCGAAACATAATTGCCGTCCGTGGCATATCCCGCGTTCTTCAACTCCTGAATGTACGCGTGCGGGTCGGTGCGCTTCTGCAATGCCGCCGCATAACGGGAGTTTCCGATGATGAACTTGCCGTAACCTGCGAAGCCATCCTCGTCGGAATCGTAGACCGCGAAGTCACCGGTCGTGTCATAACATCCGCCCTGATTGCATTCCTTAGTGCCCATGCTGACGGACTTCTGGCCGTTGACGGCTTTGATTCCGAAGAAGTTATGATATTTTGTGGTCAATGTGGATGCGCCCCAAGCGCTTTCCACAGCCGACTGTCCAAGAATCGCCTCATAAGGGATGCCGTATTTCTTACCAACGTCGAATGCGGCCTGACCGTATTTGTCCGTATACGCCTGAACGGAGTTGGTCACCGTCACATTGTCTGACGCCGTGCTCGCGGCTCCGTCGGAATCATCGGTCTGAAAGCAGCATTGGGAACCGCCATCGTCGTCGGAACCGCCGCCCCCACCGTTGAAGGAGACGCCGTTCAACCCTTTGTCGTAGTAATCCTTGGCAACCTGTTTGCGAACGTCCTCGTTCCGGGACGCCCAATTCGGCCTTTCCCATCCGGCCATCCACGCGACTGCGGCCACTTCCGGGTCGCTGGCATCATGCCACGTATCATACAGACTGTCGTTTTTGACGGTTATTTCCGATTTCGCATTTGACAGGTAATGGTTGTTGAAGGAACTTTTGGCTGTTGCGACGAGCATTTTTATCTGCCCATCCTCATCGGAATCGGGAGTATCCCCCATTCCATTAGCGTCCATCCAAGCGCGGATTTTGCTTCGGGGAGTCCATTGTCCAAGACCGTAGCCATTGTCGCCGCTGCCTCTGTCTGCCACGAAACCGGATTCGGCATACACGTTGCCCAGTACGCCAGCCGTTGCCGCTTTGGAGAATCCCGCCGAAGCGAACGCTTCGGCTATTTTGGTGGCGACATCGTTGGATTTGAAGTCGGAAGAGGAACCGGCACCATCGGAGTTTGAATCGTCTTTGGCGGAGGTCGGGGTACATCCGTTTGAGCGTATCGACATCATGGCCGTATTGGAAACCGTGCTCATGCTGGTCACGCCGACAGCCAACGTCAGGTCGAAGAGTAGCAGTCCGGCCATTCCCATAGCCGCCATTTTTCCGAAACTTCGCACTGTGTCCGCCTTACAAAAAACTTGGAAGAGAATTTTGCCGTCTCTTCCAAGTTAACAGAATTTTTACCGTAAGCGGAGGAAAATCAGTGGAATGGTTCGAATGGGATGCTGAACACCATATCGTAAAGGTCTTCCACATCGCCCGCAGCGGTTTGCGCGTCGGAGAGAATCTGCTGCGGCTCCCTTTCCTCTCCCCAAAGGTCGAACAGGTCGGCAACCGTATCCACCTCCCGTTCGCTTTGACTGTTGATTGCGAATCCCAACAGTCGGCCACGGTTGAGGTCGGACAATGGTTTGCTGATTTCCCTAGACCATTCGCAAGCGGTCTTCCACGCGTCGTCGTCCATCGTGTAATCGCCGTCCACGCCATAGGTGAGCAGGTTTCCAGCGGTGTCCTCCTGCGCGACGTCGTGAATGACGAACATGTATTCGATGGCGAGCAGGTATTCATCCAGACTGATTTCGTCGGCGTCCCAAACATGGTTCGACGGGAAATGCAGGTAGGGGTATCGGTTCACGGTCTCGTTGCCGATTTTGTCGCCCTCATGGAGCAATGCCACGGGAAGCGTGAAAATAGGGGACAGGTATACTCTTCCCTCGACGCCGCCATGCTGGTCGTTCTCCGGAATGGCGATAATCTGCTTCATCGAATTGACGATACGGTCCACATACTTGGTGGGTTTCTCCAACAGCAACGGTCTGCCGCTGGAGAAACCTTGGAAAGCCATGACGTCATATTTCTCCACCACTGGCGTGGTATCGAACTTCGGTGGAGACAACGGGGTCACGTTCGGCTCATCCCGCTTTTTACTGGGGGTCGGACGGTTCTCGCCGAAGAAATCCTTATAGCTCACTGTTCTTGTCCTTCCTGCGTTTCAAACGCTTGCATTGCTTTCTTCTTCTCCTCCTCGCGACGAATCTTGTCGGTCGCCGTCGTGGAGATTTCCTTCAACAGGTCCGGTGGGATGATGACCTCGACGGGTACGGGCTGTTTGCTGGAATCCTTGAAATAGGCGACGGCACCGCGAATGGTCTTGTCCTTGCCGGTCTCCTTGTCTTTGACGCGCAGACGCCTCATACCAGACCAGTTCGGGTCGTCATTCTCCTTCGTGTCGCCCATGCTCATACGGGAGCGGATACGATTGCCGGAATCCTCAATCTGCAACAGCCGCAACGCGTCTCGCGCCGGAGAATCCTGAATCGGGTCGTCCAATGCCAGCAGAAACGCTCGACCGATACCGCCCGTCATGCCCGCGTTGATGAACTCCTTGACCTTCTGCGAGGCGAACACCGGAGTGAAACGGCGGGAACGTGCGGTACGCATCCACTCGTTCACCTTGGCGGCACCCTTGTCCTCGCCCAGAATCGCCCAAGCCTCGTCGATTCCGACCATGCCGTCTCGTTCGCTCACCGCCGCACCGGCTCCGAACACAATCATGCGGAGAACCCAACGTTGGATACGTCCGGTGACGGTGTTTTCGGCACCTCGTTCCGGAATCATGGAACGGTCGCCCGCGTTGATGAGGGTCAAGTTCTGGCTGACCCGCAACGGGGTCACATTGTCGTTGGTGCCGAAGATGAGTCTCAATGATTGGTTGGTGTTGACGCTCATCGTAACCATTTTGAACACTTCCAACGTGTCCGGATACAGATTGTATTTGGACGGGTCCTCGCCCGCCTGTTGGAGGGCGCGGAAGTCCGTCGCGGCCTTGTAGAGAATCGTTCCGCAGCAACGACCGCCTTTCTTGTACCCGTAGTCCAGCATCGCCTTGACGGTCAGCTCGTAGGAGGTGTCGCCGTCTGGTTTGAGGATGTCGGAAATCATGATGGCGGCCATATCCTTGGCTTCCTCCTCGCTGCGGAGCACGTTGTACGGGTCGAATGTGCCATCGGCGATGTCGGAATCCATTCTGAGCACGGTACCGTTGCGGGACAGTACCGCATCCTCGAAATCGTTGCCTTCCTTCGGATTGACGAGGATGCAGGGCGTCTTGCCTTTGCCGCTACGCGAGTCAATCAGCATCCACTGCAAAAACAGGCTCACCAGCAGCATGGACTTGCCGGAGCCGGTCTCGCCAATGACCAGAATGCCCGGTCGCGTGTCCTTGTCCTGCACCGTCGTAGTGCCCACATACACGGGCTGCCGGTTCGCTTCCGTCAATCCGACCAACGCGCCCGTATCGTCACCGGCCTTGGCGAAACTACTCACGCCGCCCCCGGCCACGCAGGTCGCCGACCAGTGAATCTCATACGGCGTCATACGGACAGGCGAACACGCCTGCATGCTTTTGAACGCCATCAACTGTTCGTTGGCGGTGGTCAGATTCGTGAACTCGAAGTTCTGGATGTTCTGCAACGAGTCAACGGCCATCTGCGCGTTACCGGCCACACAGGCGGCCACGCTCAAATCAATGATGCTCGGCGGCATTTCCGGCGAATTGTAGATGGCTTTCTTGTAGTCCAGCCGATATTTCAAATCGGTCATGTCGGCGGACGCCTCACGCCCATGCTGGTAACGCTCCTTGATGTTCTCGTCAATCGTGCGGGCGTTACGGCGAATCGTGTCGGCGGTCACCTTGCCGGGTTCGACCTTTCCTCGAATTGACGTTCCGACCGCGTTCGCCCCACCGGCGGTGGCGACTTCCATCAATTTCGCAATCCACAGATTGGACGGGTCGGTGATGTCCGATTGGGCGAATTGGGTGGTTCTGGCGAAGCAGATTGACGCCGGATACTCACTGTCGATGTTCCACTGGTCGCAGTCGATTCCCTCATCGTACAGGCGTTTCGCATTCTGGCAGACCTTGCTGTTGGGAAAGAAATGCAGATGGTCGTTCTCGGCTATGATGGGAAGGGCTGACGCGGACGCGCGGCTCACCCACCATGTCTCCATCATCGCGACCAGCTGTTCCCGTTCGCTTTCCTCCATGACGGTGAAAGGTATGAGACCGGCGTTCAGCATGATGCGTTCGATACGGTGCGCGTCGGGCAGGTATTCCTCGAACATGGCGTAACCGTTCGCCATGGAGAAGCTAAGCTGGTTGAATTTCGTGGTGGCTCTGCGTAGGGGGGACTGTTTGCGTCCCTTCCTTCCGCCCTCGCCACCCAGTTTCAACGGAACCCCGATTACGGCGAACTGCTTGCACACGTTCAGATTACGGTAATAGTAAGCCTGATAGCTTTTCAAATCATCCTGCTGCATGACCGGCGGACGGTAGGGGATGGGCATGGAACCTGTCAGCAGGTGGAATTCCCTGTATTCGCTTTTCAGAATGTCACGGTAGCGCATGCCAGCCACGCTGACCTCACCGGCCAACCCGTCGAAGAACGCCATGAAACCCTGTTCGGCTTCCTTGCGTTTCGAATCACCGGCACCGTCCAACAGTGCGCTCGTCCAAGGAATCTTCGCATACAGCCATACAGTCCTGTCCGGCGTGGCTGCTCGAAGCAGACCGTATTCGCTGCCGGGACTAATGAAGCTTTCCGGACGATAGAAACCGTCTCTTGCCATTTCGGGTCAATCGCTTTCGATTTTGTGGAATTTTTCTACATTGCTGGTTTCGACTCTAACGGCTCCAAGTGTTATAAACCTTCTAAAAACGGAAAAATCCCTCCTCTGGGATGGATGTTTGAGGAGGGATTTTTGTAACGTGATTTCAGTCGTCCAAACCGAAGAACTCCATGGGGTCGAAATCGGCGCTCATGTATTTTCCGGGATTGTCGTCTTCGACCGGCTTGGCCGGTTTGAATGGCTTGTCGATGGCCTTCTCGCCTTTTTGCTTCAGTCCGGAATAAGCCAACTGTCTCACGGACTTATCCGAATCGTGGGACAGTTTCTTCAACGTTTCGACGGACGTGTTCGAGTTCGTCGCGATAGCACGCTTCACATGGGGACTCCACTGGTCGGACATATAGTCCAATGTTTCCGTCGAAGTATTCGGATTACCGGCGACGTTGATGCGGGTCTGAGTCCAACCGTCATCGGCCAGAACGTTCAATGTTTCCGGCGAGGCATGGGGATTGAACGCCACCTGCTCACGAACCGCATTGTCGGCGTTAAGCGCCAACTGTTGCAAATCCTCCTGAGACGTATTCTCGTGTTCCGCGACGTTCCGTTGGGTCTCATAATCATCCACGCGGAGACATTCGTGAAGAGTATCGGCGTCGGCTTGCCAATTGTCGGACGCGGCACGGGTTATTTTCGACATATCATCGGTCACGGCACCATCCAGTTGAAGGGTCGGTTCCAAAGCGTCATCCACGGCTTTCCTAATCTGCCCGGAATTCAAATCCGAACGTTTCAACGCTTCCGCACGGACGATGGCCTCATCATCGTTCAACAGTCGTTCCGTAGCGTTCTTCGGAGTATGTGGATTGCCAGCCACGGCACCACGAACCTTCCAAGACTCGTCGGACGAGAGCACATCCAATGTGCGGGCGTCATCCGTGTTGCGTGCTACCGCATTACGTATTTGGGGATTGTAGTCGAACCGGCATACGCTCAACGCGGTATCATCGGCACCACGTTCGATTGCCGTGCAACGAACCTTGGAATCATATCTGACCAACTGTTGCTCGTAATTATACCGGTTCTCCCTCGCGTCCTTCGGTGGTTCGCCGTTCGCATTCGGATAGGTCTCATTCTCCTCGAACGGATGGTTGAACCCGTATTCGGTAGTGGCGAGATTGTTCAGCACGGCGGTAGGTGTCCTATCATCCAAGGCCATGTTCTCCAAATCGGCCATGCTGGTCTTGGAGACCACGTCCTCAATCGAAGCGCCGCCATGCTCCTTGACCCATTTGCCCAGCGGGTCTCTTGCCTGTAAAGGGTTGTACATTCCTCCTCCAATTTCTTTTAGTATTCGAATTGGATATCGTCGTATCCGCTATCGTCGTTGAAATCGACTCCCGCGTATTCGTCCGAAAGCCTTTGATTCTCACGGCAATGTTCAAGATTCATGACGGCCCTACGGCTGACTTTCTCGTCCTTGTCTTCGCTTAGCGTCTCCAACGTGTGAAAGCTGGTGTTCGGATTGCCCGCCACATGAAGTCTCGTCTCTGAGTCCTTCGACTGGGAGAGCCTGTCGAGCCTGTCCGGCACCGTGCAGTGTTCCGCCATGGGGCGGGTGCTGATGGTGTTGGTCATGTCGAAACGGTTCAGTATGCCCTGCGCCGACGAATCGTAGCCTAGCTTATGGAGTTTTTCGCACTGCTCGGACGAGGCGTGGTAGAGGAACTGGTCGGCCAATTTCGTCTCCGCGTCGATAGCCATGGCGGGGCATTTCATTCTGCCTTTGCTAAGGGGGAAGGTGGTTCCCGCCCTGCCGTCCGTCCATTTGCTGTGACCGGCCTCGAAGATTTGCAAGGCTGCGTCGTAGTCGCCGTTCCTAGCCGCCTCCGTGGCTATCTCCGACGTGTACGCGTCGCAGACATGCAGTTTCTCGTTGGTCTCAATATAGTCGTTGTAACCGTCCTGCCACGGTAACGGCATGGGGTCTCTCACATCGTCGTAGTCCATAAGCTCTTCGAGCCTCAGTGTTTGATGGTATCTGTTCTGCACGAGCAGGACGCTGGGATTACCGTAATCGCCTTTCTTGCAGTATTCCAGCGAACGGTTCCGACACCATGCCATGAGAGCGTAGTCGGCAATGTCCTTGTCGGCATCGCCTTCGAGCCGTTCCAGAGTGTTGGTCGGGGTGTTGCGGTTGAGGGCCACGGCACGTTTCACATAGAAGTTGTCATCGTCCGCCATCATGTCGAGCGTCTTGCCGTCCAGTTTTGGATTGGACGCGACTGCCGTGCGCTCCCTCACGTCGTCGCTGTACTTGAACGAGTCAAGCGTCTCGTCGCTGATGTTCGGGTTCATCAGCGCCTCCAGCCGGTTGTCCTCGTCTTTGCCGGTCTTGGCTATCTGGTCAATTACCGCTGTCGGCGTGTTTTTGGTATCGACAGCCGCCCCATGCTCTTCCGCATAGTTGAGACTTTTGACATTATCGGCAAGACTCGCCTTCGGATTGCCACCATGCGCTTTCATCCACTTGCCCAGCGGGTCGCGTGGTTCTGAAGGATTGTATGTCATAAAAGAAAACCTCCGTTTCGCTGTAAACAACCTTACACGAAACGGAGGTGCCGTCCTTGCTGCTATAGGGGTTAGGCTCCTGCCCGAGCGGTGTCCCTTTTGACTACGAGCATGTATTCGTCAATCAGTTCCTTGAGTTCCGGATTCTGTTCCAGACTGATGTCCACGCCAAGCTTCGAGTTCTTGTAGAACGCGTAATTCGGTTTCGCCGCAATGGACAGGCTCAGGTCTTCAACCTCCCACTTGTCTCCCGTACCACGGTTCAGATTGAGGAACATGGCCCGTGCGAACCATTCCTTCCCTTCCGAGTCGGTGACTTTAATCATTGGTTGAATCTTATGGGTGATGTCGGCTGTGAGGCGTTTGCCCGGTATGATGATTTTCGGCATCTCAATCCTCCTCGTATGCGAACATGACGTTCATATGGCTGTGCTGCAAAGCCTCTCCCAGAGGGGTTTTGCTGTGGGAGCGGTGACGGTACGCTTCGATATACCAATCCTCGAACGGGAAGTCCTCTCCGTTCTGGACTTCGCTGAGCTTCACCCAGCGGGAAGACTCTTTGGCACGCAACGCTTTCGGGGTCGTATAGCCGTCCCTATCGTCCATCCCGTGCTTGTAGTTCTCTCCGGCGTCGAATAGTTTCCCGACCAGATATTTTCCATCGGTGCGCCAGAGGATGAATCGGGAGCAGATGTCCAATGAACGGACTGAGACGATGCTGTCGAACGGGATGATGACCTTGCCGTCGTTCTGTTCCGCATGTTTGACGATTTCGTCCAGCATGCTGTCCGCTTCGCGCCAGTTGTAGCGGATGATGGTGTTCTTGTCGGGTTTGACGCTCGCTTTGCCGATGAGGTCGGATTCCGTGCTGATTCGCATGAATACCGCTCGTCTGTCCATGAGTGTTGTTTCCGTCATGGTATATCCTTACTCTTATGTGACTAATTCCAGTATAGTGGTTTGCGTAAAATATGTCCAAATACTGGAATCAGTCACACTCCCGGAGTCGGATGCGCGTAAGGACGGAACGGCGGGAAGTCGTCACCTTCCTGCGATTGCCTTCGGAATCCGCCATGGTGAGCATGGGTACCTTCCGTTCGAACACGAGAGACAGCGGCTTGCCTTCGTCCTTACCGGCTGCGAGTTCGTACATGTCGGGGTCGAAGTCTTCCAACGGTCTCAAATCGTCCAACGCTATCCAGTATTTCGCAGGTTCCATCGACCAAGGTTTAGGACATTGGTAGAAGCTTCCCTCGTCCCATGTCCGTGGATTGTAGGGGCTTCCGAAACCGGCGACTTCGCCTATGAGCATGAGGTCTTCGTCGTGCGCGTACAGGATGACCTGCTCCACGTTTCGCATGACTCCGATGATGCCGCATTTCCAGAGGATGTGGTCGTCGTGCTGTTCGCTGAATCGGAGGTATTCCTGCATTACGGTTCGCGGTTGGAAGTATACGCGGCCTCGTCGGGGTGCGTATCCGATTCTAATCATCAGGATTTCTTTTTCATGTGTTATGCCAGTCATGACCTCATATTACCATATGTGGACAAACCCAATATAACGCGAGAGTGTTTAAAGGTAGGCGGGGAATCAACCCTAGCACCTTGGCAACTATTTTCCGATGGGAGTCAAAGCCTTGCGATATTCGACGGACAACCGGTCGAAGGAACGCTTCAAAGCCTTGGCTTCCCGCACATCCCCATCCAAATCCGTATCGCAATGCAGCAGCTTATATCCCTCCGGCTTCTTGTCCTGCAAAGCGGCCAAAGCGTCCAAATCATACGATTCGTCCAATTCGCTGAACTTGGAAGCAACCTGACCGTACAGGCGGAACGCTTTATTGTATGATTCTGTCATACTGCCGACCTGCTGGATACAGGAGTTCTCCGCTTCTATACGTGCGCGTTTCGCCTTGCCTTGGGTATCCCACCAAAGGAACGTTCCGCAACAGCAGAGGGCGATGGATACGAGCAGCGACAATACGGTAGCGACAAACCGTCTCACGCGTTTTCTGACCCAGAGTTCGCCATCCCGCACTCCGGCGGCGATGATGCCGTAGGACGACTGCTCTTCGATGGAGGTGGGAGCCGTATGAGGGTTCTGTTTCGAATGTCTACCCAATGCGGCTCAATCCTCGAAATCCGGGAACGACAAATCCAAGTTCGGCTTGACTGCCGAGCAATAAGCCGGAGAACCCTCGCAGAGGGCATGGTTCAGGATTTCCGCGAACCCGTACGCCTGCCTTTTCCGTTCCGCCTCACTGCCGTGCGAGCATTCGCCTAGAGGAGCGTTCTGGAATCCGCGAGCGTCCTTTTGCGCTTTGACGAGCATGTTGCGCAATAATCCGGCGGACAGAAGGACGGTTTCACCTGATTTCAGTTTTCCTGAGTTCAATAATTCGTCCATGGCGTACCCGTTGTTGGATAAGTCCCAACAGGTACGCCAATATCCTTCATCCTCTGGATTGTCCGCCAATATGAGCTTGACTTGCGTGAAGGTTTCAATGGTGTGCGACATTTTTCCCTTTCATTTTTTCAGCCCGTAGTAGACGACGCCGTTTGATTCTTTCGTCCGGTCGAACAGTTCGTGTCCGCGTTGCGTGTTTTCGATGCTTCTGATTACGACTTCCGGCGCGTCGAAAATGGTCATGGGTTCCTGTCCGGCGAGTTTCGCCCACTGGTTTTGGATTACGGTGAGCGTGACGCGGCTGTTGGAGTCGAGTTGGCGGCATTGCCGTTCGTGCTGATGTTTGCGCACATAGTCGGACGCGACATCGGCCAGTGTGGTTCTAGGCATGTGTTTTCCTTGATTTTACGTAAATGTGACTAATTCCAGTATAACAAGGAAATGTTTCAGATTCAGGCTTCCCGTGAATTCCGACGCCAACCAGCGAAATATATCCAAGCCGGAACGTCGGCGGAAACCGCTGCCACACCGACCAAACCGGTCAGGATGGGACGAATCATATTCTCCGGTTCTGAAACCGGCATGAGCCAGAGGGTTGGAATAATCCCCGCCAAGAAAACAATACTTACGGCGAGCATGATGATTGGCATGGTTTTCTCCACCGGCTGTTTCGGCTTGGATTTTTTCGCCCGTTGTTTTCTGATTTTCAGAATCTTCCCGCTTGGTTTGCCATGCCGTCCGTACATGGTGGTTTCTCTATTGTTGGCGTGATTGGAGGCTAAGCGGGTGATTGACTCGGGGTCGATAACAGTGGTGAGTTCTCCTGTGTTTTCTGGTTGTGTTGGCAAGACCGACCTCTAATCCATCTGATGGTGCGAATACTCCCAGTATAACAGAACAGGGCTTGAGGGAAAACCTCGCAGCCCTGTTCCCGTCAAAGACCGTGCTTGGTCAGATACTTATTGGAGATGATTTTAAAGCAACGGTTGCCGCCAAGCTCGTTATACAGGTCGTCGCTCAACCGTTCGTCCGCTTTCGCATGCCAGACGATTCCTTCATCCAACAAGTCGCGGGTCACGTTGCCGCGCAGACCGTCCACTTTGGCAATCATGTCCATCACATCGCCGGTCGGCTTCCACTCGGCCTCGTCCAACAGTGGGACGGCATTGTCGAGCATGGCTTTCGGCCAATCCTCGCGGTCGAGTTTCGCATTGTCATGCCAAACGGCGAACACGAACGGACGATAGGAGGCGAGCTTCAACCTGTTGCCGTTGACACTTGGTCCGCACAGCTCGAACTGGCAGACCATGCCCTTCTCCAACGCGTCAACCAATCCGGTTTTCACCGCCACTTGCATGTTCGTGCATTCCGACTTCAGCTCCCAATTACGAGAGTAGACGTGGACCATATCATCCATGTCACGGTAGATTGTGGTGCTGGTACCATCCACTTTCACGGTTGGCGTCCACGCAATCCGCCTGATTTCATCCCAATATGCGGTGAGATTCTGCACTCGCGTAGCATCCGACTTGGAGCATGGCGCATTGAACACGCCAACCATATCCCCGCCTTTCAAAGGCGGTAGTTCCTCGAATTTCCACACGTCCGCCTGCAAGGTGACGTCGGTGCCGACCGGAGTATCCTCCGGCACGCCAATAGCAGAGAGCGGCATGACCAAACCCTGACTGTATACGCCTCGCAGTCTTGCGGTCTTCAACACGTGTCCGGTGATTTCACGTTCTTCGCCGGTAATCGTGTTGGACACTGGCACGGTGCGCTGCCCACGTTTCTGCAATTCCGCATACCGTGGGTCGTCGGCGGGCAGCATGGAGTCGATTTCGTAATAGGCCACATGGTCGCCGGGTTTCAATCCCATGTCCTTGCCGACTACGACAATCCATCCTCCGATTTTCGCTTTCTCGATACGGTCTGCATCCTTGATTGGGTACACGCCTTCGATGGCTTGCACGCTCACCATTTTTCGAACCATATGTTTTAGTTCCTTTCTAACTGTTGCCGTTGGATGGTTGACACTCTTCCTCGCAGTCGAGTTCCTTGCGAACGATTCCCAAAGCCACGTCTAACGCTTCATCCCAGCCGTTGCGCCAACCGAGGACGAACGCTTCCGCCGGGGAGACTTTGCCGATGTTCGATTGGAGAAGGGAATGTATGGCCCTCTCTTTCAGCTCTTCTTCATTCACGTTTCCTGTTCCTTTCCTTTATCTGCCAATAATGCCACGGCCAACCATGCGGGCAGTGGCGTATCATGCAATTGTCTTGCTTCCTTCCGGTTTTCAGCCACGTGAAGGAACGGCGTCTTGTCTTCTGCGAGCATGTCTCCCGCGATTTTGACGGTCTTTTTCGAAGTGGACAGCAGTTGTTCCGCTTTTTCATCGCCGCCATGCCACATGATTTGGAATCGGAGGGTGGCCCACAACCATGGGTTGTCCCACGAATCCTCCGGAATGCCGTTGGCTGCGAACAGGTGGAGCAGGTGTCGCACACGTCGGGTCAGGCTTGCTTTGCTGACGGAGTATCTGCCTTGTCTGGAACCGATTTTGAACGCTTCCATGCCGGTGTTGAACACGTTTGGATTTGTATGCTGGAGTACGCTTCCGGACAGGATGGTGTCGTTCACGGTTTCGGCGCTGGTCAGATGCCATCCGTGGCAGATGGGGCAATGGTATGCGCGTTTCTCCGTGTGTTTTGGATTGCCTCGTCCTTTGATGACGGCCAATGCGAGTTGGGCTTCCTTTTGGTTGGGGTAACGCACTTTGTTTCGGTTGAGAGTGCATTTACCTGCGGTCTTGTATAGGCTATGCATTGTTGTTGCTCCGAATCGGGATGGCGGTCTCTTTTCGACTGTTTTTTATGTGAACGCCCCCAGTATAACACAGTTGGTCAGGGAGACAAACTAACACCCCTCGTAAGCCAGCATGTCAGCCAGTCCATCCTCACCCAATGCTCGCAGCCAGTTCGCCACCCCGTATCGTTGGTTCCAACAGCGGACGAGCGTATCGGCTTCAACACCGTATGCCGCCCATACGGTCGGCAATAGCGAACAAGGCTGTTCGTGGACGATTCCATAGCGGACGTCGCGTCGGAAATCGCGGTCGAACACGAGATGCACAGCGCCGTCGCAGAACGGGCATGATGCAAGATTCACTTCAAATTCTCCTTCAACAGTCGTTTCGCCAGCGCGGGCACCTGCGCCCAATCGTCGAACGCCAGTCCCAGACCGGATTGTTCGGCGCGTTCGCACTGGGGCAGGTTGTAGGCGTGCCGTTTGACGAGCACACGCAACCCTTTGTCCATAAGCCAGTCGAGCGTATGCGGATTGTCCTCAATGGTCAGGTCGGCGTCCAGAAACGTCTTGTCCCAGATGTGGCAGAAGCGGATTCCGCTTCCATCACGGCGGCAGGAGTCCCTTATGGTCCACTCGAACGTTTCGGGATACGCGTCGCGCCAAAGGTCGAGATTACAGTTCGGGGTCGCGTCCAAACCGTAGGCGTGCAGCCACCGCAGACTGTCCGTCTCATCCCGCTCGCGACTGGTGGCGAACAGGACGGAGTGTCGCCGCGCCATATCGTATGCCGCGTCCAACGCGCCCGCGTAGGGGCGTTCGCGCAGATACAGGCCGAGTTCCACGGCACGCTGGTGCAATGGGAAGAACGTGTCCTCGTCTTCGAACCAGCCGTCGCATGCGAATGAATAGTCGGACGGGTCGGGCGCGTCCGCGTAACCGTCGTAGCCCATTTGGGTCAGACAATCCTTGAACGCGGTCGTATAGTCCGCGAACGTGTTGTCCAAGTCGATGACGATGAGGGGTCTTTCAATCATTCCTTACTCCTTTCCGCCTGTCCTGCCCGACCTTGACGGTTACGGCACCAGCAGCCCGTAGCCGAGGTTGACTCCCAGCGTATCGTTCAGGCACGGAATGTTCTCAGGCTCCTGAATCCTGTAAGTGAAGTCATCGGGCATAGAGAGGGCGATGAACCGCATGATGGCGTTGGCGTACTCGTCGGACTCGCTATCGTAATTGGCGAGGTATTCGCCTTCGGACAACAAGGACGGCATCATGTCTTCCTCGGGCACGACGCCGGTATGCGTCAGCAGGTCGTGCATCTTTTCATCGAGCCAGCACGCGCCCATGTCGGGGTTCGACCAGAGGGCGCGTTTGTCCCAGCATTTCAGCCCCAGTCCCGTGAAGTCGTTGTCACCACGGTTGAACTGGATGCCGTACTTTTTGCAACTCTTCTTGTATCCTTCCGCGATGGCGGCGACATCGTAGTTCGTCTCGTAGATTACCGGCTCGTGGACTCCGTAACCGTCTTCGGAATAGTCTCCTATTTCAAGCTTGAACAGCATGGTATGTTTCCTTTCCTTGTTGTTTGGTTGATGTATTTTTCGTCCATCGAATGCGTCCCGCGCTCCATGTGAACGAGAACATGTTCTCAGCGAACAGGAGGCCGCGTATTCGCGCGGATTGTCCGATTCCTCTAATGGCAGTATTCGCAGTAGCCGTAGTCGCCGTCCGCCATGTTGTCCCAGTTCAGAAGAGCACCGCAGCCCGCGCAACGTTCGCACACGCACTTGTCGGATTCACGCCCGCAGTATGGGCAACGGTTCCAAATGTCTTCTGCGATAGCTTCCGGGTCGGCTGAATCGTATTCATGCGTCCAGTCGGGGTCGGGCATGGTTGCGTATTCGTACGGATTGTCCGACCATGCCATAACGGACACCTTGCCCGCCTTGTTTATAGTGACGCGGGCGAGGCCGGTGTGCTCACCGTCAAACTGGTCACGCAGTCGGCATTCCAGCACGCCGTCCTCCAATCGTGTCCAGTCGCCCTCGTATTCGAGAGCCTTTTCGATTCCGGCCAGCATGACGGTGTCTCCTCTCAAATCAGTCCAGCCTTTCGACCCATGTGATGTCAATGTCGCAGAAGTCCGCCGTATGGAGCAGCAGGTCCAGCTTCAAGTCGTACGAGACGGGATTGTCGTAACGGTTCAGATGGTCGAGCATTTGGTCTTCGGACAGACTGAAGTCGTACTTGGAGGAGCCTTCGAAGTTGAAGCAGTATGCGGTCCAATGGATGCCGTCATCGCTCTCGCAGGTCGTCTCATCGTCGCCATCCGACCATGAGAGGCTGATGTTCTCGGCGCAGAGCTCCACGAGTCCGATAGTCAGCGTGTTCCCGTCGAAGCGCGTGTACGGCAATACGCCGGCCAATGCGGCTAATCCGTCACGGTACTTGGCTAAGGCATTCTCTAAGTCTTTCATGATTCCTCAGTCCTCGTCTCTTGGCAGGGTGTGGGCGGCGTCCAACTGTTCGAGATATCGGCGTCGCAGTAGCGAACGGACGCCGGAGTCGCTCACGGGGAGTGAGAACTGGGTGGTGCTTTGAACCTGTAAGTATCCGCCCTTGGTGCGTTTGAATTCTCCCCATCCGTTCCTATTGCTGACGATTTCGACGGTTTTGCCGTTTTCGTCGGTCGCGCTGACGGTCAGGTAGCTGCCTCGTTGTTCGACGGGCTTGTGTAGTTCGGTCAGATTGTATTTGAGTCTGATTTTGGTCATGGTGTCCTCTCCTACTCTTCGACCCACAGAACGAACAGGCTCGTATTCTCCACGACGAGCGGGTCACGTTCGGACGGCAGACTGTCGCATCGGGCAAGCTGTGCGAACGCCTTCTCCAACAGTGCGGTGCAGAGGAACGTTTTCAGCTCCCAGCCCTTATCTTCGGCGACATGGTCGGACAGTTCCAGCCGCTCGTCCACATCATCCAGAATGGACGCCCTCAAATCGGACTGTTCGACGTTGTGGCGGGCGACGCCGCCTGCCAGCCTGTAACCGTATCGCATGTGTCTACTCCTTTTTCATAGGGAAAGGTTGAGGTTGTTCGCCCCTTGGCATGGTGTGGGCGGCGTCCAAGTATTCGATGCCGTCGTGCGTCCAGTAGCGGGCCGTAATGGTGGTGGGGTCGTTCATTTCAGCGAACCAGTCGGCCAGTTCCTCCAAGCCCATGTCGTCGGCGGTCTGCCAGAGGTCGTCGATGAACGCGTTCGCTTGACTGGCGTTCACGCGTTTGCACAATGCGAAATACCGTTCGCGCAACCCCTTGTCGGGAAGCATGTCGCCGGAGAGCCGTCCGTCCTCCAACAGCACCCAGCAGGATACGCATATCGCGACCAAGTTGGACACGTGAATTTCGTAGACGCGACTGTCGGTGCCCGGCCAGCCGAAGTCTTTGACGAAGGCGACGGTGTCCATGGGTCAACACGCCTCCTTGATGATGTCTTCCACGCCGTCCTTGTAGTCGTGGTCGTCTTCGAAGTCGTAGTACAGGCCTTCAATCAGAGGTTCCTTGTTTCGGTAGTCCTCGTCGGAGGCGTATATGGTGTACAGTGCGACCGTTGGATATTCGTCCTGCACGCCGATGGCGACGACAGGGCCGTCGCACATGACCGTTTTAAGGGTGTCGTCCTCGTACATGCAGCTCACGATGTCAGCGTCCTCGACTTCGGGACGGGCGTACAGTTCGGACATCAGTCTGTAGAGGTTGATGTTCTGCATGGTGTTCTCCTTTTTCAACTGGGCTTTATGTGAACACTCCCAGTATAGCATAACAAACCTGAAGAGACAAGCCACCCTATGCGTCCGCCAACAGCCTATCCAATTTCTCTTCGATGCTTTCCAACCTCAACCGCAACGCCTTCTGGTTTTCGAAAACGGCTCCAACCTCTACGAAAATCATATGCGGGTCGCCGTTCGCAAGAGCATGCTCGCTGTCGGCCTGTTTCTCAAGCTTCGCTATCTCCCGCTCCCGTTGCGACGGCTTGCGTGATTTCAGATAGTCCCTGCATTCGGGACTGAACATGTCCTCGTATCCCATTTAGCGGCCAAATTCCTCTCTGCGCATGGCTTCATACAGCATGTTCTCCTGAGTTGCGTCGGACAAGGCGCGATGCTCTTCCACGTCGCCGATGCCATAGTCGCGGATAAGTACGGCAACCTTATGGCTTGGCTTTTCGGGATGGATTTTCCGGCTCATTTCCAACGTGTCCACGAACCGGTGGGGGAAGAAGAACATTCCGCCGTTCACGGTTTGCATGGCCGCGTCCAAGAAACGCAGGTCGAAGGTCGCGTTGTGCGCCATGATGACGGTTCTCGGGCCAAGCCAACGGTCGAACTCGCATATCGCCTGACTTACATCGGGTTGACCGTAAACCATGTTGTCGTTGATTCCGGTGAGGGAGGTGATATGTTCGGGGATATGCTGGTGCGGGTCGATTAATTGTTCGTACCTGTCCACGAGTTTTCCTCCGTGGATTTTCACGGCTCCGATTTCGATGAGTTTGGCACCGTCCGATGGTTTGAATCCGGTGGTTTCTGTGTCCACGACCACGTAATCGTAGAGCGGTGTTTCCAGTGGGTCGATTCTTCTGGGGTCTCGGCTTTGGCGTTTATCCCAACTCAACGGTAGTCTCCTCTGCAAGGAAAAATGTGTGGACGCTTCTACTATAACACTTAAGCCGTGATGGTTTTGAGACGACCGTCCAAGACAGTTCTCACCACGTCCTCGAAATCCGTATCCTCCGGCAATAGACGGGAGTCATACAACATTCCGCACACCTTCATCAGTTCTGAATTCCCATGCGCCGTACGCCTGAAATCGCGGGTCGCACCAGCCTTGTATGCTCGGCGCAACTGCAAGGCGAGCTGTTCGCGTGTGAGTGTGATGCAGTCGCCTTCCTCGATGGGGTAGCGTTCTTCCAGTTCCTCGTTGAGGATGCTCACTTTCTTGTCTTCCTTTCTATTGTTTTCAGACGTACATGCCTTCATGCCAGCCGGACAGCAGTCCCCATTCGGACAGTCTGCGATACCATTTCTCGCATTCGTCGGCTACGTTGTTCGCGTAATCCAAGGTCGGATTGACGCTGAGTAGATACTGGTAGTCGTAGGGTTGGCAGAAACATTCGTCCAACACGTCTATCTGCCAGTCGTGCCCATCCTTGGCGATTCGCACATTCAGGGTTACGTCGGAGTCGGTTGATACGCGTCGGCAGAGATACCAGTATCCTTTCCGACGGTCGGTGAACCCCAGTTCTCGCATGGTCGCATCATCCAATGGATGCATGGATAATGCCGCATTGTTGTGGTGTTTCGTATAGGCGACGCCTTCGATTGAGAATCGTGGAATATTC